ATTAATAAGCTCCCGCCGACATCTGAGAGGGCACTTGATCGAGGTCGGTATCCGCTATACGGGATGCTGTAAAATGAATCCACGGAGTGCCCTCCCAGATGTGTCTCACAGCGCATCAGTTTGCAGTTATGCAAGCTTCAATAAGTTAAAACGCGCCTCGGGCGTTATGGGATAAAGCCTTAAATAGTGGAATCCCCAGGGCTAGCAATCCCTGTCAAAGAAGTAGCCGTGTGGGGGTTTGCCCCCACAACGCAAATCGAAGTTCTTTGGGTATATCTTTTAACCCTCAAGGTCTGTACACAGAAGTGGCCGTCCCATGAGTAAGTTAGGCGATATTCAACATGTTGGGTCGAACCTGTTAAGCCCAGAGAACTTCGATTTGCGTACTTGAGAGAGCGTTGTATGAAATAGGGCAATGCCTTGCAGACCTCGACGCCTACACATTCTAGACACTGGTGGGCGCTGGCGAAGATCTCAATATAAGCTGGTCATCAAGGGTAGCTCCCTGACCGGACGAACAATGAGAGGCCGAACTAAGGGGAAACCCGAGACAGGCGCAGTATTCTCGAGTTCGCAAAATGAAGAGCATTAAAGAACTCGCAAAGGACCTGAAAATTGGTATCCCTGGCTTGTACCACTGAGTGTTCTTCATCTTTGGGTGATTCTATGTTGTCGGGCTATCAACCCATGCTTGCTGGAGCAACCAGCGGCTCTGAATCAACCAGCCAGCCTCGTTTGGTCCGAGCGTTAGAGGACAAGTTGCTTCTGTATGGAAGCTGCGAGTTATAACATTTGGTTGCAACTTTGATGGCTCTGGATTTTATAAACCATGTCTATGGGTGACGCGGGATCTTTAGTACCAGAGCCATCAAAGTTGTGTCCAACCCGATCTTGCAAGCCCGTATCCCTGTATGGTCAAGACTTGCAAGTGGAAAGCCCTGGAAAAATAAACGCCTGTGGTGAGGCTACGGTGCAAGCCAAAGACCCACAGAAGCGCGTTGCCGTGAGGCGCACAAACAGGCATGCATGAACTGATCATGCACAAACGGGATAAAGGGTTGACAGTCCTTGGTTGGTACACAATAATTTGGTCCTGTAGCTCAGTCGGTTAGAGCAGTGAACTCATAATTCATTGGTCATTGGTTCAAACCCAATCAGGATCACCATATTAAGGGGCGATAGTTTAATGGATAGCTGTCCGGACAGTGAATCCTCATAGAGAACGGCTGGGCGGCCAAACCCAGCAGGTGAGGTGAAAAGCCTCAGACCCCGCCAATACAGTTTGTTGTAAAATAAATGTTTGTTCAATAAACTTTATATGGTATAGTGATTTGCAAGACGATGTAGTTCAGTCGGTAGAACGGCGGTCTGTTAAACCGTATGTCGCAGGTTCAAGTCCTGCCATCGTCGCCAGACAATGGGTGTGAACGAAAGTGAATAGGCATAAAGTACGCGACCGACAAGCTCCAAGCCTCTGTCCAATAGCCGAACGGAATCCGAAGACGACGATAGTAGCGCCCACCAAATTCAGAGTGTAGAGGCTACAGTAGTGCGCACCTCACGGGTTGCTACACCGGACACTCTGATACAAATCTGCCGCTGCGTGGATTAGCTGAGGAAGGATGGCCGATGTCCTCGAGCGTGGCCCAGCACGCAGCGGCAGACCAAATGTGAGTGTGGCAGAGCGGTCGAATGCAGGAGACTGTAAATCTCCCCGTAACAGCGCGGTGGTTCGAATCCATCCACTCACACCAAATTTGCGATGAACGCAAATCAAATTATGAGTGTGACTTCCTGAAGATGAAGAAGGTGTGCATGCCGACTTCATAACAATCTGGGGTTAAGGAAGTTAAGAAAGTCGCAGGATATGCAAGTGAAATGCAAATAGCTTTCAACGTCCTGACGATTTCGGGTTCGATTCCCGACGCACTCTCCCAAACGCCTAATACCAGAAATTGCTGTGAGTAGTCTTTCCATCCCCACGATGGTTTAACCATAGCCCGATCAGGAAGATCGGGCTTCTTTTTGTCTATAATAAATAGATCTGACTTGTAAAGGAGGTCTATTATGGCAACTGCTAAGATCACACCAAACGCAAGTACATGGACGCAAGTCTCAGACGGCACATCTTTGAAAACTCTTCAAGTGACTCACGGTTCTGTGTATCTGTGTGATAGCCCCAGCGCTCCAACGGGTAACAACGCGCATATCATATATCAAGGAAATATGGTCGTTTTAACCCCGCCGACGGTGGGTTGGGTTAAGGCAATTAATTCTGATGCGACAGTTATCGTTTCTTAAGGAGGGAGTATGGCTATTTTGACATCTCCCTATTTGGGGAATATGCTTCAGACCCACCGCATTAAAACAGAAGTCAGATTTTCTGGGTTGTCACAACTGCTAACTTCTGGAGCAACTGGAATAGATTTATTAACCGTGTTAGATGGGAAGACTCCAAACCCTTCTTCTCCTACTGGTTTAGCCCCGTTTTTTAAATTGTCAGATCACAAATTTCATGCGTTTCCCTATGATTCTATTCTTCCTGTGAAGGTTAATATTGTCGGATCATGGTCTGGGTCTACTTCTAATAGAACTATGATATTAGATTTTGTGGGTTCTGTGGGGAACCAGTTATCAAGAAGTCGTGATGCTAGCGTACCGCCGCCGGACACTTTGTCTTTCATTACATTCTTCAGCGTTGACAAGGATGGGAACCTGGCGACCAACGGAGCGCAAATGAAACTGTACTCTTATGGTGGTGACTTTACCATTACCGAGGTCGTGTTGATCGCTGAGCAGGTTGTCCCACTCTATATGACTAGTATTTGATTTGTTCAATGAGAATAAGGGGTTTAAAATTTAACCGTTTATAAACCCCTTCATTGATTTGAGGAAACAACATGCGTAATGTTACGATTTGGGATTACAACGATGTAGTTTGTGACCTGCCTCCATTTGCTCGCCTGTACACATACAAAGGGAACAAACGTACTCTTAATGAGTTCTTGTATCCGGCATATATCTATCGGGACGGGCATCTTGCTCCGCGATCACTTGAAGAAACTGGTGTGTGTACTCCTTTTGATATCAACAAGAAAGGGCAAGCGGTATTCATTGGTTATTCCAGTGAAGACGACATGGTAAATGGTCGACGCGGTCTGTATATGGTGTTCAACACATTTGAGCAAGCCGTGAATTGGTTATTCAAAAATGGTTATGATTTCTATGGTGAAGAGAGTTCTACTGCTCGCCGCCGTAAAGTAAAGAATGTTGATTTCTACTCAGAGCGCAAGAAATATCTGGACATCGCTCATCAGTATGAGCAGTCTAAGAAATCCGTTCTGATCAAACCATGCGTTACGGTCGGTGAAGAAGTGGGTGTCGTGGATAATTCCGATTTGAATCAGGCAATTAAATCTTTGAAGCCAACTCCTCTGGCCAGTGGTGCTCCGGTTGTTAAACATGACAGTTCAATCCCGACACCGCCTACTCCTCCGGCCAGTCGTGTTCTGAATGATCAGGGCGCTCCGGTAAAACAAAAGGTCAAGAAGCCGACTTTCATGGATAACATGATGAAGTTCCTTCGTCTGTTCAAGAAGTAAGCCGAGATTCTCCTTTTCTATACTCCTGTAGATACGCTATGATAAGCCAATGCCTACAGGAGAAATAGAATGAACAAAACCATCTTCGATACCCTTTCCCTCAACCGCGATTTGGTTCATTGGGAAGATTATCTCTACAAACACACCCCGTGCGAACTCATTGCCAATCCAGAAACCAATCAGCAGGTTTGGTTCAAACGTGAAGATTACTTCGCGCCTTTGTCATGCTATATGAATGGCAAGCAGGGGATCAATGGCAGCAAACTCCGTCAGGCCATCTGGCTCATGATGGAGCATCTTAAAGCGGGAGGATCCCCAGATCTTATCCATGGTACTGTCGTTGGTAGTCCACAGTCCCCTATGGCGACGGCAGTCTCACGGCATTTCGGCGGCAAGACAACCACTGTGCTGGGTGCCACTAAACCAACCACATGCATGAACCATGATATGGTTTCAATGTCAGCATGGTTTGGTAGTGAGTTCAACTTTGTTGGATCTGGTTACAATAGCACCATTCAGCCGCGCTGTAAGAAACTCATTGAACAATTAAATCCAAAGGCGTATTATCTGGAATATGGCATTACATTGGATCATACCGTTCATTCACCAGAACGCATTGCTGGATTCCATATGCTGGGTGGCGAGCAGGTTGCCAATATCCCAGACCATATCACTGATCTGATCATTCCTGCTGGTTCTTGTAATTCATGCACCAGTATCCTGACAGGTTTAGCGATGCATCCGAAACCAAATCTGAAGAATGTCTATCTGATCGGGATTGGACCAAACCGATTAGATTTCATTGAAAGTCGTTTGCGCATTATCGGTAAGCAAGCAAACCTCCCTCACATAACTGATTTCACTCGTCGCTATCACGACAACCCAGACTATGTGTATGGTAAGAAGGATCTTCAGCATGCCTCTAAGAGCGTTTCGCTGGCTGGCCTCCTAAGTGGTATCAGGCCAAAGAACGAGCCGGATATCGTGCTTCCTCGCTTTGAGGTGCACCATTGGGATCTTCATACCACTAATTGGGTTCGTTATAACGACCTCATGGATTACCAGTGGGGAGATATTGAGTTGCATCCTCGTTATGAAGGGAAGGTGATGACATGGATACAGGAACACAAACCAGAATTGCTTAATGAGAACTCATTGTTTTGGATCGTGGGTAGCAAGCCATATCAGGAAGCGATGAAAGCTGCTTGTCCTGAATTATCAATGCCCCAACATGTCCCTGTGAATGAGTTTGTCCCCAGCTAATCCATCCTAAATACCCCATACGACCAGTGTGGGGTATCTATGAAAACCTTTCTAGAATTTTATCGCGAATCAACGTTACCTGATTTTACGAATATCGTTTTGTATCATGGGTCTAATGTTGAATTCGATATATTTGATTTTGAAAAATTTGGCCAGACTGACTCTGGTACGATGGGTGCTGGGTTTTACCTGACGGGGGATCCAGAAAAGGCACAGATCTACGCAGAAAATGCCGTGCGCTATCGTCAATCTGGTGAACCTGTCGTCATGGCATTTCGTGTCAAGGCCAAGAAGACTCTTGTAATAGATTCCAACAATGTTTCGGTGTGGGAAAATAAAATGCGTGAGTTGGGGATAAAGCCTGGTAAGATACATGATAATGTGAAAGAACTTATCAACAAAGGGTTCGATTCCATAGCCTCTATGAGTGCCAATAACGTTGAGGAAATGGTGGTGTTTAAGCCAGGGCTGGCGACCAGAGAAGCCTAAATAGTCCAAAGCAGTTTATTCAAGAGGACATTACCATGCCAATTTCGAAATTATTTGAAGCGGATTCCCCAGCAGACATGCCTATCTGGACTGGTGTTCAAGACGGGACTACGATTGAATTCTTTGAGCGCGGGGAAACAGGCGCTGAAGAGATTTATGCTTCCGTGCAAGGGACAGACGTCGTCCGCGCCGCCGTAGCTCTTGCTACATTTTTAGAGGACGCCCCGATTGACGGTATCCCGTTTGAAGCCCATGTGGACCCAGAAGACCCGACGTCTATCATCATTACAGTCCAGGGTGCTGAATATACATCTTACAGTATTGAGCACGATGAAGAAACAGGGGCGCTGTTTATAGCCACGGATCTTCAATTGGAAGATGACGAAATTGAATATCTGAAACAGAATGGTCGTCTTCCAGAGTACTCTGACGAAGAATTGGATTCTGCGTTTGATGAAGTAGACGATGAAGACGACTTTTGGGATGGGAAATAAACAAGGGGGGCTATTGCCCCCTTGTTTATGCTTTGACCTTTCTTGTTGGATATTGGTTAAAAATTTTGCCGAGTTTCGACACGTTGATGATCGTGTGTGTCTTCCAATATTCAATTCCCTCTGGTGTAGTCACTTCCAGAATCGAATAATCCCAGATATGGGAACCCTTTAAGATTGCATCACTGTGCCCACCGATTTTATTTTCTAGTTTAATGATGAATGCTTCATATTGAAATGCAGCGTTACGACGAGCTTCATCAATAAATCGTTTTTGACGGTCTGGGTCGCGCTTAACAATTTCTGGTTTACCAGGCTGATATGTTGAAGAAACGAGTTGAACCAATGAATGATACAATGTATGTTTAGATTTCATGCCCACGTAATCTGGATGACCAAGTCTTATCCCTACGCTGGACGGCCATGGAGCACAAGCATTAATATCCCAGCCGTGAGATTCTAAATCTTCCATGACTTTGTTAATAATATTCGTTGCCGACATGACTGCGGCGTCTTCAGCCTGGGACAACAGAGGCTCAACTGCGATACGGACAGGAGTTTTTGGCATATTCATGATATAGTCCTTCAGTTTTCAAGGTAAGCCCCCGAAGGGGCTTTGTCATATTAGAGGCGGGAATCCAACCATGCGTTCTTTTCATTCTGCCATTCCCAAGCGGCCTGACCACCTGCCATGATAACTTCCAGAGAAGGAGTATTGTCATCCTCGCCGCCGTGAAGATCTGGATCAAATCCATCATCTTCCGGATCATCTTCACATTCGTTCTGATATGCGGAATATTCAATATAATGCGCTTCGGCTTCGCAATCCATGTCTCCCAGAGCAGTCTCAAGAGTCATTTTACCTTCGGCAATCAGCTCAGCCGTTGCGTCGTCCAGACCTGCGTCTTTCGCTTCTACAAAGAGTTCGTGACGTTTCTGGAAGAAAAAGAATTGCATGGCGGCAGAACGTGAATCAAAGAATTCTTGACGAGGAGCAGTGATATCACGCCCATCAATTTTACTTACCATCACGACACGAGAACCGTACTCAACCAGGAAGCGTCCACCTTTTACGGGGTTGCTGCCGTCAACTGTGCCCAAAGTGGTGATTACACGGCCTTCTTCGGTGCCGAACAATACAGTTTTGCCGGATTTGGATTGAGCGATAATTTCGATTGCCATGATGTATTTCCTTCTCTTCAGATTGTTGTTTGTTCGTACTACAATTAGAAGTATACGCCAGTTATTGAATAAGTAAACTTTATTCAATAAATATTTTAATAAATTTTGAATTCTGCTCCTTTGTACACTGCTTTCCCTCGTTCTATGAGGCCGTCGGGGACAACCACCTTTGTGGGCCATCCACCGTCCGGTGCCTTGACAGTCAGGCGTGTCTTATGATCACCCAGCTGAATTTGTTCATAAATCCTTCCTCTCACTATCGTCGCCCCGCCTTGGGTGACAAGCAATCTCTTGTTTACCACTTTCATTCCTTAACACCAAAAGAAAGGGGAGTTTCCTCCCCTCTAACTTATTTCTTCAGATCAGGCCACGCACCAGAGGTCGCAGTAGACCCAGCTGGGGGAGCAGACTCAAGATCGGGAGAACCCGACTGAGTAACAACAGTGGGATCTTTGTTAACCACTTTGACCCCAAACTGCTTGAGAGCATCCACAGCTTGCGCTTTCCGGCTGTTGCTTTTGTAATGGTTATACCCCTTGATACCGAATGATGCACTAATTGCTGTCAATAATGAAGCTGTATACCAATCAGGTGCTGTTTCAAGGGCTTGCATACCACCAATTACTGCTTTGATGAAATCCCCTTTATGATACTCGGTGGGGAACATTAGAAGTTCTACAACCGGAGCGATCATTACAAGGATAGCGGGAACAGCTAATACGATAGTCCAGAATTCATCTTTCCAAGACCCGCCGACTTCGGTGATCTTAGACAGCTCCCAATCTGAGGAGGACTTGATAGCCTCCAGCTTTACATCGTGTTTAGCCTGAACAATTTCCCGCTTGTATTGCACCAAATCAGTCCCAAGATTCCAGAGTTGCTTTAGCGCCCCTGGGATCATACTCACAAAGGGGATTGCCATAATAAACTCCTTGGTCATTGAACGTTCCTCGGCTAAATTACGGGGACGTGCTAACGGCACGGTTAACCGGAGACAAACAATGACTGTTTTCTATACGAACGTTGCCCGACAGGGTAACGACCTTCTGATTCGTATTGCAGACGACAACGGCAATCGCCGTATGTTGCGTAAGAAATTCGAACCCACCTTGTATTTACCCACAGCCGATTATTCCAAAGTTGAAAAGATTGGCCTTCTCAATGAACCATTGGTGTCTAAAAAATTTGCGTCAATGCGTGACGCCGACAACTATCTGGAGGAGTATAAGGAGGTCGAAGGCGCTGCCGTTTACGGGCAAACGGATTATGCATATCAATTCATAGCACATAGTTTTCCTGGGATGATCACCCCCGATTACTCAAATATTCACATCGCCAACGTGGATATCGAAGTTTTCTCGGCTGGGTGGCGCGATGGAGAAATGACTAAAGGTCCATTTCCTCACGCGACGATTGAATCCCACACGTTTAAGGGGAGCGAGGCGCGTGTTCGCCGATTCCATAAGCAAGTGTTGGCCAACCATGATTTCGTTCGAGAGCACTTCCCAGGTTCCTTTATTTCCAACAACGTGACTGACCAGTTCCCTATCATTGATAGTAATGGTAAGATCACACAGAACATGAATGCCGCCTTCCCTATTACGCTCATCCAGCTTCAAGACATGAACACCAACAAGTTCTATGTCTGGGGTATGCCGTGCTCTAAGGATCGCCATAAATTCAAATATGATCCAAATGATGAAGAGATAGGTGGTCTTGAGGTTGAATACAAAGAATACACTACTGAACAAGAACTTCTTCGCGCTTTCTTAGATTATTGGTCTGAACGTCAATTTGATGGTTGGACTGGCTGGAACATCGAAACGTTTGATAGCCCGTACTTGGTTGAACGTATTACGCAGGTTCTCGGTGAAACTCAGGCAGAGCGCCTCAGTCCTTGGGGCAAACTCAAGAAACGTTTCATCAAAGACCGTAAAGGCGACGTGACTTCTTATCAATTCGTGGGTTGTCCTATGATGGACTACATGCAAGTTTACAAGAAACACACGTACACAACCCGAGAAAAATACTCACTGGATTGGATCGCTTATTGTGAACTTGGTGAGAAGAAGTTGGATTATAGTGAAAGCAAGTCATTGTATGATCTATATTTTAATGATTATTGCAAACACACCCGATATGGTATCAAAGACGTCAAACTCGTGTGGCGTTTAGAACAAAAGCTGCGTTTGATACAGCTGATGTTCGTATTGGCGTATCGCACCAAATCTAACTATGAAGACGGTCTGGGGACTGTAGCACCATGGCTGGCGATGTGTTACTATCGCCTTTATGAAAAGGGGATTGTCCCTAAAATACAGCGTGTATATGATGGTCCAACGGACTTTGAAGGCGCATATGTCATGGAGGTTGCACCAGGGATATATTTCTGGGTATTCTCTGAGGACTTAAACTCCCTGTATCCCCACATCATACAGCAATACAACCTTGGTCCTGAGACTATTGTTTCTGACAAGCACACACGTCGCGATATCATTGAGTCCATGTGTGAAGAATTGACCAAAGCGATGAATGATATGACAACGCCGATGAACAAGCGCCGTCATCTCAAAAATCTTCACGACAAGCTGCTGCGTGCTATTGATGAACGCATACAAGTTGTTGATGAATTGGTCGCGCTGGGTGAATTCCATTTTGAAACGTTACGCCGTTATAACGTTTCGTTTACTCCGAACGTTCAGTTCTTCAGTAATGAGAAGATGTCCTTCCTTTCCGAAATTATGCGAGGCATATACGCTGACCGTAAAGGAGAGAAAGCAACTGGCCTGAAGTATGAGCAATGGGCTGGTTGGTGTAAGGAAATGTCTAAAGGTGATTTCCACCTTGAATCCGCCATGAAGTCTCGTTTCTACGATCCTGAATGGTATGAAGAACACAAGCATATCGACCTTGATCACCTGACTGAAGTCATGCATAAGTGGGAAGATTTGGGAGTTGCCCAAGATACGTTACAACAAGGTCTGAAGATCTTGATGAACGCAGGATATGGTGCAATTTCTAACGTCTGGTTTAAAGAATACTTCAACATCAACATCGCTGAAGCAATTACCACTTCCGGCCAGCTGATCAATAAATGGAACAAACGCCACACTGATGATTATCTGAACAAACTTTGTGGCACCACTGGTCAGGATTTTGTTATCGCAGGTGATACAGACTCCAATTATATTTGCATTGAACGCCTGGTCAAGCAATTATGGCCTGATGAAAAGGATCATCATAAACTTGTTGATAACATCGACCAATGGATCAAAGAGAATTACCAACCAAAAACTAGTGAATGGGCGCAATTGCTGTGTAATACCATGAACGGGTTTGAGCAGCGCATGGTCTGGGAACGTGAGGTCATCGCATCGTCTGCTGTATGGCGAGCCAAGAAGATGTATTGCATGGCAGTATACGATAGCGAAGGCATCAAGTATGAGAAACCAAAGATCAAATTCAAAGGTCTGGAAGCGCGTAAATCTACAACGCCGGAATGGTGTCGTGAGCGTCTTGTCAAATGTTATGAGAAAGTCCTGCTCGGTACTGAGGCGGAGGTTCAGGAATTAATCGCTGGATACAAAAAGGAATATATGGAACTCACCGTGGATGATATCGCTCAGGCATCTGGTGTGAGCGATATTGAGAAGTGGTTAGACGCGAACGGGAATTACATCAGCGGTACGCACTTTGCTGCCAAGGCTTGTATTATGTACAACAAGCTGATCGATAAGCACGAAGATCTCGGTCTTCCGCCTATCGAATCCGGTGATAAGGTTAAAATCATCAACCTGAAACCTGGCAATCCTGTGGGGAATGATCGCATAGCCTTCCCTGACTTCCTTCCTCCAGAATTGGGATTGGATAAATGGGTGGATTACCACACCACGTTTGAAAAGACCTTCATAGAGCCAATTCAGTCTATCTTGGATGTGGTTGGTTGGTCTCATAAACGTCGAGTTAATCTGTTGTCCATGATGGGCAAGAAAGGTTGATTCAATAAACCAAAGGGGGATATAATTCCCCCTGTTATCCCTTTGACAACAGGTATTGTTATGAAACTCAATAAGATTCTTCTGGTGTGCGCTCTGGCTTTCTCTACCACTGCATGCTCTACCCTTCTGGACGTTGCGTCTACTGTTGACCTCGATGCGCCAACGTTCACCAATCAGCAAGCGGTGAATAAGATGGAAGACACCATCAAGGCACATGCAGCTTTGGACAACACCACTCCTGGTCCGTTGCAAACTGTTTGCAATTATGATGATTCCATCCAGGAAGATGAAACCTATCACTGCACCACTTACGTGAAGGAATCTTCTGTGGTTCTGTATGCAGATTGCACAGAAGAGCAATGCACCGCAACTGGTTATGATCAAGTGGAGAAGTCTGATGAATAATCATGTTGGTCTGTATGATGCCAATTCTAAAATCGGTGGAATGTATCGTATCCTGGTAGACGTAGACTTGACTTTGGTTGATAGCCTCTCCCCTTGGGTGGATTGGTTTAATATTTCCAATTCAAAAGCTGCTGCGGAAAACATGGGTTGCCATGATTATCCCAATGATTTCCAGCGTATCACCAAAGAGTGCTATATGGCTCATGCTGGTGATTTGGCGATCCTCATGCGGGAACGCGCTCACCCAGCATGGTTGACGCGCCGTGTGTTTGTTGCTGGTCAATGGATGGATTCACCTACAGGACGTGATCCTATGGATTGGTGGCGCATGCCGGACCTGTATGCCAAGATGAACCCGCTTCCAGGCGCTTACGAGTTCCTGGTGAATCTGAAGAAGATCCTTCTCGAAGACTTTGAAAATGTTGAATTGATCGCAGTATCTAAGTGTGAGCCAGAACACGAGCGCAGCAAGCGCCAGTTTGTCTATGACAAGTTCCCTGGCATCTTCAACGGGTTTGTCAGCACCGACGAAAAGCATCTTTTGGCAGGTGATGTTTTAATTGATGATAACCCGAAATACGTTGAACCCTGTGCGATGAACAATATTTTTGTCATCTTTGTTCCTCAGGGAAATTATGAAAAACTGGATCTTTCGAACTCGGAAGATATGCTTTATATTAAACCAGTAGAAGGCCAGAACCACTTCGACTTCCTGAACCGCAATATTGTCGAAGTGGTGAACCGCCTGATTGGCCATTATCAATACGTCCATTGAGGAGGACATCGTGCAAGAACAATCCAAGTTTGGGGAAACCCCAGACAAGCGTTCCGGTGATAGCGATATGGATGGCGTTATTATCCATGTGAACAACTTCATTCGTAAACAAACCACACCCACTTCCGTTGGTGCGGCGCTGGAGTTAAAGCGTGTTCTGATAGAAAACGGTATGGCACCAGATGACGATGAAATTTTCTATAACTTTGAAGACCAGTATAAAGTGAAGTTTGTAGAAAACGATCGCCCACAGGTTGCTGTTTTCTGGTCTCCCTGGTTGGGCGGTGTGAGCTGGCGTATTGAGGAAGATGCATAATGGCTAAAATAATTGTAGTGAAAGGAACATCTGGCACGGGTAAAGGCACCCGTGTTGTTCAGTTCATCGAATGGCTCCGCACTAAGCTGGAGCCTACTGAACTCACCTACACCATTGGTGACAAGACGCGCCCATTCGGCCTGAAATTCGAAGAGCTGAAGTTAATCTTCGTTGGCCAGTATACTGTGTCCAACAAATCCGGTCTGGCTTCCTGGACTTCCATGGATGCTATTCATGCTGCCACAGGCTCGGGTGATATCGCCCGTGATCTGGTCAAAGGCTGGCTGGCTCAGGGTTACACTTTGGTGTGCGAGGGTGAACCCCTCATGCTATCGGATAAATGGCGTCCTGAATGGATGTTCAAGAACTATCCGATTGAATCTCTGGCGTTGCTTTATTTTGCATACCCAGACCGCTATCAGTATGATGCACGCATCCGTGGTCGCTCTGGTAAGGAAGCAGGGGACTCCGGCTGGTCACGCAACGAATCTTACTCCAAGGAGTTTGAGAAGTCGAAAGCTGAAATGCTGGCGCTGGGCTGGAATGTATTAGAAGATGCTTACAGCGGTCAAGATATCGTATATATGAAGCCTAATGAAAATGTGTATGACATGGACCACCGCAGCGAAATAGCGGTCATGCCGTTTGATGCTCCTCTTTGGGTTGTTGGTGATGCCATCGCATACCAGATGGATATCGGTGCGATCGATCTCGACATCAAAGATTTCTACGGATTCTGTGAAACTGACCCAATGACGCGTGAAGTCGGTGGGGATGATCCTCTAGCGCATCGAGTCCCTGAGAAGGCGACCAAATCTAAAACCAAGGCGAGCGCCAAGGGAGAGGTAACAAAGTCCTCTGTATCCCTTCTCGGCCTGTTGAGTAAGGGTTAGAAATGAAACAGATGTCTAAATATTTTGTGTTCGTCGGATTGGTGATGTGTATCACAGCTGTGCTTGTCGGTATCATGAAATATTTGGGCATCGTTGAGTTGGATTCAACCGAAATATTGAACGTTTACGCGTTATATTATTTGGGGGGTGCTATCTTATTAACGCCTTTCGTCTATAACATAATTCAGAGTTTCAAAAGGAATTAAAATGAAAATCCTCATTCCACGCAACGTTGTCGCTGTTGCTATTGATTACCGTGGTGATGCGAAGATGATTAACGCTGTCCGTTATTATCCGGAACAGAATAAAATCGTCCCACAATTTCAACTGAATACCAATCCTTCTTCTAAGGATTTCGGTTCTTGGCGTCAGGTGGGTTTGGCTCGTACCCAGGTCAATGCCCAGCATTTTATTTCCGAAAAGACGAAAACCGCCAAGCAAATTTGGTTGGTAACGAATGATCGTCGTTTCCTGCCTATCTGGTCTCTGGGACAGCCCGTAGTAAGCCCCGAAGATATCCAACTCGAAGCCGAGGTGAAGGATGACGCATCTGTCTAAAATGCCGCAGGGATATAAAGCCCCTGAAAAATGGAAATACCCGATTGATCTGGCAGTAGATTATCGTAAGCCAGAAAATCGCATGTACCTGCTCAAGGCATGGGTGGAGGCGCTATCCTACACTGAAGAGCATAACCAGCAAGTCCGTCTGATGGATTATGCCATCGAGGTTACAGAAGGCATCACACAGCTCGAAAAGATCGAGCGCAAGATTTGGATGGCCTTTTTGTGGGGGTGTTGCTATAATGGGATTGGACCATGGACAATTTACAGTGAATTTCCTGTACCCCCACAATCTCCGAAAGAGTTTCAGCGATTTTCTGATTGGTATAACCTGAACTTTGATCGTATGCGCTTCGATACAGATTGTCGTTATCGTAAGTCGAAAATGATTCCGTGCGTTCAGTCCTATATCGATTGGTTGGGTGGTAAAACCCAAATGGATTCTTTTCGTTGGATGTTGGAATGCACTACCAAGGAAGACCAGTTCACCGAACTGTGGAATACGGCGATGTCATGGAAATACTTCGGTCGCCTGAGCGCATGGAACTTCCTGGAAGCCCTGAACATGGTCTTCGGTAACATATGGGATATAGACGTCCCTGGTTTCATGTTGCGTGACCGCGATGGCAGCGAGTCCAACCGCAACGGCGCGGCATTCTTGTCCAACCGTGACGACTGGGTGACCAAGCACGGGAAGAAAAAGATTAACGGTTGTCCTATTACAGACGAAGAATGTGATATACTCGAAACCGACCTTGAGAAAGCGTTTCAGGAATGCGTTGAAGAGTTTGGCCACATCACGTTTATCAATCGTCTGAACTTTGAGACCTCCGGTGCTTGTTGGCTGAAGAAATTCTTCCGACTGAAGAATACCCGTTACATCGGGTGGGACGCCGAGCGTACATGGGACGAGATCGATTATATGGAACGTATTTGGCCTGAATACTCCTGTGCACCTCTCTGGGAAGCCCGTTCACTCTGGCTACCAGATACCCTGTTATGTGAGAAAGCTCCTGCAGGGCACGTTCCAGGCGTCCAGAAGTGGAAGATGCCCGTGTTCTTTGAGACGGGTGTTCCTCTACATATCTGGCATTTACAGCAGGGTACACGTTGGGAACCGTCTGAGGTTTGTTTGTCAGTTGGTAAATTGGACACCATGAGCCGAAATGGTACTGTGTATCCTTCTAAAAGTGTGAACCTCATGACACTCTTGAAACGCTGATATAAATATCCTCGCTATAAAGTGAGGATATTATCATGTTACAAGATCTGTTGGTTTATGCGCTTCCTGGTGTGGTTGTCGGCTTCATCGCTGGCGCTCTGGTCTTTCGCAAACACGCGCAAGACGGTGAAGTGATTGTTCAGAAGGGTAAAGACATCCTGGAACAAATCGAAGCCAAACTGGACGAGCTGAAGAAAAAGTAATCTGATTGCGATTGCGTTCTTCAATAAAGGGGAATGGGTTATTATTAGCCCGTTCCCCTTTCTTTTTGCAAGGATTGATTTATGACACCTCAATACAAAATATTGGTCACCAGCCGTTGTTATGCTTATGGACAGGGTGAAGCAATATCAGTACACACAGTTGTAGTTGATTTTGAAAACAAAGAACAAGCAGATTTGGCATTCTATAATATGCAGCAGAGCACAGCTCCTGCCGATATTGGCGTTAAACAAGTTTATACGAAATTATACTGAGGTCCTATATCATGGCAATGCAACGAATTGAAGATATGTCTGTGCTCGATATGGAAGCGACATTTGGCGACTATTTTGAATCTACCCCGAAACAAGAAAAGGGTCATCTGGTAGTGTCGGAAGAGTTCGCACAAAAAGTTCAAGATACGCTTCCGACTAAATTGAACGGTGGGCAAGGCGGTTTCCGTCGCGGTGAACTGAATATCATCTGTGCCGGAGGGATTACGAGATGAAGCGCCCCGAATACAAACAATATTTGTACGATCTGTTCATGAAAGAAACGGATGGTGCGCTCCACCCTAAGAAAGCGACTATTGTTAAATTGCATTCTGAAGGTGATTTGTCTATAGCATATATCCGAAAAGAACTCGATTTGATGGGAATCGAATACGAAGACCACATCACGGATACACGTGCTTTAAAAAGAGCAACAGCAATCGTTCTTCATACCGTTGCAACAATTATGCATCGCCACCATGTTTCTTTTGACGATGCAATGACTCCACAGTATCATGAAGAACGTTGGGATCTGTTGTTGAAAAATGGGGCTAAATCTGAGCATAAAAATCAACTTCTTGGTATGACGAAGGAACAACTCGTGGATGGTGTGTTATGATTTACCTTCTGTTTGTGGTTCCTGTAATTTTGGCCATCTTGTTTGTGATATATCACCGCAAGACTCATGAGCCAAAGGAGACTTTGATCTCCACGGCCATTGTTATCGTATTGTCTTGCCTTATCCAGTCGGGATTATATGCTGCTTTCTCCCTTGGTAGTTCTGGGGACGTGGAAATCCTGAATGGATATGTAACTGATAAGCAACGGAATAAGGTGGGTTGTGAACATTCTTATGAATGTATGTGTTATTACACAACATCTTGTACAGGTTCAGGAAATAACCGATCTTGTACACAAACGCGTCATTGCAGCACATGCTATGAGCACTCTTATGACGTTGATTGGGACGTATTAACAACCGTCGGTGATCTGAGCATTGACCGTATTGATCGTCAGGGTACTACAGAGCCTCCGCGTTGGGCACAAGTTAAAATCGGGGAACCTGCGGCACGTGAACATTCATATATGAATTATGTGCTGGGCAACAAAGATTCATTATTCTCTAAATCTGACCAGCAATTCGCTGAGAAGTTCAAAGAGCATATCCCTTCATATCCGAGGGTGTATGATTATTACCGAGTAACTCGTGTTCTGAATATGTCAGGGATGGACATTCCTGTTGATTACTGGAATGACTATCTGAACAATACTCTGAAAACATTAGGTGCTTCACGTCAGGTTAATATCGTTTGGGTTGTGACTTCTGGCCAGCCTGTTGAATATTTTCAGGGACTTCTATATGCATGGTCTGGCGGTAAAAAGAACGATGTTATTGTAGTCACCGATATTTCAAAGGATATGAAAATTAATTGGGGTAAGTCTACGTCATTTGCCGACGGCATGAACAACATGGAACTCCATTCTCGTAACGGACTTTCATTGACTGGGAAACCAATGGGTATATCCGTGTTCCAAGAAGTTGCGGTCAATATCAGTAAGGGATACAACCGAGTTGAGATGAAGGAAATGGAATATCTGAAATGGCGAGATCTTAAAACTTGGGAAGTGATTATCGTCGTGCTGTTTGGATGTATCCCTTTTACCGCAGTTTTCATATTAGGCCGCATGCAGTACAATGGTCGAACTTATAAACGTTTGTTTTAACAAGAGGAAGTAAAGATGTCACAACGTAAAGGTATTTCAATTGGTTGGATTGTTGGGTTGGCGATTCTAGCATTTGCTGTAATTGGGATTGGCAGTGTGGTTAGCTATTTCAATGACTTCAACCGCATTGAACAACAGGTCAAAAAGTTCAACAAAGATTCTGAAAACCACCTGAGCAACTACACGCTCAAAGTTCAGGAGACGGCGCAGATTCCTGACATGTACAAAAACGGTTTGAAGGAAGTGATCAAAGATACTTTCCAAGGCCGTTATGGCGCGGACGGTTCCAAAGCAGTAATGCAATGGATTCAGGAACAGAATATTCAGTTTGATTCATCTTTGTACAAAGAGATTCAGGTTGTTATCAGCTCAGGTCGGGATGAATTCCGCATTAGCCAAACTAAAAAATTGGACGCATGTGCGATCTATGAAACTAAACTTGGCCAGTTCCCTGGTTCTCTGATAGCAGGAATCTTTGGATATCCGCGTATTGATCTTGACAAGACATGTCAGGTGGTGAGTGACACCCGCACCCAGGCCGCATTTGACTCTGGTGTCCAGACTCCGATTAACTTCAAAGGCTGATCTTATGAGCGTGAAACTAACCGAATCTCTGACGCTGGAACAGCAACAGGCGTTACTGGATGAAGTGGTAATCTCTGCTGTCAAGCAGGGCATTATCAAAGATGACACGTTGTTGACGCGCCCCGAAATGATACATCATTTGGTGGTGTGTCTGGGCGAAGCCAATAATCCTCGCAAAAAGATTGTAATGTTCAAAGAAGGCATTATTTATCCCAACGGAAGATTCGCTTGGTTAACCCTATCGGGAAGTCATCCGGATTTGAAGGATGAACAGAAAGAAATCAAAACTTCTGTTCCGGTAACGCCATACACTGAAGGAGTTGATTTATTGTCTTGGTTTGAGACCATCAATACCATCTATGTCATGGCACCTGATGGTAAGCCAGCACAGGATCTGCGTGGTGGGGTTGTAGGTTCGGAAGACTAATAATTCTTCAATAAATGGGGATAGGGTATTATTGCTCTATCCCCTTTTCATGGACAAGAACATGACAGACAAGCCAAGAAAGATAGCGATTATTGGAGGAGGAATCGGCGCTCAGACTATGGCCACTATCCTTCAAGAAAAGCTGAAAGGCGTTGAAGTAGAATGTATCAGTGTAGACGATATTCCTAAACGTCGTTGTGAACCAGGTGAACGCATGATAATTTGTGATGATCTGGTAGAAAGTGAACGCAAAACATTGGTATCTCAAGCGGTGGCTCAGTTACGGAAGGCAGATATCTCGTATTGTGAAGCAGAAGCCGATGACAGGGACATAATTGCGTCACAACGTTATCAAAAGCCGCCGCGCCTATATGGAGCCGCCCAACATAAACGTCAGGCTAAGAAATATAAAAATCGGAGTAAACGAAAATGACTACTCAAAAACCAACTTATGAAGAATTGGCCACTGCGTTGATCCACATGGATGATGCCTTCCAAGATCTCTTTGGCCAAGTATGCTCTAATCCAGTGATGAATGCTTGGGGCAAGCCCGTTAACTTTGCTGTTATGAACAAACACCGCGAACAGGCAAGTTCAACTATTAGCAATTTGCGTCAAACGATGGATGTAAAACAACCAAGCATCCAACGGTATCTTGAAAACTTCGATGAGTATTCTTTCAAAGACCTTCTGTTCAAAGATCTAGTCGAGCAAGAGCAACGCAGACAGAGTAAGAACTGCTCTGAAGTACAATCTTCTGATGAAATTCGTCAGAACATAGAACAAGAATTCGACAATGCATACGATCCTATCGGTTTGGCTGTTATGATCGTAAAAGCTCTGTCGTATGCAGCAAAAGGTGAAACAAATGTCTAAACCATTATCTGCTGCGACTGTAGCAACCCTTGCTTTGTCCGCCATGGCTGAAGATATGATGCATAATGGTCGTCTCTGGGATGATCATCGTTATGCACAGGGGTGTACCCCTGGGGAACCTGGGCATGCTCGTCCTTCCGTCAGTCGTCCTAAAAAGGCCAAGACCCATGGAAAGAACAAAAAGAAACGCCGTAAATGACGTCATCCCCGAATATCGCCTTCACGCATTATCGGAAGGTGAACCCAGATCATCACGATGTCATGTTATGTTTCAAGAAGGTAAAATGATGGCCGATGAAATCCTCTTCCTTCGAGCAGAGGTGATCCGTTTAAGTAACAATAAACCCCCAAAGAAATGAGGATATGTCATGAGTTCTATTGAACAGCTGATCACACCACAATATGTTTACAGTAATATCGTAGAGCACCTCCGCTCTCAATTGAATGTGAAGCAGTTGAACAGCTCTGAATTGAGTGGTTTAGAAATCACAGAAGTTGAAGTTGCGGCCTTCGGTAGTCGTTATCATTTTGTTGTCAATCACACTCAGGTTGAACAAGTCACTTCGAGCATTATTGACCTCGGCGCAACGAAGCCTTCCCGCGCAGAGCCGAAATCTGTGACACGCAATATTGTGGGTTATCTGGAAGAGACGTTAGAGCCAGGTGCCACCCACCCGATATTCAATTTCAACGCCACCGTTGTAAACGTTCAGGGAAGTTAATCCTGATTAAAGCCTCCGATTGGAGGCTTTTCTATTGAACCACCCGCCAGTATCATAACCTTACCCAATAATGTGTTCTTCTTTGATCTGAACAGGAATTCTATACTATGAAAATGCGCAAGTCTGAGCATTTCGTGCGCTCTTCTTCTACCATCGTCGGACAGACATTCAATGTCAAGATGACGGATAAATTATTTGAAACATTATTCTCAAGTCTCTACAAATATAAAGAGGCGGCGTCTTTGCGTGAGACGTTGTGTAATGGTATAGACTCGCATAATATGCGTGATCGCCAACAACGCTGGATGCCATCGTATTATGCTCCTCTCACCCCTATGCCTCAACGATACAGCAAACATCTTGCCCCCAAGGGAACTCCTGTTGTTGTACATTTACCGGATGTTATGGAACCCTGGCTGGAAATTAAAGATTATGGGGTTGGTCTTCCATTAGAAATGATCATCGGCGAGCCTATTACAGCGCGTGAAGATGAAGTGCTGGTTGAAGGTAATATCGTCGTGAAGGAAGACGAAATCCCTGATAGCACTGCTGTTATTGGTACACCTGGTTATTATAATGGGGTACTGGTATTCCGCGCTGAGGATGGCGAGATCATTCGTGGTCCTGGTTTGTATACAACACTCTTCCATAGTACAAAAGAGGACGACGACGGGCAAATAGGGGCGTTTGGGCTAGGTTCTAAATCCCCATTTGCGGTATCTGATTCATTTACAGTAGAAAGTCGCTATGAAGGGAAACTGTATCGCTTCCTGATGTATCTGAATGCGGACAGAATCCCAACTGTAGATCTCATTACCAAGGATTTAGATACCCGTGATCCTAAACCGGAAGACACTGATGAGTTCAACGGCCTGACTGTTAAAGTTCCTGTAAAGAATCAGCGTTTTACCGCCTTTGAACAAGAGTTGGTCCGTTTGGGTCGAGTGATGCGACCTTCAATGCGACCGAAGGTTGAAAACGCCAGTTATTCTTTCCGTTGGTCTGACATCAACTTCGAAAACCGTGTAGGCAACACATATATCCAACCGAAGTCAGATTCCGACAACATCCACTATGCTGTCATGGGCGGGGTTTCTTACCCGATAGATCTCGACCAATTGGACTCTGAAATATGCACCGTGCTGGAAAAATTCCCGAGTTCCTATACCTTCTTCGAACTTGGAGAACTGAATGTACCGCCGTCACGCGAAGACTTGTCATACGACGAATTCACTCGTGAAAGCCTGAACCGCGTGTTCAAGCATGTGGCCGAAAATATCATGCAAGCGAAGATGTATGAACTTCGCCAAGCGGAGTCAATGGGTCCTCTTATGTTGTATATGAAAAAGACTCAGCTGACTGATATGTTCGGTAGCGGTTTCCGTAAATTAGTGGAGCGAGAATTTCCTGCAGATAACCGTTTCTACAAAGGCACGTTCCGTTATATCGGAGCGCCGGACGTCGTGCGCGATTACTCTTTGGATGCACCTTTCCGGTCTATTGGTAGTCCTTACGAAATTGAAGTACACGACAACGGTGTAGTACACGACAGCATTTATGTGAACTCTGTCGGAAATTGGTTGAAATCTAAATCAAAAATTGCTGTTATTATTGATAACTCGAATCGTGCTCGAAACCTGAAGATACAAACAGCACGCAATAACTTCAATGTCGTTATCGTCGTCAAACCGAATGAAAATTATTTCAGTAATCGGAATCAGCTGGCGGCACATAAAGAATCATTTACCAACCATGAGGAATTGAAGTCTTATTTTGAATCATGGATCGGTGTACAAGAAACAACGCCGGACTACCTGGTCTTTGCCGATAAACTGATCGAGGTCTTTGGCGATTTATTCAATCCGGATGAAGTCTATTTCATGCATGAAATGGAATATGTTCGCCCGACCGTTGAAAAAGATCCTGGGATGTTTAGTTTCCATTACAATTCATTTAACTTCGACAGCGTTTATGAATTAGATGGAAAAACCGTTTCAGATATTATTGATTCGGGCAAAAAGATCGTATATATCGAAGTATCTGGCCGAGAAGGTATCCATAAAATTCATGGTAATACCTTACGACAATCCACGGCTGGACATTTGCGTGAAGCGATGGAAAGAACGAAGTTCGGCGAGAATGGAAACGAAAACCTGTTTGATTTGCTGGGAGCACATCCAACAATCGTTCTTGCGCGTCGTAAATCTGTTCCGATGATGAAGAAATTTCCTGAAGTATTCATCCCCATTGACGCAGTGTTTGATATGTTGCTTGAGCATTATAAAGATGAATTTCAGGCGCTTGAATCTAAGAAACTCCTGAAACTTCGCAAGGGCATAAACATCATGTCTCATCGCATTGATTATGGTGCCAAGCTGTTGATTGATTCCCATGGAAAAGTTACGGATGGCTATGCCCATCATCAACACAGGGCAAAAGCAATCATCGGTTATGCGAAACAACAAATCACTGAAGAAGAATGGAAGATTGTTCGTATGCTGGCCAAACGAAATCCGTCTGGATCGGGGTACGGTTATTTCCGCAAGGCTGTTGAGGAATTACATTATCATATAGAAATGCCTTTCTCAACTACGAGATTTTTCCGCGCCTGTAACCAGTTAACTCAAGTTGTTGATTTATTGAATGAAAAATTAACTGCTGAAGGATTTGATGAGATAAAGGTCACTAGCACTATATCTCAAAAGCAAAAGGCCAAAAACCGATACCGAGTTGAATGTCATCGTTTGGTGAAATTCATGATGTCAACATATCAGCCTTCGGCACACAACGCGATTGAAGATGCCACTAGATTTGTGAAGGCTATTTCAAAACGTATTCTCGGGGCATAATAGCCCCATTACCCCACAGTGAGAACTACAAGATGAATGCTATAGAAAAACGTATTCTCAAGCTGTTGAATGAGAACAGAAGTCAAAGTTCAATAGCCAGTGAATTGGGCGTACCGCGCTCAATGATACAACGCGTGTCGGATAAAGAACTGGGAGTGGATCCAGCTTCGATTAAGTCTCTGACCACTGAACAGATTCAAGAAATACAAACCAAGAGCAGCAAAGGTGAAAGCAATTCTTCTCTGGCATCAGTTTATGGCGTCAGTGCCAAAACAATTGCCCGCGCCCTGATGGTTCGTATCATCAAAGAATCTAATAACGTGGTCGTGATTTCGCCAATTAAAGAATTGACTGAAGAAGGGAAAATCCCCGACACCTATGAAGTTCTGGAAGGTTCGGTGTCTGTCGATTCTGAAGGCGAAGAATGGTATGTTGGCCGTTTCCTGGAAAACCAAACAGTGTTTATCTGTATGCGTTACGATAGCTCTGCTGCTATTCAGGCCAAACTTTTCAGAAGCGAAGAACTGAAACCGTTAGAAACTCGGTCAAGCCGCTTCAATGAAGAAAACATTTCTCCGTTGGCCGAATTGGCGACAGCACTGGTTGATGGCGTTACCAAAGTCAATGACGGCGTGGTAATCAGTGTACAACATGACGGCGAAACATACCCGATGCGCGGTTCCCTTGATGCCCGTCGGCGTGTGGGATACTTTGACGCAATTCTGGGGCGTACACTTCGACTGGCGTTGTCGTCTGTTGTTTTCTCGGTTAAGACAACGGCTGTTGAGGAAGAGTCTGGCGACAAACAAACTCAAAACTCATTTAAAGAAAAAGATCTGTCAGTGTTCTTGAATGAGCACCAGATCATGATTTTACCGGAAAGCATCGTTATCGTTATGGATGGCAAACCGGAAACGATAACCACAAGCCATCAGGCGTATGATCGTATTGTTGAAGCGATTAAAAATCGTGACGTCAAAACAGCGTACACTCTGATGAAACCGCGTGAAGCCATCAGCAAATTCACCACAGGCATGGTTGACCTTTCAGACAATCGTGTTCGCTGGGGTGGCTATGACATCACGGGAACTTCCGTCGCCAAACGCATTTTGGCACTGGCATTAAAAGGCGATTATCCGAACTTAGAACGCTTGGGTCGTTTTCTGGACAAAATGTTCCAAAACCCGAGCGCCGCGCTGGTTCAGTCCGGTCGAATCTATGAATTCATGGCATATTCGGATATCGAAATTCATGAAGACGGTGATATCATCCTGTATAAATCCGTTCGCGGTAACTACATGGACAAGCGCACAGGAAAAGTTAGTAATGCTCCTGGCACCATTGTTCGGATGGCTCGCTCATTCGTGAACGATAACAACAAAGATCTGTGCTCTTACGGTCTTCACGTTTGTTCTCTGGCTTATCTGAAACAATGTTTTGGTAGCCTGGGACAACGCGTTGTCCGTTGCAAACTGAACCCGAAAGATATCGTGTCTATCACTGATGATTATGGCTCCAGTAAAATCCGCTGCTGTGAATATCTGGTATTAGACGATTACACCACGGAATACAACCGCCAACATAAATCCATTGATGTTGAAGGTCTATACAAGTAAGTGTAAATGGATATAAAAGGGAGGCTTCGGCCTCCTTTTCTTTGAGGTGAATATGGAAACTAGAGATGTTTACTTCGTGTATGAACAACAAGCATTTGGTTCATTACGCCGGAAAACAAAATTCCTTGTTGATTCATTCCAATTTGATGGAGAACTCAAGGAATACTCGTTCAGGAATTTTCCTCCGAGAGAAGTCATAGGCGACCAGTTCGTGAAATTATTTTGTCGTTGTGGCGGCTGTGACTTTAACGACGACGGATATTCCATGCATGTTTATTGCTGCAATTGTTGTGGTAAATATATTACAGTCTATAGGAGAACTGATCATGGCAAAGACACAAAAGAAAATTGAAAACACTCAAACCATTCAAGAAATCACTGCACAGGAAGAAAATAAACTTCCCAGTTATCTTCAGCGTGTGGTGGATAACGTGCCTCAGGGCGGCGACGGCGGTATTGTCTACGCTGGTGACTACGGTTGGGTGTGTGAATATAAAGACGGCTCTAAGGAGCTTCTAGAGGAACTCACCGGACTTGCCGGAACTTTGCGCCGTTACGGGTTAGATAAATTCGGTAAACCTATGAAACCAGGTACTGTGGTATCAACCGATATTACAGTTGAAGTTCTTCTTTTGCTTGATATCAATGATCTTAAGACACTTGCGGAACCCCTGGGTATCGACGCGACTGACCGTAATGAAATAATCTCGCAATTGACTGAAAAACTGCAGATTAAATAATCCCAGTGTATAACTGCTGATTATAATTCAATATGGCTATCGTTGACGAAAGCAATTTGATGGAGTACGCTCTAAGACATTATATCACCCCTGGTGTCTCAAGAGATGATTTGATGGTAGACATTCAGCGAATTTCGCTAATTAATCAATCATTGAAAAGATTTGTGCCAGGGAAAAGTCCTCGCGTACTTATCAATCAATTGATTATCCTTTTCAATACCTTTGAAACCGAAGCCGTGTGTCGAATGTTGGTGTTGAAAACGGATAAGAACCAACATCCTCGTCTTAAAGCAGCGCTGTTGACGTTAGGAGTTTGGCGAGATGATTTATGTTCCGGTTCATACGAACCAGATAATGAGCTGATGATGGCTCTGAACAACGATTTGGATGAGTGGAGGAAACCATGCCAACAATCACAGTATTAGTCGCACCGGAAGTTGTCCGCAACAAACCCGAAACCGAACGCAATCATGTCGTGACGGGTGTTGCAAAGGGTTGGCAAAAGACCAGCCTCAACCAAGATCCTGATGAGATCCTGACCGAATGTAAAGGTCTTGACGCTCTGCTCACCAAGAGCAATTTACAAGCGGACGGTGTCACCAAAGTGGATCCCACCAAGCCTATCGGCTTTCAAGTATCTTATGAAATCCACGATCCGAATGCCATTTTAACCACCGGACTTGTGATTACTCCAGCTACAGCCAGCGGAGAGATCGGACAATTTGTTGAATTGCTAGCGACGGTATCCCCTGCCAATGCCACATATCAAGGCGTTAATTGGTATTCTGGTGATATTACGAAAGCTGTACATGTCGGTGGTGGTAAATTCAAATTGCTGGCTTCAGGAACTGTAACGGTTTATGGTGTCACGGTTGAAGGGAATCACACAGATTCTACGGTTATTACAGTTGCAGGCGCTCTGTCGCTGTCGACTGATTTACCTGCCACCAAAGACGTAACTTCTGGACAAGACGGAACCTTTAGTGTTGTTGCTGCGGGTGGTACAACTCCATACACTTATGTGTGGCATTTCTCTGATACTCCTGGGGGTGCGGGGTCAGTTATCGATGCTGGCACTAATGCCACCGCCGCCACTGCTAACCTGGTTATCACAGCAGTTGAAGCCGCAAATGAAGGCGAATATTGGTGTGTTGTTTCTGATGCAGATGGCCATTCTGTCACGTCTACTCGTTGTGAAATGGCTGTGGTGTAATTTATGAAGAGCTTCCAGGATTTCCTTGAAGACTCTTCTGCTCCGGCAACCACGACCGCCGATGTGGGGAAACCCGAAGGCGGTATGGTCAAGGAGCCTGTCAAAAAACCAAAAGATCTTGAAGAAGAGTCTGATTTTAAAAAGATCTTTGGCAGCATTTTCAAAGATTTGGATTTATCCAAGGCGCGAAAATGGAATTTCAGGACAGGCCAATACGACGATTAAAGAGGCTTCGGCCTCTTTTTCATTTCCAGCATTGGGTGTATAATGGACCCGTTCCCCATGAGCGGAACCTAACTGAGGATATACCAAATGCAATCTATGATCAAACGTAAAATAGAAATCTCCATGAATGCCCATGTCGATATGATCCAGCAGCTTGTGGCAGATGCGTATGAGATACAAAAGGAACGTCAAATTAGGGGAGTGATAGACCCTATTTGCTCCGGCAACATGCTCTACTACAGAATGCTCCGCCAGACCGGACATACAGCCGCTCTGAAGAAACTACTTTCTAAAAAGTTTCAGGTCGAAAACGACGCATATGTGTTTGGCGTCTTCCATACTTCTCGTGAACGTGATGCATTCTTCTATCCTTCCCGCAACCCTCAGACGGGCGAAGAATTACTTATCCCTGATGTCGACAAGAAAGAGAGCACGACGACAATCACCCATTTCATGGGGACCAGGATCGATAAGGCTAACATAATCGTGTTCTCTGACACTCTACATGATGTAAAACGTTTAGCCGCTGCCCGTGAAATGTTGCAGGATGCTCGGACCAGTCTCACAAATTTGACTTTAGTAGTGTTTCTGGGCTAGATATCTGTGTGGGGAGAGAACTCCCCATTTGAATCGGAGGTGATTTATGCTACGTTGCAAAAGAGGTTCCAACTCCTTTAAGTTGGGCATGCTGACTGGAGTAACGTTCATGATTGCTTTAGACAGCCTTGTGGGACTGCTTTCCCTTCCTGATTTCAGGATGGAACGATTCATATTGTTAGTTCTATTTGGCGGCGTCTCGGTTATTAGTGCTTTGAAAGCGTACAAAAAGATCTGATTTAACACACACACACAGCAATTTTGATTTGAGACCCTATATCATGCTCCCATTACTCAATGTTCCAAAAGAACGTATGACGCCGGATAGTGAAGGTAAGACCCATTACAACATATACAGTCGAAGTCGCACAGAACTAGGCAGATTCCTTTCCCATTTTGCATACCATCCCATGGATACTGTTGATGGTAATTTCAACTCAATAGAAGGCTACTGGTATTGGCTAAAATATCGCCACGACGACTTGCGTAGTCTTTACGGGAACGACGCCAAGCAATTTGGACAAACCCTGGCCAAGTCACGCATCTTTGTATTGTCCCCTGATGATCCCAAATTTAAACGAGACATTATCGCAGCGACGAGTCAAAAATTGCTGACAATGCCATCCAAGTTGAGATTCCAATTGGCCCACAGCCGTCTTCCCCTTATTCATGCATATGAGCATCAGGGGAAATACAGTTTTCAAAACTCTATGGATTTTATCATACAGCATATTAACCGCTTCCGTCTAGAAGGATATTTGAAATGAATTTTCTAAAAATTATCTTCAACACATCATATGAACTCAGCCAGCGCGATCCTAATCGTTCTCCTGTGTTTGTATATTGCAAACTCGTGGAAGAGTCTTGTGAACTATCAGATGTGCTTTATGGAATCGCTGCATCCGAACCCCTGAACGGTGAAGTGGCGGACGTTATCATCTCGGCTCTGGATCTATTATATGTTGTGGATTATCAACAAGTTCAACAACATGGGTCTATGACCAAAGAAGAAATCTTTGACTCCATGGTGTTTGCTTTGGCTACGGCCAATCACACAACTGATCTCAGCCAACATACGTTGGAGGATTATTGGTTCTGCAGTGGTGTTGAAACTATAGACAAATATCTTGCGATGGTTAATCATTACAAAGGCCGCATCACTCGTTTACTGAACCAACCTCAACGTTCAGAAGATAATATGGTGGACCTGGTTTCAAATCTGATACGCAATACTGCCAAATTGGCGTGTGGGTATAATCAAAACCATATCAACACGATCGTTAAAGTAGAACATGCCATAGAACACAAAGTTGAAAAGTGGCGTGGTAAATTTGGTCTATAAGCCAACCCCATACATAATCTTGTGTGTTTACCATTGACGGGATAGGCCGATGTCCAACAAAATTGATATTGAACGCAAATACAAAAAGCTCACTCACATAGAGCATATCCTACTTCGCCCAGAGCGTCATCTGGGCAGTATCCGTTCGTCTGTGGGGACGGTGTGGGTGTATGACCCAACCAAAGACAAAGTCATCTTCCGTGACAACTTTGAGTACTCCCCTGCGCTGATCAAACAGTTTGATGAAATCATCACCAACTGTGTTGACCACAGCAAGACCCCTGAGGGTAAAGGCTTGACGGAAATCACCGTCACGGTCTCCCCTATGAACGGTCAAATCATCGTTTCTGACAACGGGGGTATCCCTGTGGTCAAGCATGGCGTCACCAATGAGTGGCTCCCTGAGATGTTGTTTGGCTCGCTCTATGCGGGCAGCAACTTCAACGATGAGGACGAGGAGTACAACAACCAGAAGTCCGGCGGCCAGAACGGTGAAGGGGCTTCGCTCGTCAACGTGTTCTCAAAGTGGTTCCGCGTTGCTACCAGTGACGGCAAGAAGTCTTATACTCAGCTGTTTGAAGACAACATGAGCAAGAAGTCCAATCCGGTCATCGGCAATACACCGAAAGAGTTCGGCACCACTATTGCCTGGATCCCTGATTATGCGCGCCTGGGTGTTAAGGGGCTTGACCAGAACAACCTGCTCATGATTTACCGTCGTGCATTCGAAGTGGCGGCATGCAACCCGCGCCTGAAGGTTGTTCTCAACGGCAAGCAAATCCGCATTGATCGATTTGGTCATTTCGTTGATTACTTCTACGCTGGCTCGGCTGTTGATGAAACGGATGATTGGTCTGTTGCTATCACTCCCTCATCTGGTGCGTTCATGCATGCATCATACGTGAACTCAATCGCCACGCACATCGGTGGACCTCACGTTGATTATGTTGCTGACCAGATCGTGGCGGCTATACGCCCTCAGCTGGTTAAGAAGTTCAAGACCGAACTGAAGCCAGCGATGATCAAGAACCACATGTCATTGTTCATCGCCGCCGACATCAACAACCCTCGCTTTGACAGCCAGACCAAGGAGCGCATGACGACTCCTGTGAGCCAGTTTGGTACGTCCTACAAGCCCAGCGATAAACTGATTCGCAAGGCGCTTGAGTTCGTGACAGCAGGGCTGAGTAAAGAACTGGCTTCATTACGCAATGAACAAGAAGATGCCGAATTTGAAAAGGCGAAGAAGGATATCAGCAAACGGGATTATCGTGAGATTGAGAAGTATTATCCGGCGACCGCCAGAGGCGACCGCAGTGGGTGTTCTCTGCTACTGACAGAAGGTGACAGCGCATCCAACCCTATCCTGAACGCTCGTGATACCAAGAAAATTGGTTTGTTCCCGCTTCGTGGTAAGTTTATCAACTGCTTGAACGCCCCGCGCTCAAAAGTGATGGCGAACGAAGAATTCAAGAATTTATGCACCATTCACGGCGGTGCTGTGCCAGGCCAACCGCTTGATATCAGTCGCTATCCACAGACCGTCGTGGCAACAGACGCGGATGACGACGGCATTCATATCCGTGGGTTGTTAATAACTCTGTATTGTACGTTCTGGCCTGAATACGTTCGTCAGGGTAGGCTGAAGCTCCTTCGTACTCCATACATGCGCGTGTGGTGTGGTAATATAATGTACGAATTCATGAACAATGCCGAATATGAGGAGTTCCTGAAGACACCCGACGCCAAGAAGATCACGAAGAAGAAATATCTGAAAGGTCTTGGCGGTAACAGCACTGAAGACTTCAAGCGTATTCTAAACAACCTGGATGCGTATACTACGACGGTCACGCTGGACGATGGATACAAGCAGTCATTGAAGAATGGTTTCGGTGATGAGGCTGCTGATTACCGAAAAACCTGGTTTAGCGATGTTTGCCTATTTGAAACCGAGGATGAATAAGATGGTTGCTAAAAGTATTACCGTAACAGAATTTATCAACGGGGATCATAAAGAGTTTTCCGTGGTTAACAGCATCCGTCAAATCCCTCAGCTGATTGACAGCCTGAAGCCAAGCCAGCGCAAGATACTCTTCGCTGCTCTTGAATACAACAAGGAGGAGATTGTTGACCGCCTTGGCATGTTCGCCGCCGCTCGCACGAATTACAAATCCGGTGGTGAGAACATGAGCGGTACGATCGTGAACATGGCTCAGGGGTTCCCAGGTACGAATAACATCCCATACTTTGACCGCGACGGACAGTTTGGTTCAATCATGGGGCGCGAAGCGTCTTCCGCTCGTTATATTTCAGTGGCAGTGTCTGAAGTTATCCGTAAGATCTTCCGAAAGGAGGACGATGGGATATTGGAATACAATTATCTTGGGGAAGAGAAACTGGAGCCGAAATTCTTTTTACCCATCCTGCCCATGTTTCTCGTGAATGGTATCAATGGTATCGGCTCGGGTTATGCCACCGACACCCCATGTCACTGCGTTAAGTCCGTGCTCAGTGCCCTGAGAGCACTTCTCCGTGGCGAAGACCCGAAGGACTTAAAACCGTACTGGAATGGTTTCAAAGGAGAGACAGGCTATACTGAGGAAGGAAGAGCATACAGTCGTGGTTTGTTCACCCGCGTCAATGCAACCACTCTGAACATCACCGAGGTTCCTATTGGTTGGTTCTCTAAAACCTATGAGACCAAAGTGTTGTTGCCGTTGTACAAATCCGGCATACTCACTGAATATGCTAACGATACGACCGAAGATGGTTGGGATATCACTGTTGTATTCAAGCGGGGTGAATTGTCTAAGTTGAATGACGAACAGGTTGAACAAATGTTCCGTCTCTACTCAGCTAATAAGCCCGTGTGGACAGCTTGGGATGAAGATGGTGTTATTCACCGTTATGATGGTTGGAAAGATATGTTGCTTCCATTTTTCAATTATCGCCTGAGTCGCTATGAAGATAGACGTCAGTATCTTATCAAGGAATTGACCGACAAAATACACCGTTTGAACAATCGTGCCATATTCATTGGGTGGGCTGTCGTTACAGATATGCGCCGGAGCCTCACGGAACTGAAAGCGTTATTCCAGACAGACTATCCTGATTTTGATGGCGATCTCGATGATTTATTCAAGATGTCTTTATCATCAATTACACTAGATGCCCGTGAACGTTTGTTGAACCAGATAAAGAATTTAGAAGTTCAACGAGAAGAATTAAATAATAAGCAAGACATCGATCTTTATACTGAAGATTTAGATGATCTTGAAAAGGCATTGGGCCTATAAATCCGGAGGGTGAATTCCCTCCAAACAAGCAAGGGGTTCACCATGTTTGTATATTTCCGCAGTCTCTCATTGCTGACTTTCTTCTATTGGTTGTTCGATATCTTATGCCCTCGTTTTATTAAAGAGGAAGTTGCTTTTGTCAATCATGAAGGCCAACAAGATTTATGGATACCTCTTTGCGCTCTTTCTGATGTAACCGAATCGGATGAAGTGGGTATGGTTGGCACCATGCGTTCATTTAATTTATTTGGATTCGCATTATTCCCTAAGTTAATTGGAGAATTACACCCATACAATCCTGATGAAGAAGTGGAGGCGTGATATGTCAAAATTATTGACTCCAAAATTATTATCAATGGGTGGTTCCATATATTTTCATTGTCCTGGATGTAATATGCTTCATCCTTATCGCATTTCAGGGCAAATGCCTGGCCCAATATGGCAATGGAATCACGATCTCGAATCACCGACTTTCACTCCTAGTCTGTTGGTGAATCATTCTGATCCGGCGAGTCGTTGTCATTTGTTCTTGACTGATGGTAAATTACAATTCCTTGGTGACTGTTTCCACGAATTAAAGAATCAAACGGTGGAGATGGTTGATATCCCCGAACCTGAAATATGGATAGATTAGATTATGAAATTACTTGGATATTTTCGTTCTTTACCTACTGGATCTCCTAATGGGTGTCAGTTATATTCTGAGGTGAAAGGGGACGTGGACGACACTCACATCGCCTTGTATACTCGTGATATACCTGACCCAACCAAGTTTGATCGGCGTGTTGTGGCTGCTGCCAACAAATATGGTGATGTGATCGTTGTAAGCGCCCGACATCACGACAAATTGATGAACACGCAACTCAAACGATTGAAGGAAGCAGGTATTATCGAAACCACCCACACTCGTGAACAAGGGTTTATTGATAACTATGGGCAATGGATGTCCCGTGAAGAGGCCGCTGTGGTCGCTCGTGAAGCCGGACAAACTAATCAGGTCCGTTTGAAGAACACTCCTTTCAAAGAACTCTTTTCCGAAGACCTCTATTGAATAAATTGGCGGTATAATTGCCGCCTAACCCCATAATGAGACAAATAACATGGCAAATGAAATTGGTGATATTGCCCAGTTCCGTGCTATTTCACGCCGCCTGAAATCGTATGGACTCGTCATCGAAGAAATAGATGAAGATGTTCAGAGTGTATTGGAAGGGATGTTTGGGAGTACCGTTGGAACGGAATTATTTGAACTTTTAAAGATGGCAGCTGATAACCAATTCGTTGAATATATTTCTGAACACGCTATTGATGGTCTGAATAAATGAACGAGTTATATGAATTTGAACGCGTGTATGAGTCCGCTTCAGTTTCAGGATACATGAAACGATTATATCAAGAAATCTGTGTTCGTTTGATAATGCGAGGAATATCTGTCAATTGTGTTATGGCACAGACAGACAGTTTTATTATGACACTCACTGACCATCGCCAGAATATGTGTATCATCCAGGTTAGCTGTGTCAACAACGAAATTATACAATGGAGACGTTACGCATGACCACATATGTTATCACAAACGGCGATTTACTGAAAGCCGCTACGAGTTTTAATCTCATCAATGCTTTCGCTCATGGAGCAAATTGTTGGTCTGTGATGGGCGCAGGTATCGCCAACCATGTTCGATTAGATTTCCCAGAAATTTACCGAGCCGACCAATTAGATGAACGTGGTCCGGAACAACGTTTGGGGAACATGTCCTATGCGTTTGATCATGACACTGGTGTCTGGGGATTCAATTTGTATACTCAGTTCTACCCTGGTCCTAACGCACGCATGCCTTCCATTATCAGTTCAGTTCAGATTATGTTTGAACAAGTTCACGATATCATTGAGGCAAAAACTGACGAAACAGTCTATGTTGGTTTACCCGCCATCGGCTGTGGCATCGGTGGATTAAAACTGTTTCACGTGGTGAGTCAGATTAATAAAATCGCGGAGACTATCTTCGAAGATACCAGGCGTCGTGTCGTACCCGTCTTTTATATCCGACAGGGTGACGGGTTTGAACAAGATTTACAAGAACTTTCCCAGATGGTAGACTACGGAATCTCTGTCGTCGCTAGTGAAGAAGATATCATCGAAGAGGAAGGTATTGGATGAAGCGTGAAATAACAGAAGAGATGCTCGCCAAAGCCGTTCTTCATCCCAAGGTGCGTTTTGCATTTATCCCTACACGTTTACACGATGGAAATTGGGTATGGCTGGAGCATTACGTTCGCGCTCCTATCGGCCTATATGCCCAACTCCGTTATGGCGGCGAAGTCGAGTTAAAACAATATCGCGTCGGCGGGGGATTAGGCGGGTTGGATGACGGGGAATATTTCCCACATCGCAATTTCGCCATGAACGATAATTCATATTTCAAAGTCGAGTATGCCACCGCTTGTGGGACATATCCTTTGAAACTCCTTTTAGAGAAAGCAGGGGAAACTGATGTATAAATCTAATTTCTTGGCCGTCGCTGATAGCGAAACTCTCGGTCGTTGGGATGATGCTGTCATGTTGTCTTGGGCACAGACTATCGCCGACCTGACCAAGCGTTATACCCTTCAGCAGCTTGTTGAAGAGCGCACGACATTTATCAAACTGAATGTCAAAGAACAGATTGAACTTGGCCGTGTGAAAGACCAGGGTACTGTGGAATGGTGGCTGGGTACAGGTAAACGAAACCCGTGCGACGCCGCCCGAGCTATCAGTCTATATCCGACTGACAAGGATATTTCTATTTTCGAATTGGCCGATGAAATTCGCAAGGGATGCCATCGCCTTGGGATCGACCCGCGCTCGGTTGACTGGTGTGATAGGAATCTGTTTGACCTACGCAAGGCTCAGCATATCATTGAGGTGACGTGTAAGCAAGATTCCAACGAACCTTGGGACTATCACCACACATTTGACATCGTAAGCTGGCTGAAGGGTGTTGGGCAGCAGGATCGATATGCTGGTATCAAGGCGTGGGAACTGGAAGGTATGGTCTATCATGATCCTCGTTATGATGCGGCGCTTGATTGGCTACGCATTCAGAAAACCATGGAAGACCTGATGGGGCTGAAGGTGGAAGGATGAATCTTTCCTTGTTTTCATGGTTGTTTACAATCATGGGTTTCTTCATAGTCAGTGTTCAATATTTGGAGGTTCTTAAATGTTCTTTCAAATTGTCGGGGTGATCACGACCATTATTTTTGTTGTCATAACGCTTTGGATATTGTATTCTTCATTTATCCATCCGATTTTTCAGGCTCTCAGTATTACGCGTTGGCTCACAGCGTGTTCTCTGAAATCTGGAAGCGAATGTCCTTCTTTATCGTCCAAATGGAAATTCTTCAAATGGGCGTATGAAGTCGGAGGAGTCCGAACCACCAGATATTCAAATAATGTAGGGGAATGGTTTAGCATCGGCAATTGGCGTTTGTATGAATCTGAAGACAAATAAGCCCCGAAAGGGTCTTTTCTATTTGTATAATGTATTATCATTGCACCATCATATCTTTATGGCGCACAACAAATGATTCTTTAAGAGGAATATTTTAATGGAAATTGTTGTCTCAATATCTGATTGTGATTTTGTATACCGTGTTCTTCAAGGGGATGCTCCATTGCCGGAGAATAATCAAGAAGTAACGTTGTTCTGGTCTGGTGGGGTGGATAGCACATACATGTTGATTTGGTTGTTATCGAAAGGATATTCAGTTCATACTGTGTATTGCCACCTCGAAAATAATAAATGCAAATCTAAACGCGAAAATTGGGCGAGGAATAAAATTCACAACTGGATTAATAAAAATGCCCCACTTCTTATGTATCGTTGGACACATCATCAAGAACCTATCAGTAGCATCAACGTCCCTGACGGTGGTTTTCGCGCTTGTTTAGCACAAGCCCCGATATGGTTATTAAACACGCAATTAAAAGGCAGGGGCTTGCCGTCCACGTATATATTGGCATATGTTAACGGCGATGACGCAATACACTGGATACCCGCCTTTAATAAAGTCATTGAAGGGTACAACATGATGACCAGAGACGGGGAAAGACCTATTGAAATTTTATATCCATTGATTAGTCTCAAGAAATCTTGGTTCTATCATCACATGTCTCCAATACATGACTTAATGACATGGTGTGAAATGCCAATTTTGAAAAAGAATTGTAATTGCCCTGCGTGTGTTCGACACCGCCATGAGTTATCATAGAGATGAAACGTTCGGTTGTTGTAAATGATATCACGAGATTGATAAATCTTATCAAAGACGTGTTCCCCCAACAGGTCGATGTCGAGTATATCGGGAAGAACGGAAAATGCTATCAGGTTGCTCTGGTTCTGAAGCACGTATATCCCCAAGCAGAGATCCATTATAGCCAGATTGAAGGTCATGTATACACCATGATTGATGGGAATTATTATGACATTGAAGGCATCCACTTCAGTGTCCCACCAGACACGTGTTTGCTCGAACATAATAGAGGTCACAAACCGCATCGTTGGCATAAAGGGTTTGTGAACGTGCCGATTTTAGAATGGCTGAGGAAACCATAATGGCGGGAATCGTAAAGCACCTTGGTGACACTCACCTTGGGCATAAGAAGGTCTTTAAACCGCGTGGGTTTGATACACAGGAAGCGCATGACGCTGCGGTTATCGACACGATCTTCCAAGGATTGAAGTCTCGGGATGTGTTGGAACTTGCAGGAGACATCTGCTTCATCGGGGCTGAAGGGTTCATTCGCCTGATGCGGGAGGGTGCCAAGCGAAACATTGATGAGTTTAAGCGACGCCCCGTCCCCGATGACTGGCGTCCGAACTTTATCATCAGGGTGGCACAGGGCAACCACGACAGCTTTAAGATGCTGTTGTCTTTGTATATGGACGGCTGGATTAGCTCCTTCGGCGCTATGTACGAACGTGACACGCCTGTTGGCCGTGTGTTGACAACACATGTTCCTTATCAATTAGACCGTTGGGCGTATAATATCCATGGTCATCTTCACGAAAATATTCGCGAAGAGCGCGAATACCTGAACTGCAGTTGGGAACAATTCAAGCGTCCTGTCACCCTGGCTGAGTTGTTATACACAAATTTAGGAATTGCATTATGAAAATATTCTTTCCTGGTCAGAAAGTACCCGAAGAAATAGAAAAGGTCGAGTTATTTGGTTATAAAAGCGGTGATCCGTTCCTGCGATTTTCTTCACCATGTATCGTGAAGCGCAATCATGAAGGGTATTATGTGCGCCCAATCATTCTCATGGGTTCTATCATGACGCTGAGAGCCAAAACAGACTCCGTCGTTATTACCGGAAGTCCTAACATACCCAATGGGAAGACCACGCTCAATGGAAAGCCTATCCTATCGTCTTGGGCGTTAATTGGATTTCTGTCTATAATCTTGTTTTATCGTTACCTTACCGACTTGGGGATCTTATGAAAAAGCCACGCATCACAGGACATCAACTCTGCGTCCTTTTAGGAATGTTGAATTTTGAAAAAGGTGAAGCCAGACGCCTTTGTCATTGGTATTTCAATCCCAAATCTTGGACGAACGATAAAGGGAAAACGGTTTGGACTTTTCATGCGCCACCGATATCTGGCGGGTTTCGTTCTGTAAAGGGTGATCCATGGGATACGCGTTCAGGTCAATCCTTGTTGTCTAAAGGTCTAATCGAACCTGCGTTTACAATGGTTCATGACAACTCTGAAGAGTATAAGCATTGGCCGAAGGCTGAAGTAACATTCTATAGGCTTACAGACCTCGGTAAAGCATGTACTGAATAATATTTTAGGTTATTGAAGAAAGGGGAAGGTATACTTCCCCTTAATTTATTGGGAGAGACAAACATGATTTCATTAAAAGAAATGTACGAACGCCTCGAAGAACTGAAATCTAAAGAACGTCTGTATTCAGAAGAGAATGCAGAAATGTCAGATCTTATCGAAAAAATTGCGTTGCGTGAAAAGTATCTTCAACGTTATATCAATCATCCACCTCATATGGTTGAGCGCATGTCTACAATTCTCGAATTGGACAACAGCGGTGTAACAGGCAAAGACCTGATTGTCAAAGAGGTTCATTCCATGGTGTCCCTCGGTCAGATCTTTGGCCGCGCCGACCAGGATGACATGATCTTTTTACTTGAAAAGGCTCTGATAAAATAATGGCTATCAAACCACGTATGATGTTTGCTCATATGCGATCAGCTGCAGCATATGGTGTAACCAGTTATGCTCGGCGTCTGCAAGTCGGTTGTGTTATCGTAAACCCTGAAACTGATCAGCCTGTGGCTATTGGATGGAACGGAACGCCTCCTGGCATGCCGAATGTTTGTGAGATGGAGCAACACGGGCAAATTGTTACAAACCCGTGTGTTGTTCATGCGGAGGAAAATGCTCTAATGCGTATCCCCGAAAATGCAGATGATTTCACAGGGTTGGTTATGTTTGTGACACATAGTCCTTGCCCTAATTGCACTCAAAAGATAATAGATAGCGGTAAAATCGATAAAGTATATTATCAAGAGCCATATCGTATCATGGATGGAATCAAAAAATTGATGAACGCTGGAATTGAAGTTTATCGGATGGTAGACGATATGGCGATTCTTCAGCATGTTTTCGACGATCAAGGCGAAGTCGGATACGAACAAATCTTATCCAACCCAGACAAATTAAGGAATTAAAATGCGTTATGTAGACCGCATGCTCCGCGAAAATGAACATGTCATCGCTTTCACCCGCCCGACTTGGTGGAGCGGTTTTTGGATTTATGTTCTGGTTATTTTAACGATTATCCCAACATTTGGATTCAGTTTGTTATTTCTGATACCAACAATTTTAAATGTATTGACAACTGAATTCGCAGTCACCAACAAACGGGTTATCGTAAAACGAGGGTTTATCCGCCGTGATGCTGATGAACTCCGCCTTGGTAAAGTAGAAACCATTAAGGTGGACCAGTCTATTACAGGCCGTATCCTGAAGTTTTCAACAATCAGTGTTATTGGTACGGGCGGTACTCGCCTGTTGGCTACAGGTTGTGCTAAAGGGAACGAATTCCGTCAAAAAATTTATGATCATCTGGGTGACTAAATGATTACTGCAGGATACACCGTCGATTTGTATTGTGAGTGTGTTGAATGCAAATCTTGTAATTGGGCTTGGCAAGAGCATCACCCCAGATGCGGGATGAAGTCTTATGCTGGTGAATCTTGGGGAGACTGTGCTAGACAAGCCCGTGCTGATGGGTGGATGATATGCAGGGACAAACAAACTTGCTTTGCCCCTGGACATCCAAGGAAATCAGGGTAATAACAAACCATCATCTTTCAATTGCGTTGGTTGTTTATTAGCAGTTTCCTTCTTCATTTGCTCTTTCAACGCATTAATCCTTTGAGCGCGGCGTCGATCTTCCATTTCGACTTCGCGCTTTTTCTTAGAACGAAGAGCAAATTGTTTTTTAACTTCTGGGTCTTCACCTGGCACCAAATGTTCTTCTGTCCAGATAATGAATTTCCAACCTACCTTTGCGCAATGTTCTTTAGTTGCTGTCCACTTTGCCTGATTTACCAACCAAGTGCGCATTGAATTATTGAATGTTGATTCCTTCATCGTTTTAGTTTTGCGAGGTTCTTTAATCTGGTCTTTGGGTTTTATTTCAATAAGAGTAATTTGTAATTCATCGGAATCCTGCCGACGAGTCCAAACCTTCAAATCCATGAAATAACGATGGGCGCGGCCATCAACCGGAGATATGTAAGGGATTACACAAGTTTCCGAACCCCACTTCACGATAGCAGGATTCATGTCACAGAATTTGAATGCAACCAATTCTAAAGAGGAACGAAACACGATATCTTTTACGTCTCCGACATATTTTTGAGGATTGTTGGGAATAAATTTTCCTTGTAAATACGATGCCATTATGCTTTCCTCCAACCTTTATGTTGTATGTTTCGGCCGTTATGGACATGTCTCATAGATCCTTCGCTCAACTCATTTTCTTTACAGAATTTGGAAAGGTTGATAACTGTGACCAAATTTCCTTCTGGATTAACAAATTTGAATTCTCTGGAGTTCGCTTGGGATATCGCGTTCTTCCCTTCTTTTGTGATTGGTCCTTTGCAATTAGAATAATCCACGAGGCCGGATTCCACTCTTTTCTTGTTGGAATTTCTTATTTTGTCCTTTGTTTCTTGTTCCATTACACAGCCAAATCTTGGGTTATTTTCACCGGACCTGTTTTTACCAAACCAAAAATTTCTTTCTCCAGGAAATCCCCTAGATTTGTAAATTCTTTGTAATTCGTCTTTTGATTTTAAACTTAGGGTTTTGAGAGCCTTCTCCGAAGCGTTGGCCCTGATTAATGGATCCGAATTTATGTGCGTAAATGAACCGCGCCCACCGCATGTTAAATTATATGTGTCATCTCTATCTATAAATTCTTGATTCACTATCCTGAATTCTTCTTCATACATTTCTTCTGATGTTTTACAAACTTTCAATATATCTTTGCGGAAATTCTCAACACCATATTTCAATATCGCTCTTGTTATAACTCGGCCAGAACCCATATAACCATCATCTGGAGTTCCTTTATGAACCCCAACATATATTTTATTGTTTATCAGATTGGTAATTTGGTATACGAGATACATAGCCATATTCTAGTCCTAAATAGTGTCATCACTCTATTCTAATTAAAGGGCTTCAGACCATGGCGAATTTCAAGTCGACCATCGATAAGATCAAAGTTCTGAACACAAAAGGCTTGGCCAAGTCTCAGAAGCAATTGGTCTATCCATTAGACATAACAGGGGGTAAAACCCTCGGCCATTATGTTCTATTCAACATCAACCGAATATCCGGTTCTTCATATGGGGACACCACAACCCAAACCGTCGAAAATCCGATACAAAATCCATTGGGTAAGACTCCTGTGGTTTATGGTTCTAAATCGGGTTCTATTAGCAAATATGCTTGGGCGCGTCACGTCCGCTCTAACGAATCAATCGTGTTGTGTATGCCCGAATCCATTACAACCAACTATGGCGTTGGCTGGAACGGCTCCGAGTTGGGATTAGCAGGTATGGGTGCCCAATTCTTATCACGCGCCGCCCAAGATATGAGTCAATTCAAACTTGGGGATGCTTTGAATGTTGGGAAAGAAATGGGGAGATTTGCGGCGACAAAGGCCATCCAATCTGCTTCGGAAGCAATTCCTTTCTTGCCGACAATTAATGCTCATGATACATTAGAATTGTTTACAGGTACGATGACCAACCCGTATGTGGAAATGATTTTCCAAGGGGTGCGCAACCGAGAAATCCCGTTCACATTCAAATTCACTCCAAGATCGCAAAAAGAGGCGAAAATGGTGAGGGAAATCATTCGTCTGTTCAAGATGCATATGTACCCCGAATACAAATACAACAAGAATTCCAGTGCATTCTATCTACACCCTTCCACATTTGACATCACGTTCATGGTGCAGGGGGAACGCAACAAATGGTTGCATCGGATATCGACTTGTGTTTTGTCAAACATGTTTGTCAACGAGACGCCGGATTCTTCATATGCTGTCCACAAAGATGACAGCATCGTGTCAACCCAGATTGATATGACATTTATCGAACTGGAACCGTTGCACAAAGGCCGCTTTGATACCGAAGGCGACAGCTTCTAAGGGGAAGATGCCATGAAATATTTTGAGAAATTTCCACTCGTATGGCATCAACTAATTGGTGTCAAAGAAAATGACCAAGTCCTGTTGCAAAACTTGACACGACGGGTTATGGTTGTTAAGAAAATTCGGGACATAGAAGGGCTTCTCCTGCCTTATACTGTTTTCGATGGGGAAACCCCAAGGTCTTTTGCGGAACGGGTCTATGGTTCCTTCGAGTTGTTCTGGATACCATGTCTTATCAATGGTATCATGGATATCACAGAAGACTGGCCAAAACCAGAACGCAGAATCATTGAAGAGCTAACTGCTCGTTATGGACTCGATGGGATGTGGGACGTAAAATACTACGTTGACGAATTTGGGAATGAAACAGATCCCCGCGCTATCCGTTTGGCATATGGCCTTGGCGCTATGGACGACGCGACAATCATCGCGAATTACGGGCTGACTGGCATTACATATCACGATGATGCAATAAACAAAAACGAAGCCAAACGTAACATCCAAGTGCTCGATCCAGATTATGTTTCTTCCTTTGTTAATCAGCTGGAACAGGAGCTGACCAAATGATCGAAAATAAAGAATCTCAAGACGGTATTTTAACACCGTCCACCACATTTGATTTGAAGTATATGGCGATCCTACCACATACTCCAGAAGGTGGTACGCCAAGACCATATGACCTGTCTTCTTTATTTCAAGAATTCAACGTCTACCAAGATCTTGGTTTGGAAGGCAATGCTTCTCCTTCACTGACAGCCAATATCTTGATAAAAGAAGGTTGGGATATATTGGACACAATGCCGATACTTGGCGGTGAAGAAGTAGTGGTGTCATTCAAATCACCAGCGGCTTCTGATTACACTACTCTCTCATTGCGCGTGAGTCGGGTGGGTAGAGTTGCGGATGAATCCAATTCATCATCTAAAAAAGCATTTTGGCTGCACTTGGTGACAACAGATGCGTACCGTGACAGCATGCTGCGTAAGTCTATCGGTCTGAACGGTTCTTATTCAGAAATGGCGGCCAAGATTTTTGAGCAGTTAAATTCTCGAACCAAATTTGAAGACATAGATCCGTCGTATGGCGTGCAAGAACGATTCGCAACTCCTCTTTGGCCTGTACTTCGTTCCATCGATTATATGGCCAGCCGCGCATACGACGAATTGTTTATGCCATTTGTTTTCTATGAAGACTTCACAGGCTATCACTTCAAGAGCATGACGACATTGTTCAACCAGGGCAATCAGTCCATGACTGCCGAAGAGAAACAAGAGGCAAGCGCGGAAAAGAAATTCTTCCGTGATCCTCAAGATGCCCCGTTGATGCAAGACAATAACTTCAACTCCGAACGTTTTATGCGGACGATCATCAAGGCTGAAAAGAAACTGGCGCGTGATCAGTACATGGCGAATTATCGGGATATCTTGGCAGTGAACGAGCGCGTGTATGACTTTAGTACAAAATCCACGACAGCGACCCAACGCATTTATTCAGAATGGTTTGACAGCACTGCTCACCTTGATCCGTTCCCTTTGTTCTCTGATCAATTCGACCGTGAGAACGTTAGGTACATTGAAGCGCAACCGGATGGTGCCGAACAAATAGATTACGCACGACGCGTTATAGAATTCAGCCTCGCGTCAACGGTTATGCGTTTGCTGGTCGTGGGGGATAACCGTCTGAATGTTGGGCAGGTTTATTATATTGAAGATTTGTCGAACCGCCCGAAATCTAATGAAAACATTGCCGAGTTAAGTAAGTTATCAACAGGCCATTATATCGTCACAAAGATACGCCACAAGATTTCACGCCTGACAAATGATTATCAATGCGTCGCTGAGATTGCCAAAGATAGTATGATCCAGAAGGTCTTACCGCCTCAGACTGGTCAAACTGTGGCTTCTACACCAACTCCGACGCCAATAGAGAAAGGACAAGCCCAGAAGGTCTGAGAGGTGACAAATGGCAGATAACAATCAACCGACACCAGGGCAGCAAGACATCGTCAAGGTTTTGGATAAAATCAAAAAAGAAATGATGGAGCGCAAGCAATTGCGCGCCCAATCCGAGACGAATAAACAGCTCGCCGATGTCAACAAACAACTGCAATCTCTGAAGACACGCCAGGCGTCTAATCAGGAGCAGAAAGTCCCGCCAATTAAATTCCCATCGGTGAATGATATTGTTGGTGGGTTTGTCCGCGTCAGTCCTATTTTCACAAGGGATTACAGCACTTGGATGAAAGACACCGTCAGTCTAACAAAGGATGGCAATGAAGAACTGATGCGTATCGCCACCAAGATCGAAAAATTTGGTGAAGCAGCGAATGGTCCAGTTGACGACATGTCAGTTGAATATCTTGACATGATATCAGATCAATTGGGCGCGGCCAACGAAGATAGTCTTGAACGCCTTGATGGATTAAAGGATAAGCTGGCGTTGGTCGGAGGGAAGATCGTAAACCTGACTGACATAATGCTTCAAACGCATAAGGACACGCTGGATTTCAATAAAGATGCCAGTAACGAAACTGTTACCCGCCTCGACAGCATTGATGACAAATTGGGATACATGAACGAAGATCTTAATGATACTCTGACACGTATCTATGAAAGTGATCAAAAATATAGAGAAGAAGAGAAATTCCGTCGTGGCGAAGAAGGTAAGGAAAACAAGAACAACCCAGAGGCTGGTTCTATCCCTCCGTCTGAGCCTAAACAAGATGGTCAATCTTCTGGGTTAGGCGCGGCGCTGGGGGCACTCCTTGGACTGGGCGCGTTAAAACTCCTGATGTCCCCATTAAAACTTGTTGGTGGCTTCATTAAATTATTCATGGGGTTTGGTGCTGGGATCGGCGGGTTGCTTGCGCCTCTGAAAGCAGCAACCAAGATGCTTCGAGTTGGACCTCTGGCGTTAATAACATCTGTATTTGAATTCGGTAAAGGGTTCTTTAATGCTAAAGAAATCCTTGGTAAAGCGCAAGTATCGATCGTTGATCGGGTTCAGGCAGGGATAACAGAGCTGGTCGGTAGTTTCGGGGATCTCGCCGATTGGGTTGCTGAAATATTCGGATGGAACAATGCTGGGTTTGGAAAGGCGTTCCGTGAACAAGTGCTGAAAATGACCGAAGCGCCCGTGCGTTGGTTGAACTCGATTGTTGATTGGGTCACCAACGATTTGTTTGCGGGTATCGGGAAGAGTACATCACTGACCGAAATACCTGGTAAACTTGCAGATAACTTGCAAGGCCAATTGATAAAATTGGTTGATTGGGTAACGGGTGGAATAACTGGCCTGATAGATGACGGCATGGCGGCTGCAAACAAAGTCGTTGAAGACATGAAGAAAGGATTTGCTGAAAATGTGAAGAAACCTTTCTTCAACATGTTGAATGCTATCACCAATGCGATGTTTGATATCGTGGATAAGTTTGTCAGCATTATCCCCGATGCGTTGGGTGGTGAAGCAGCCAGGAATAAGATGGCGGAAGCAAGACAGTCTATGCTGATAAGCCAAGACGATAAGGCTCCTGAGAATGCCTCTGTACCACCGAACAGTCAATCGCCAGCACAACCTAATGCAGATATCAGCACGCTGACTCCAATGCCTTCTGGGGTTTCTTCGGATGCTGTGAACGTAACAGATCGCACTTCTCAATTGAAAGATGCATATGCTGGGATCGGGGGAGGTACTCTGGGTGGGGCATATCCGGTTCAGGGGAGAGCGGCTAACAACATTGAGGAAGTTAAATCTTCCTACGCCAACCCGCCAGCCAGTGTGGTAATGCCTGTACAACAAAATGTTGATAACTCGAAGAAAGTCAGTACGACAAACAACTTCAACAGTTCACAACTGGAGCCGTCCAACCGTACTGACGCAGGTCGTATTCTTTGGGATTGGTAATCAAATTCCGTGGGCAAGGATTAGCTCACGGAGTTTTCCTTTCGTGTATTCTGTATTTTCATCCGGAACCACAGAATTAGTCTTTTTCAATAAGAACGACTCAGAATTCCAATAAATATCTTCCTTGAGTATTGTATCATACAAATGAATAAATCCCACCACTTTATTCAATCCAACCAAAAACCAAATCGGATAACGTTTGATGATAATGTCTGTCAGCAACGGTGGGTGACCATTCCCATTTCCTTTGATGTACTGGATAAAGTTCACACCTCTTTCTTTTATTTCCGGAATCATATAACGTTCAAAATGGTCAAGAAAATTATATGAAAAGTTATCGTACAGGCGGCGATATTCATTATAATTTTCTTGAGCCTGACGGGTGAGTAATGTTGTCACCCATGTTTTTGGTGATTTAACAAAGTTGGCGATGATATAATTTTCCACCACTTCACCCTGGGAAGATTCAAACCGACGAGCAAGTTTGGCAAATTGTTTGGCCACACCCTGTTTAGAATAGAATGTTTCAAACTTGTAATTGTTCATCGGCCCATACAGACCATAATCAAAATCTTTGGTGGTGAAATGCAACTTGATCGCCATATATATGCAATAAACGTTAAATGCACGTTCATATTGCATTTTCTCCCACTCAGTTATCATGGCGTTTCTCCCTGCTTTTCTGTTTCTGTAATCTGCGGCGTTCAGAACAGAACTGATTGAACTCCGACATCAAGCCTTTCTCTTTAATGAAAAGCATGGCGTTCCGGAAAGCGATCCCGATTTTGACATATGACGGCGGATTTTTACCAACCACGTGATCTCTCCTCTGATTTAACGAAACGTTGAAACTCTTCTGTTTTTCCTTGGCGATGAATAAACACCAACGCCAAAATAAAACGACGGAATGATTTTGGGATAAGACGATAACCGTTTGTCCAATTATAGACAACGTCAGAACAATTCATCATCTTCATCATTTGCAATTCAGAAACTCCCAACTCCCGCATAATGGTTAAGAGATGTAATGAGTCATTATTCTTTCTTGGTTGTTTGTCAACAAGTTTCATGACGATACCGTTGTAATGATTTGTTGGAATTATACTACCACAGATTTATTGAAAGGGGGTTGTAACCCCCTTAATTCAATCGAGATTATGCTGCCTCTAACAACACCAAAATGTTTTCAATGTATGCTTTCTGAATCGCATAGACCTCAGCCAGCGTGTTGGCAACTTTCTTATCCGTGCGCACTTCAACAAGTCGCGGGAGGAACAAGGACTTCATGGCGTCATCTGTTTTATCCTGTACGCCATTAGAGAGCACTGCAGCTATCATGCCAATGTAGTCGCCCTGGTTTTCCCACATCCGGAGCCTCAGCTCATCTGAGATCCCAGAGACGCCAACGACTAATAGGCCGTCGGAAGTCTTACATAACAGAGAGCCAAAAGTCTTGGCATGTTTGCCTTTCTTGTCGCCTTCATTGAAGCCCACGATTTCAAGGTCACACTCAACCTCCATCTTCAGCTTCAGCCCCTGAGAGGACGTTCCGTCTTCCCATGGCATGTCGGCGGCTTTACAGATCGTGCCTTCTTCTTTGCGAGCCAACGCGTCTTTGAAGTGATCAACCGCCTCTTCAAACGAGTGAACAACGCGGGTCTCCTGAACCTGAACCAACCCGTCATCTTCATCAAACAGCTGCTGGATAATATCGAAGCGTCTTTCATACGGGGTGTCAACCCGCTCTGCATTGAACCATTTGTCGTATAGAACAACATCCCATACACGATAAATCACTTTATAACGATCTTCTAGAGGTTCACCAGTCTGGATGACGCTGTTAAGTTTCCCGTTACCGATAGCTCTGGGAAGAACTGTATTCGTCTTCAGATCGATAACAAGGAGTTCACCATGAAAAACGCTTTCCCCAATCCCAGCGTCATAGATGATATCTTTGAAAACCAATGAAAGGTTATCAACGGAACCACCCGCAATCAAAGAACCAGAGCGAGAACGAATCTCTGCATCTTTTCCATAGCGACAAATGATGTTAGCGAACATCCCGTCCGACTTCAGCTGGCTGTAGACGCCGCGCTTGAAATCCATCTTCTTCAGTAGATCAATCGTCATGTTGTCATAACGATGATATGGGAGGATGTTAATCAGGCGACCTGTGCCTCCAGCTGCGTTGAATGCTGCGTTGATACCTTTCTCAGCAATCCCTGCTTTAATGTCTCGGTCGAGAATGATCTGAATGAGGGTGTGGTAATCAGGATGAATATTTGTTGCCGCTTTTGCCAGTTCTTGGTCGGCTTTCATCCCGCCAATACGACGTTCTGACATCAGATCAAGAACGTCGTAAACCTGATCCCAGCTACCTACTACGCCGCGCGAAAGCATGCGAGGGAATGCATTCAGATTAAATTGCGTGCGATAATAAGAACGCATTGGATCATAAACATATTGAAGGAAATCAACCAGTTCCGGATTGGTTCTGAACGCTTCGGTCAACACGGCTTTCTTAGCATTAGTGCCTTTGGTATCACGAAGATTTTGGATTATTTCTAAGAGAGGAAGCATCATATGTCTCCAGGGTTATTCGTCTTGTTATTATAACCCCAGAGACTTCAATAGAATTATTCTAACTCCTTTCCTTGACAGACGTAAAAGATTCTTTCCATCCTTTGAATTGTTCGGTCAGGGTTTCTTTCCCCATTTCCCCATTGGAAACGCTATGGATATATGCAAATGCATCGTAACCATAACCAGGCATTGCTTCACAAATACGAAGAGAGACTAATGTTTCACCCACAGAAACCAGATAATGATCACGGCGATGGCTCAGGGGATAATGGTTGTCATGGAACTTGTCGATAACAACACAGTTCTGGGGTTCGGCGTCAATTGCCAGCCCGTTGGCTTCGCTACCGCCGCGCCCAAGGGTGCATCCTGGGAATAATGTTTCTACGAGTGTGGTCATATTACTTCCTCATCATATTCAATAAATTAATTTTGCCCTTTGCTTCTGGGGCATACCAAACGTTCTGAGAGTGCCTCTTACAGCACGGACAATCCTTGGTGGCAATTACACAGGGAGCCTTGTCCACGGCATATCCAGCGTCTTCGGCTTCCTTGACGGTGTTAAATGGCAAGTATGCACTTGTGCCTTGCCCTCCGCATGAACATTCCATCAGCGTTTCCTCTTAAAGGGGATGATCAGGGCTATGATTAACAGCATAGCTGTGATCACTCCGCATGCGATAAGACCGAATGCAAATGCTTTCAAAACAAATTGTAAAAGAATCATAATTTCCTCAGTTTTGCCCTTGTTACCTGAGTTTGTTTAACATCTTTGAATTCGGTCAATTCTTTGACGCGACCACGAATGATCATATCACCTTCCAGGAATTCGGTTTCCATATAAGAAGTCTTCCATGTAATGGTATTGCCTTCTTTGGTTTTGAAAGTATACAGATACGTGTCACCATAATCAGATGAATACAGGAAAATCCTTGCTTCGAATTTGACTTGCACTTCTAACATTTCACCGACTTCCCCCACCCAATTTGATACAGAACGCATTTGGCGGGGGGTGTGGATATAATCATAATACTTTGCTGCTCCCCAACGAACTGTCGTGGAGTCCTTAACGATGTGATATCCAGGTTCACACATACGTTTCAGGCGAACGTTGAAATCATTGTTCTCAGACAACGCGGCGATGAAAAGCATCATATGGTACATTTCTGATTGAGCATCTTCACGGGCTTTAACAGCCTTGTTATAGAATATCTCAATGTCAGAACCTTTCTCCGGAAGAGTCCCGCTAGAAATATGACCAAGAACTCGACCAAAATCATCGCTCTTCATACTCATACCAGACAGCAGAACCTGAAAGCAATTCCGCAAATAACCTTCAGTGTCAACGTAATCAGGTTCGTTCACTCGATAGATGCCTTCAGGGTCATCTTCATCAGGTGAGAACATTTCATGTATCGACATATAATAAGACATCACGGCATCAAGCGATTTCTGATGAGGAACGTAATGGTGCATACAGCTACTGCCGACCAACATTTGAGCGCCGGATTGTTCGTTACGAACGACATATGTGTTATGACGACGCACAGATTTATTACAATGCTCACACCAAGACACGTTTTCGGCTTCGAATCTTTGAATGAAATTAGGGTGGATGTCATCTGCTAATTTATTCAAGATGACTTTTGGATATTGGTGATTGAATTGTCCAATAATGCTCCACCCGCCGTAGGAAACGGGGCGGTCGATGCCTTCACCAGTGAGTGTACAATCCTGCCACCACCGATAGAATTTTTCACCAGTGATAGAATCGCGATGCTGGGTTTTGTATGGTTCGCTGTATTCGACAAGAGGGAACTCGAGATTCAGGCGCTTGGCCGTTCTTTCAAGTTTGGCCAGACGTTCCTTGACACGACCAATGTTATCAATTGGGATGCTGAAGGTCTTGGCTTTCATTTTTGCCTCTCATGATGTAGTGAAACTTTTCAATGTAGGTTAAATGATAGCCGCAAGTTTTATTGAAGTAAAGTTTTATTGAGGTAAAGCCCAACAAATGTTGGGCTTTACTGGTGTTATTCATCCGTGCGATCAGGCGCGGCGTTAGGATACAGAGACTCATAGAGATCTTGGTATTTGGCGCTGGTCTCGATGGTCTTGGTATAAGTTCCACCAGCGCGGTCGGTAACGACTTTGCGCAGATCAACGGCTTTGATGCCTGTTTCTTTTGCCAATTCGGCCAGGGCTTCGGTAACAAAGGTCTGTTCAGACTTGATACGGATCTGGGCGGCGCGACAATTTTCTAAAGTCTGCATCATCTTTTGACGCAGTTTCGGATCAGAAGGGAGTTGATAAAAACCAATTTGTTCAACTGACATAATATATCCTCATTAATGACGAGAACCGAGTGGGCCGATACTGGTTCCCAAACGGCGTAGGAAGAAGTAAACGATACTGTGAAAACCAAACTTAGGAATAATATCAACGCCTTCAACATTGTAATATTCCTGAGTGTTGGTCTGTACCGGCAATGGAAAAGACGGAAGATCAAGCTGAACCAATTCACCTGGTTCGCAATGTATCTTGACATTCTTACCCCAATGCCGACGATTCTTATAAAATTCTAGAGTCTGCTCTGTAGTGAGTTTGAGACTGGTTTCTCCAGACTGGCACACCTGTTGTGCCGCCCGAATCAGGTCAGCTATAAATGCAACATCCGACATGATGTGCTCCTGGGTTAATATTCAGATCATAGAGATTATACCCTATGACCACCATTATTGAAGTTAACCGAAATTCCAACTATTGACGGTCTCGGCTTTTTTAACATCATTTGAGTCCCCCGTTTTATTCAAGTCATGCTTGATATGCACGTTCTCAACATAACGGGCTTCTTCATCAGTCAGGTCTCGTTTGACTTCATTCCAGTCCAAGTCGAACAAGATCTGTTTATCTTGGTCCATACCAAACAAGAATGATTTGAGTTTCTGCTTGTTGGCATAACGATTTTTCAAGATTGATGCTCTGGCTTTCTTAACAGCCGCCAGTTCGTCTGGGGCATAAAATGCCATGATAAAGTCAGCGACCTTCGGGATACCGATAGCGTCTGCCAAGTCACTGATATCACCATCAGTTGCTGATTGCTTTTCACGGTTAAACTGCATACCTGTCCAAACAGGGCAATCAAACTCAAACCCAAGAGCACGGAATTCTCGCGCCACGGATGTATAATACACGTTGGTGTTTTGCATCAAGTGAGCGGGAAGGCGAGAAGACGCAGATTCCCCCAAGTAGTCAATAATGATGACATCGGGTGTAATTCCTGTTGCAGTCGCATAATCAAGAATATCACGACGATACAAACCTGTATGCCCCGCGCCCGAAGGATATTCCTTGATAACAATATCACCCTTCATGGAACCGTCTTGACGGGTTCTCAGTTTTTGTATGGTGGCAATATACTCGTGCCGTGAGAGCTTCTCTAAGGACTCGAAGTCCCTGCGCATCATACGGGCATCAAGGCGGTGTCGCCAGACGTTCTCGGCCACTTCGAGGGTGAATACGAACACATTCAACCCCTGCTCGGCATAACCAGCAGCCAAATCAATCAGAGTTGTTGTCTTACCTGCGTTGATTGCGCCTGTAACGATGTTCAATGTCTTCTTGCCAACACCACCACGAGTTGCTTTGTTGAATATCTCTACGGCGAAAGGGATCTTCGCTTCATTAGAGTTCATGTGGTCGTATTGTTGCTCAGCCATTTCCCAATAGATGTGACCGAGATATGAATCAAACTGAATCGCCAGGGCTTCTTGCAGCAAAGTAGGGATGTTGTTCATCTCATCTTTGCGTTTCTCATCGCCGTATATGTTAACGGCTTGTCTAATTGCGTTATGAACAGCTTTCTGACGCGCCCAACTTTCTGTTTCTTTTACTAACCAGTCCTGATGAAAAGTATTGTCATTAATATTTTCAAGAGCAGAAATGGCCTGATCAAATACGTGTTCGTTGAGCGAAGTCTTTTCCAGCATAATAGACAGCGCTTCAACCGAAGGACGAGCATTATATTCGCAAGTGTAATGGTCTATAAGACCAAATATAATCTTCTCGCCTTCGTTATCGAAATAATCGGCTTTCAAATACGGCTGGATCTTTCTTTGATATTCTTCGTTATAGATTAATTGGGAAAGCACGACAGATTCGAGTAACATTGGCAACTACCCCACCAAAATTTTGTTGTAATCCTGAGCATTTTGCTGTATCAGATCAACTAAGATATCCCCAGACACCACAGTGAACAAGTCATTTTCTTTCAAATTAACAAATAACAAACGCCATGGTTTCTTCAATATATCCGTCGTAAAGGATAACCGAGGTTCTCCATTGTCTACATGGACACCCACTTTTCCTATACGAAATTGAACACCGCGGAACTTGCCTTCCGTTATTTCGATAATAGCTAACTGATTAGAACCAGGGTCGATGATTTTGTAATTAACGGGGGAGTCTCCTCCCCCTGCAATATTACTCGGTTGTTTTGATGACATGATCGAGGCGCTCCAGCATATCTGCAGGCATAACCGAACTCTGAGAGATACCGAACATGTTGTTCACATCGTCAACAAAGTCTGGGTTTTCCAGCAACGGATACCAGAAGTCATCCCCCAGCTCTGCCTTACGATATTTCTTTTCTTTTTCTGGATCAAACCCGCCTTTGGCTGTACGTTGATACCAAGAACCACTCACCAAATCCACATACCCCAGCATGCGCGCAATTTCTAACATACCGGACCAACGGTCAATACCGCCTTCGTACAACACAGTGACAGGGAACTTGGATTTTTCACGGACAAAGCGACCTTTCATGATGTTGACTGTAAACTGCCATCCCAAAAGGTCTTTGTCTTCTTTTACTTGAGAACGCGTGATGAACCACAATTGGTTAGAAGACAGGAACCCCTGTTTACCGCCTTTGATGTTCGGCTCGGCGTATTGGTTCCCGATTTCATCATAGTACGAGTTGATCCATACCAAAACGAATTTCTTTTCAGTGACCAACGGAGTGATAACACGCCAAAAACTATTGAGAGCGCGAGCGCGAGTCATATCTTGTGTGTCTTTGCCCGCGATAGCATCGTCAACTTCTTTGGTAGACGGCAACTGGCTGATTGAGTCGATGAATACGATGATCTTGTCACCTTTCTGAGCATCATTCAGAAGCTGTGTCAGCTTAATCTTCGTCTTTTCAACGTTTTCAATCGGCAGATACAAGACACGGTCCATGTCAATACCCATAGATGTCCAGTAGTTTTCATTCGCACCGCCTTCTGAATCCGCGAAGATACAAATTGCATCAGGAAACTTATCCATGTAAGCCTTAACATCCACCAGCCCAAACATGGTTTTGAATGTACGAGAATCCCCCACCAACTGTTTGATGCCTGATATCAGACCACCATCAATACGACCGGACCAGGCCAAATTCAGAATAGGAATACCCGTACTGCAAATAATGTCAGGCTTCAGCGCATCGGTCTTTGACAGCACTTCGGCATTCGGGTCCAGTTTCTTTGCTGTCTTGAGCATGCGAGCCATCAATGAATCGGCCATTTCGTTTCCTCTTGCTTGTTGATCGTAATTAATAAATCGGTGCCCAAGACTTTCTTGGACAATATATTGATTGCTTCGTGAATCGCCATTATTGACGGGAGTTTTTCATCGTTAATTTCGGAACCCCCGCGTTCTGTTAAATACATATTACGCAGACGATTGTGCTGTGCCCTGTTGACACAAGAAACATTCAATGCGATATTCAGGATATACATCATTTGTTCAGTTGTAACATCCTTTGGAATAGCATGAACATAATATATCGCATCTTCAAAATAGATATGCTGTAATGACTCTGGAATTTCTTCCCCGCCAAAAGCAAAATCTTCAATACGTTTGAAAAGGGTTTCCGGCTCTGGAGTTGTAATATGTTGCGTTACAGTAGCCGCACCATCTGGTTCTTTGTTGAATTTGGTCGCGATAACGACATGTCTGCCAGGTTTAATAAACTCAGCAAAGTTCTCTGCCATTTGCGGGGCATGTTCCGCATAATATGATACGACAACTGTAAACATTAGAACTCCAGGGTCAGAGGGGTTTCTGCGGACTTATCGTAATTCGCGCCGCCAGCAGCACGCAGCCGATTGCGATCGTTTTTGCGCTTGTGTGCCAGCATGTAGGTCTCAATGTCGATCTCCATGTAAGAACACACAGTCGATAGGAAGACCATGAGAGTCTCGACGCAAGGATCGTTCATGAACTGCCCAAGGCGATACGTAACATTGCGATGCCCTACTGAACTCGTCCCTGGGACGAGCCGTCGGCCAAGATTCTCCATTTCTTCTTCAATCTCTCCTTTGGTGCGATCGACGAGGATGAAACACAGCATGAAGTGAACCACGTCCACCAGTTCATAGACTGCGTTCGCATGGTGAAACCCGATGTCGTTACCATAGACCTTCCAGTCGCGGGTGGTTTCGTCAAGGAACTCCGCCCACTCGCGATAGATGGAGTTGATGATCGCGTTCTGACTCCATACATTCTTCCACTCTTCCCCAAAATAGGCCACGTTGGTGGCCTTTTGAAGTTCGAGCAGACTTTTAATATGTTCTGTTGTGATCATTTCCGATCCCTATAAAATTTGACGAACGGTTGCCAACCTTCAAACGGATTGACAAATTCATAATCAACTTCCATCTTATCAATGAAAGCCTCTATATCGTCCTCTATGATACCAGCGCGGTCGGCCTTTGAAATGCGGGTGATAGGACATTTCGTACTCAGCGCCCATTCATATTCCTGGGGGGTGCGCAGGTCGCTCACGATATAATGGACGTGAGGGTTCTGCTCTACCAGAGGAAGCTGGAAGCGCTTGAAGAACGCCAGGAACAGATCAGGCTGTACGTAACGCAAGCCCGTATCGCTGCCGAGATGAAGCCATATCTGTCGTGGAGTTAAGCCCTTGGGGTTATCAGGGTGCACGTAAGGAACGTCCTTCACGGCATCCTCTACCTCCTCAGGCAGCCACGGGTAGATGTAGTTGGCAACACGGCGCAGCTCATCCGAGAAAGACAGACGACGAATATCCTTATCACCCTGAATATGATGAAAACTGATCAGGGACTCCAAACAGAAGTCCTTGCCGGAGCGCTTACGCCCCGTAAAGAATTCAAGGTTCTGGTACATCATTCGCCATACCCCCACATAAATTTCTGATCAACAGGGGATTGTAACAACGCATTACGAAGACCATCATCAGCAATCCGACGTTTATCAATTTTGGTATCATTAAGACGACACCACAGACAATATGACATATCCATCATCAAACCTGTATCTGCGTTATATTCCTTCAAATGCTCTCGGATTTTACCAAATTCACTGCCAATGTCACAGTGATGAAGTGCACCGAGGAACAGATTTTGGATGTTTTCTTGACATTTCACCTTTTCTGAAGAGAATTCCAACAAAGAATTGTACATACCAGTAGAAGTTCTGGTCTTGTTGGTTATGTTCCCGAGTTGCTTCCGACTGACTTCGTTGTTGTAATAGTGAAGGTTATTCGAGAACAGTTTATAATTCCCGACTTCCACGTTCAGCACCTTCGCCAATACTTCCTGCAAAATGGAGAATTCAATGAAGTTGATTGAACTCATACCCCAGAGGACATCCTGACTTCGGTTGATGACCGTGATGTTCAACTGCCCTTCTGTTATACTGAACAATAAAGCCAGATTACAGATCATGTCTTTAGTCTTGGCTTCTCCTGTTTCACTATGCGCGGCCAAACTTTCATCTGAGTCCAGAGCTGGATCATAGATGGTGAGATACGCCTGACGGGTGTTGGGGTTATTGCGCAAACGGTTGATAACACTATCCAGCTGGCCATAGTTGTACAGACGTGGTCCGTAAGCACCACGCCACGTTACGCCATCATCCGAGAAGTTGACCGCACGAGGGAGGACTCGGGAAAGGAAACGGATGTCATTGCGGCCTGACAGAACCCAGAATGTTTCACCAATCGCAGCAAGCGCAGATGAATTACGACCTTCAACAGATAACCAACGATCTCGAGGATCAGCCACCGTAATCGTCACGCCATCAATAAAACGAGTCCCGTCAGTGTTAATCTCTGCGTTGCCAGGATCTGACTCAATCCCGTGTTCACGGATAGCCAACACAGCTTTCTTGAGCATGTCATTATTATTTAGAGCAAAAATTTCCATCAATCAATACTCCCAAAATCACGATTGAGAAACGCAAAAACAGCCTGCTCTACAGTCAGGCCATCGGACTTCATCATACCTGCGGGAACGGTAGGGAACAAGCCTTTATGCCGTTGACGGTGATCATGAACTCTCTCCCACTTCTCGACCACCAGACTTTCATTGAAGTCTGCGCCACCGTTACGCGATTTAACACGGGCAATACAGGTTTCAAGAGGGGTATCCATAAAGAGGACGACCAATTCACGTGGTGGGCGTGTCAGGCGGGGGATCCAAGAACTCAATAATGTAGACGGAATGATGCCTTCGAAAATCACATCATATTTCAGGTATTCTGGTTGGTCAGAAATAGACAACGCGAACAACATCTGCTCAGTATCCTTCAGAGAATCAACCCCTTTGGACTTAGACTTGTCATATTTACCGACACAGACAATATTGTAAGATGGACAAACCGTGAGCATGATCTTACTGTTATGGGTTACGACATACGCCTGAGGATCATTCTCCGCCAAATAAGAAGGCACAGTAGACTTACCACTACCATTGGAGCCTTTAATGTAATACAACTCTCCTCGTGCCGAATATTCCCCTTCTACAGCAGGTGGTTTGACAAACAAATGCACAGGGCGCTTCAACAGCCCTTTGAGCGAATAAGACATGACATGCTCCAATAAACAAAAGGAGCTGCTATTATAGCAGCCCCTTTATCTATTGAACGCTTCTGAATTAAATTACGCAGCAGCTTTCGCTTCGGCCAACGCCTGAGGCAACCATTCATTGATTGCTTTCACCAGAGATTCGGCATCAGTTTCTTTGATTTTCTGGCGTTTGGTGAATGATTTACCATTCACATACAGACTGAACCCCCAGCCGCCGGAAACGATTGGCGCCAGATCAACATAAGTATTGGTGCGGGCGTGTGGATTGGCTTCATCTGCCAGTTCGGTAACAGGGAACTGGAACCAGCGCATATCCGGATTCACATAGCTCAAATAAACCCCAGGCACAACCCCTGATTCAACCGCAGCCAGGATAGGACCATAATTGGATGCGCGAGCCGCTTCAACCATTTCTTCACGCTTGTTATGACGACGCTTGCGTTCTTCGGTAGAAGATGCAGGGCGCATTTCAGAAGATTTCTTGGCCAGAACCGCCTTCGCGTTCGCTAAAGCCTGATCATCCTTCGGATTTTCAACGTCGGCGATTGCTTCAGCAACGGTTGTGCCCAGCATACGACGGCGAACTTCTTCAGCACGGGCTTGCGCTTCTTCGTCAAGAACTTCTTCGCCTTCAACTACCAGGGAAATGGAACCGTCTTTGTTGACTTCAAGAGAACCGTCTTCGACGGTCTGGGAAATTTGATCACCGACAGGTTGCCCAACCGTTTCTTCGGCGTCAATCACCGGATTTGATTCACCGTCGCCCTGTTTAACCCCCGCATCTTCGGTCGGTTTAACTTTTTCGGCTTCAGCGCGGTCAAGAGCTTCGAGAGTCTCTTCTTTCTCTTCCTGGCTCAGACCTTCAATGAGTTCAAAGCCGTTGGCTGACTGGAGGACGCCTTCCATCATACGGCGTAGCGTGACGTTGCCGATGATAAGGTCTGCACCTTTGATTTCTGCTTGAAGATCAGCAGCGGTTTTACCATCAATTTCAAATTTCAGGCCGGACTCGATATGAAGAATATAGGACATAATAAAAACCCTTTTGTGTAGTAACCTTCTTTGGCAGTCTAATGTTCAACTGTGCGTCTGGAACATTAATATACTGCCTTTTTAGAAGATGTAAACCACTTTTTATTGAAAAGTTGGTTAACACTTCTGTGTTAGACAACGGAACGCTGTATCAGCGTGGACTGGAGTGAATATTAACTTTGTATTTCAATATTGAAAACTGTTTCAGGTGGCCACATGGCAGACAACTCGATTTGTGTGAATTTGGGTTGAACATACTGGTCCAAAACTTCGTCCCAGAGAGCATGTTCTATGTTGGCAATCAACAATTCGTCGTCCACTATTTCGACGGAATGAACCACTATCCGGTGGTCATAAGTCAAAGCATCGCTCACATGATCATTTTCTGCTCTCAGGTGCTGCATTATGAAATATTCGATTACAGATTCCAGTACCGTGTTCAGACGAACATATTTCTTCATACAGCCCCCTGCTTGTGCTACAGATAGAAATTAGGGATTTCGCCGGATTCACAACCAAACCCGTTAAAATTCTGCTCAACGTGTAAGCGAATTTTATTCACCACTACCTGACGATGCTCTTCTTCCATACAACGTTCAATCAAAGAATACGCTGTATATGACAGACTGTTGAACAATCTGGAAATAACAAGGCAATTCTCTTCATTGTAAACGACTTCAGTATGGATTGCGAAAGCGTGGTCTTCGTCGGTAAGAATTTTACAGCCTTTGACCACAAATGGTTTTTCAAAGAAATCACGAGCTGAATCAGTGCCAGATTCCGGCATTAAACGGAAATCGCCTTCTTCGCCGAAAACTGCTTTCAGATTTTCTTTACTGAATTCCGCTTCCATCTGTATACGTTTGTCGGCAAGATATTTCGCCGCAAAGTAGAATTTACCCACTGCATCATTAGCAGCGCGGCGGTTCGTAGCGGCTTGGGTATAACCAGAAACGAAGTCTTCAATGAATTCCAATGCTTCTGGTTTGCCAAAACGAATTTCGTCGCCCAGATCCAAGCTGGCTTCAGAATCAAGTTCAATACTCATAACCTTAAGAAGATCCGTTTCATTCAGCCTGTGCTGATTGAACAATTGTTCCTTGGAATATCCCAACTGGCTACCGAGTTCATATCCGGTTTTACCACCCGAATCTTTATGGGTGCGATCATAGCGGACGCAATTAGAACTGAATTCAATACCAAAAATACGATGTAGCTGTGACATATCATAACCTCATGTTTATAGAAAGCCGTTCGCGAATTATCACGTAGAACGGCTTTTAGAACTAACCATTTTTGTGTTTACGACGTGCGTCCTTCCAAACAGACATCTGACTCTGTTTCTGGAATCGAGCAGTACGCATAAACAAAACGACCTCCCAATATTGCGGTTCAATTTCATAAAGTTGTGAACGAAATTGATCAGCGCGGTACAGTTTCACACAATGGTTGTACAGAGGGTGATTGGCGAACCGTTTCAGGGCATCCCAGGTAAGTCTCAAACGTGTTTTAGAACGATATGCCCGTTCATTTCTCAATTTAATGAGATCTTCAAATACCAACAATCTGAGTTTAGGCGGTAAATAATGGAGGTTTAGGCCATAAAGATAGGTTACACCACGTTCACCGAATTTCACCCCATCCCCCTTCACAAAATTGAAGAAGAACACCAGAGGATACATATCCCAATACGGGAGTTCATCTTTAGTCAGCGCATCATATTTGAAATAATACATGCGACCAACAATATAACGCACACCCTGAACAGGACGTTTATTTTCAGCGAATGCTTTCATCATGTGATTCGGAGATAAGTTAGCATCTTTCGATACGCGCTCCATAAACCACACATGAGAACGACGGATATTACGCTTCGCTTCCGGCCCAAAATGTTGACGATATTTGCGGATGTAACGCTTGACCAGTTCTGGGGCGTCCATCTCGGCGGGAAGCAACAACGGGTCTTCTTCACCCATAGCGTTCTTAGCCATTTGTCAACTCCTTATAAATATCAACAGATATATTATTTAAATGGAGTCCTCATCGTGGAAGACTATCGCAATTTTCTAACGCAACTGCTTCAACGGGGTATTTCCCGCAAGAACAGATTTCGTGTTACAATTCCGTTGCCGCCTGGAATATTTGATTCCAATGCGACACTAGCAAATGATGGGAACGCATATCCTTCATCTTCATTCGGCGATTTATTCAAACAAAGCGCCCGTATTGTAAACGCATTCTTTGGAGGGACAAACCAAACATCTCGTTCCCTGCAAATGATGTGTATGGTCGCATCTTTACCTGGTACAGGGATTGACACTACTCCCATGACCAACAACGGCAACCACATTAAAATGCCGAACAACAAGACGAACATTGATCTGGAGTTGTCGTTCCTCCTCGCCAACGATTATTATGAAAAGTCGGTCATGGACAAATGGAAGAATCTGATATTCGACCCATACACAACCAAGATGGGTTATTATGAAGATTTCGTGACCGATATTTGTATAGAGCAAATGGATACAGAAGATCAGGTTGTTCATCGCGTTTATGTGACTGAGGCTCACCCCATCAACTTCAGTTCTATAGATCTGGATAAAAGCGCCGCCGATCAATTTAATCAGTACAACATTTCCTTTTCTTATAACAAAGTATTATCGGAGACTGAATATGAAACGCGCAGCCTCGCCAGCGATTTTCTTCCTTTGGGTATTACTGATGCTCTTGCTTCCGGAGACTGGGAAACCGCTGCGTCAAAAGCCGGACAGCTGTATAAAAAGATCAAAGAAGGAAACTTCACAGGTGAAGCCCTGCTGGCTTATAAGCAACTCGATCAGCTTGTAAATAATTTGGCGGGTATCAGCCTGGCAGACTTCGAAAGGATCTCTATCGGCATCCAGAGGGATATATTAGGCAATGATAACCTGACGGCGTCTGAGAAGAGTAGTTTACTCGGATTGTTGCAGGACGTCGTTAAAAACTAAAAAGCCCCCGAAGGGGCTTTAGTGAAATTAGTCTTGCTTCAGGAACTGCTCGAACTCATCAATGGAAGCCGTCTGTTTCGCATCGGCACCCGCACCACCATTATTGGCTGGAACAGATTGCTGTGCATTAGAAGGCTGAGATTGTTGTTGGTTCAGACTTTCCTGCGCTGTCGGGCACTGGGGTTCCTGAGACTGGGTAGGCGCATGTGCCATAGTAGAAGCACCACCTTCAACCAGAGGCTGATTATCAGGGATGGCCAGAACTTTGCGCAAACGTTTTTCCAGATCTTCGTACGATTTGAAGTTGGCCGGATTAAAGAACTCAAACAAGCTGTGCTCTTTTTCCCAGATCTCTTCAATGTATTCGTCGGTTCCCAGCGGTGCCGGACTATCCCACTTCACGTTGGTGAAGTTGGCAACCAGGCCTTTCCAGTTTCCGAACTCTTTCTCTTCACCAAATAGGTTCAGAATCAGGTTCGCGCCTTCCCACATATCGAACGGGTCGAATTTAGGGTCGGTTGAGAACTTAGGATTCTGAGCCGAATCCAGGATTTTCTTGACGGCATTACCGAATTCCAGCAAGAAGACCTTGCCGTTATTTTCCGGATTATTGCCATCTTTGATCACCAAGATGTTGGCGTAGTATTTGGTGTCCGGCAGACGTTTTTTCAGGACTGTCTTCAGTTTTTCATCGTTCGTTTCTTTCTGTTGTGCCCACAGAGGACGATCGTGGTCACGAACAGGATCATCGTTACCGAAAGTCTGAGGTGAGTTTTCGATATACCAGCCGCCAGCACCCTGGAAAGCGTGTTTCATGATCATGGCGCATGGAGTTAACACAGCATCTTCAGGGATGGTGCCTTCTTCTTGAGCCTTCATGTCCACCAAAGGGATAGGTAGGAAACGAATGATGTTTTCGGAAGTACCCTTGTCATTCCAGGTCCACTTCCAGATGCGTGGGTCACGACCGCCACCAACACGCTGGCCTTGCTGAGCGAGTCGCTGTTGCATAGCTTCGGCTTGTTGGCCACGAGATTGTTTAAGACGATCAAATAAATTACCCATTTTAATATTCCTCTATAATCCGCCCCTTCGGGCTATTCTGTAAATGTATTTGTCAATTATTCCGACGATGTAATTATACTGCCTTTTGCTATTGAGTTAACCCGCAATCATTTGTTTTGCTGGGTCTATCTCAATGATATCGTACACATCCGAGAAGGTTTTATGACCTTCCAAGAATGTATGGTACTCAATGACATAGGATTTACCTTCCGGCGTTGTGAAACGAACGCGATCCATATCATCAGCATGTTCATTGAGGCTACCGTGACGCCAGCGGATAGAACCTGGCAGATACTCTTGCGCCTTCAACAATTTATAAATTTGCTCTTTGCTCATGTTACAACCTTAAATGAGTTTTTTAGATTTCAATTCACCCTTCAACAACCGAGCATCAGAACATTCAGCTGTTAGCCTTGACAGAAGAGGGGGCGTGATCAATTTTTTGACCTTTGCTTCTTCGATGTCATACTCTTCACAAACACTGGCCATTGTTTCAAGGATTGATTCCTTGCGTTGGCTCGCTCGCATCAACACCAATTCTGAGAATGAATCAGGTGTGAGGACTTGTGCTATTTGTTGGTCAGACATCGATTGTATTCCCCTTCCCAGACTGCTTCTTAATATGACGCAATACGTCTTTGAAGCCATCAGGTGCGGATTGTGGGCCACGGACACCAGATACGATCTTTGGTGCTCCAATGACCATTTTGATTTCACCGCCACATTCAGCGCATGGATCTAATTCAGGCGTATGGCGTTCAGCACAAGACCTTCTGGTACTGAAAGAATTACCACAACCTGTACAGGCATAATCATAAAACGGCATGAGTTGCCTCCAAGACGTGTTGTATAAATATAATAACCGCCCCCGCCAGTGTAGAAAACAGGACGATCCTGGTTGCTTTATCACGCATCATGACGTATTCAGCCAACATGTCAGATTGATTTGCTGCTCGTACATTGACGTCACTATGGGGGGACACAGCATAGAAAGATATCATGGCACTCAACGAGTGTAGGAATGTCAGAAATCCCTTAACCCAAATAAATGCCGTTATCAACAGCAAGGCGAAAAGCAGTATGTCTGCCAACAGCCAGTAATTAATCATTTCTTACACCTCTATTGAAATCGGGATAATTTTCTATGAAGTAAGGTCCAGACACCATGTTTGCGAATGAGTCTACAAGATCATCGATAGGCTTTGGATCCTTCACGTCCAACATGTCCATTATACCACGCATCTTAACGTTGAACAGCTTCTCGAAATGATCGATCATTACCAATTTATCGGCGTTTCCTTTACCACAGAAATGCTTTTTAACGAAAGAAGGAGTGACGATCTGGAATTCCATATTATTCCGGCGCATTGCTTGCTTCAATAAAGATGTATTTTCAGCAGTCTGGCATATGTTATTGGAATTCTTCGAGTTGCCCATTGCGTACCCCTCAAGGGTGATGAAATCAGGCTTCTCGGTTAGAAGAACAGCTTCGGCCCATTTGGAGATATTGTAGAAGCGTTCTTCTGGGGATTCATATTTCGGCTGGCGTAAAATGAGGATGTTATGCCGTACCTGACGACAATGTTTTTCTACAGTATGATGCGCATAGAAATGAAGATGGTCAAAATCCAAAGGATCTTTATCATCCCAGAAGCACATGGCAGGACAGCCATAAGAATAGTCGATTCCGCAAAATTTCATAAAAATACCCATAACGAAGTTTCATTGTGTTATGGGTATTTAGACCGGATTATCTTGTCACGATTTTACTATCTGGCAAAATCAGACGAGGTTTGGAGTCCATTTCTTCTTGCATCTGACGGATCTGCTGCAGAACTGCAGCAGTATCTACATGACGTTTGATCCCCCGCGCTTCATCACCATATGACACATGGCCGTTGGCGTCCACATAATGCGCGGTGCAAACCATCAAAACATAACCCAACTCACCAACGGCAACCGTTAAATCAACCACTTCGGAAGCCAAAGATTCTCCGTCAACACTGAGATTGGGAGAATAATGGATTTTACCATCAGCCATAAATTCGCTATTCAGCATAATCATGCCAGCGATCGTTTGTACAACGGGGTTCCCCTGATCATCAGCAACGAAACCGTCGAATGCGCCTTCAAACCCTGGCGCAATTTCTCCCTTTTCATTTGTGATCACAGCGCGGAGGCGTTGAAGGATGACGTCTTGTACCTGCTGAATATCAGCGCGTTCTACGTTTGGCATTATTGTTCTCCAGTTCATAATCCCGTTCTTTAACATATTCATAAAGACGGGAAGTAATTCGGTCGGCATTGCCTGTGGTATTCTTCACAACCCAACCGCTCGTAAGGACATCCATTTTATATCCGTCATCGCTATCTTGAAAATAACTTTTAATTGATTCAAGCCGACGACGTTTATGAAAATATGGTATTAATTCGCCAATGATGACACAATCGGGATAATGCTTATCCAGAGTGTTTATGTCTCGTTGAACCCAAACTGGAATAACATCTTCCTCGTCAATTGGGCTGTATGTCTGATCGACGATGATTACGTTGAATCCGTAATTCAATAAATCTTTTACACCCAGACGACCAAATTTCATATCGTCCACAGTCATGGCGATATTCTTGATCCCCAATTTATTTGCGAAATCCGTTAGCAATACAAAGAAATCCGTATTTGTATCCGGATAATTAATGGTAAGTTGTTCTCCAACTTTACTGAAACAGAACGCGTGCATTTTCGGTCCTCATTATAAATATGGTTACAATATACCGTGGAGATACATTATGAATTTACCATCATTGCCCAAAACTGAGAGAACACACAAAAGTGATTTCTGGCCGACGGTGATTAAATACCGCGCTTTCACAGCAGGGCAACAGACCATGTTACTTCAGGTTGCTGATCCGAACACTCCTATGAGTGAACGTGTGGCGACGCTGGAGCAACTGTTTGATAGTTGTGTTGACGCTGGGGTTCCCTTTAGTAAACTGCCAATCGGTGTTACTGAAGAAGTATTTTTAAAGATGCGCTGTATATCTATCGGCGAGGTCATGAAGATACGATACAAATGTAACAACAAAGTTCCATCCGACACAAATGAAGGTGAAGAACCAGTTTCTGGCCTTAAAGAATGTGGTCAAGAACTTGTTTTACCGATCCCCCTCAACCAAGTGAAATGCGTGTCCCCAGAAGGCTTCAGGGAAACATTTGACCTCCCTGGTGGCTATCACATCAAGATGCGTCAACCGTCCTTCTCGGACGCCTCAGTGCTCAACGAAGCATCATCTGTGGAGCAAATGATCGCGACATTTATTGATTGTTTGTATGACGATGATGGTCAGGTTTGGAAAGTAGAGAATCCGGCAGAGCCTGGCATAGCACCTGATGTTGCTAAAGAACGTCAACGCGTCAAAGATGAATTTGTTAAATGGGTGGGGGAAAATATTGAATCTGAGATTGTTCAAGATATATCCGACGATTTCTTTAAAAAGATTCCTCGTATCCGTTACGCGACGAAAATTAAATGTCCTTCGTGTGGGAAAGAACATGAAGTCAAATTTAACAGTGTCACTGAAATTTTCATTTAATTTTTGAAATTGATTTACTCTCCTACTTTGTGATGTGTGACGAATTAAAGGCACACGGCTATAGCATATTTGAAATCAGTGAATCGATGCCGTGGCATCTTGATTTGCTTACCGAGACACTGAAAATTAGATTGTCTAAGAAATCTTCCAACCCCACGTAATGTGGGGTTTTCTTTGCTTACCTGTATTACCGTTTAAGAAAGGATTGTTTAACCCGAAATTGCTATAACACCATTGTTCCTGATATGAATGTTGTGTAAATCTGTTTTGAATTTGTTTTGAAACAAAAATAATGCTTTTCTACGCATATTCTGAGGTGTACAGTATTTTCCTCGCCTTTATGCCTCCATGGCATTGGAATGGGACTGCCTGTCAGGGCGGTGTTACGAGCTTCAGCGAGTAGGAACGAAAAGAATAAAGGTTGAACGGAAGCAGAGCTTCCTATAATATATTATTCGACAGATTTCAAATCCCCGCCATAAATATCACATGATTCTAATTGACTAATGGGTTTCAATATGTTAGACAACTTGCGTTGGTTTTACGGGCGCGTTGAAGACGTGAATGATCCCGATCAAAACGGGCGCGTCGCAGTACGCATCTATGGGGTACACACGGAGGATACCACTCTCCTGCCTACCGAATTATTGCCTTGGGGTAAAATGCTTATGCCAGCATCTAACGCCTCCTCGGCAGGTTTAGGCTGGTCTCCGACGGGTATCACTGTCGGATCTGACGTTATGGGGTTTGCTTTGGATGAAGCATATCAGAACATCCGTATTGCATGGGTATGGCCAGCAGCAACACCAACAGATGGGTCAGATACAAACCCATTGGCGCTGGGTCAGGTCGTTCAATCTATAGAAAGGCAGAAGTATAATGCCGTCGAGAATGTTCCTGTTAAGATTGAGGATGAACCGCAACCGGATCCACAACCACCAGTAGACGGTTATGATCCTGAGAAGTGGATGACCGTGGCTCGTGGGGAATTGGGCGTCAAAGAATATTCTGGTAAGTTCAATAACAACCCAAGGATATTGGAATATCATAAGACAACTTCCCTGGGGGCTTCAGAAGATGAAGTTAGTTGGTGTGCGTCGTTTGTTGGATGGGTTCTGATACAGGCCGGATATACATCAACACGTTCTGCTTTGGCTCGCTCATATCTACAATGGGGATCTCCTCTGTCAGAACCACGTTATGGCGCTGTTGTAGTGTTCCGGCGCGGGAACAACCCGACATTTGGTCACGTTGCATTCGTTCAGAAATTTGACGCCAACTACGTTTGGTGTATCGGGGGAAACCAATCCGATTCTGTGAAGGTGAGCCGTTTTAGCCGCTCATCCGTGTTGGGTTATCGTTGGCCAGGTCCAGCAACTACAGCTTCAGCAGCTCCGGCACAACAAAACGGTAAATGGTCTGAACCCATTCCAGATCGTACCCCGAAAGTCCAAGAAACACCGCCTCCTTCTGGTCGTGTTCAGGATATTGACAACACAGGAGAGGTATCGGTTCCTTCGGCTGGGGGGTCTCGTTATCCATACAACAATGTTATGGCTTCTCGCGCTGGGCATATTATGGAGGTCGATGACACTCCAGGCGGGGAACGTTTGCATTGGATGCACTCTTCTGGTTCTTACAAGCAAATGCTTCCTGACGGTGATGTTGTTAATAAATCAGTCAAAGATCATTATGACCTGACGATGTTCGACAAACGTTATTATGTGGGGCGTGATCATAACCTGACAATTGGTGGGACTGAAGTACAGCGCAAGACAGGAGAAGTTTATCACTTACACTCTTCTAACTATTCCAATGTGGTCGCTGGAACAGCGTTGATGAAATTTTCCCAATTGGCTGAGATACAGGCACAGAACGTGTTGCGTCTCATCTGTGAAATGTTTGAAGTGTCTAACACTTTGAAGGTTCCTAAGATACTGGCAACTGAAATAATTTGCGATAAATTATCGGTCGCACAGACTATTGAAGGCAACATCAAATATGCTGAAGGCGCTGGTCGCGCCGCCTCACGTGCGGGGGCAACTCCTGTAACAACTACAGGCCCAGGTCCAATTGATATAAAACCGGAGTTAGAGGATAACGGTGGCAATTTTGGTGGTAAAGGCGCATGATTACACTGGTGAGGGCAGATAATGCCCTCTCGTGCTGGAGAGGCAATATCCAAAGGGGTTTAACATGAAAGAGTACAAGGACATTGACCTGAAGTTTGGCATGCATCCGGTCACCAAAGATGTCACTAAGAAAACAGGCATTTATGCTGTACTACAATCTGTGCGAAATATCGTGATGTCTACAGTAGGTGATTGGCCGACATATCCGAGTATTGGGGCAGGGTTGTATACCATGTTGGGGGAAAACACAAATCCCACGATACAGGTCGACGTGAAGAACAAAGTTGAAGATGCCATTGCTCTTTTTGAGCCAAGAGCTGAATTGCAATCTGTTGATGTATCATTGTCGGACGATTATCATTCTCTGGGCGTAACCATCACGTTCTATGTGGTCAACAACCCAGAGCCGATAACAGACACCATATGGTTAAAACGCACAAACTGATTAAGGTGCGTTGGTATTGGAGCGGTTGGTAATTATTTCAAAATGCGTCAGTAAACGGTACAGTAATTTCCCACCTATTCTATGGGCTATGGTGGTTGGCTTTAGGTTAACCACCATACCATCTAGTCTCCCCGTCAACACAAATGTTAAACGAATGCGAAGGATATCACTGCCTTCAGAACGCATTATTTGACAGTCATGGCTGTACCCTATTTCTTTCCCTTTGAGGACAAGAGGAACATGTGCGCTTTCCTTTAACAGGGTATCTAAATTTTCAAATAAAGGTTCTTCTTTGTTATTGACGGAATACACCGTCTCTAATATCGGGAATTTATACATATCATGGCACCAACGTAATCACAATCATGTTGAGTACCGTATCAACCGCGACACCAGAATCCTCTTCATGTATGGTTGAGGCGCGCAAGTGGATATCTGAAATATAATTGTCTATATGCATCGACGTCAAATAAGGACGGTGTTGATACACAGGACGGTTGACCTGAACATATTCACGCAGAATGCTGAATGAAAAGTCTTCACATTGAGTGGTGTCAATGCGCAAAAATCTTTGAGCATGGCATGTCTTTAACTCGGTCACTTTCCCCAAATAATGGAGGTCTCCGGATGAACCGATGCGGAACATCACGTCTACTTCAGATTTGAAAATTTCGCGTTCAATAAGGGTCGCTGGTGCCCAACAAACTTCTTCCTTGTCTTCAGCAAACAACGTGTCTATCACTTCTGGTAATTGGATATAACCAAAGTTGTGGCGGGGGTTGGTGAGTAATTTGTTAGACATATTATGCTCCTATTACGTGCTGTTTGGCTTGTTCATAGGCTGTGCGGAGTTCAAGATAAGAATCTGCCAACAACGGTGATTTGTCGTTTTTCCGATTCATGATTATTTGGTGGTTAACGACAGCACGGCGTAATCTGAGTTCTGCCACCCAGAATGCTTTTTGTTTGGCGTGTCCTGGACGGGCGCGTAGGTCGTGATAATGCATAGAAGCATGATATATTTCAGAGTTGGTCATGATGTAGTACCCGCTTTCAATTTGTGGCGTTTGCCAATGAATTACTGGGAAGTATAGGCGGAAAGGTTTCAAAAGTAAAGCCCCTCAATGAGGGGCTTTGAAAGATCAGCGTTTCAAACTTGCGGCGAGTCCAGTAACGTCGGTCACGGTTTGGTCAGCCAGAACAATCACGGGCATAGACATGCGTTGCTTACCAGTGATTTTCTGTAATTCTTCCAGCTTGTAATCTTTGTCTAGCTTCAGAATTTGGTGTTCAATACCGCGAATGCGACAGATGTTTTCAGCTTGTAAACATTGCGCACAACCTTGTTTGGAATAAATCGTAATCATTTCTCACCTTTAGGCAAATTTCAGACCGTCGGAGACTGATCCAGTAAGGACACCAGTCAGATAATCAGGGGCTTCCGCTTCCTGTAATGCATATTGCATTGTTTTATTATCTAGCCACTCATTTATCCATGGCACCGGATTGTCTTTACGGGCTTGTCCTGGATATGGGTGGCCAATGGCTCCCATACGATGTGTTGCCAACCAGTCCACCATTTGATGAAGGATATTTGCATTCAGTCCCAGCATTGAGCCGTCTTTGAACAGATAATTCGCCCATTCTTTTTCTTGGTTGACAACGTCGACATACATCTGGGTCATTTCGCCGCGCAGTTCTTCTCTAATAATGGCAAAATCAGGGTCCATCAGTGGCAGACGGTTCAGGAAAGTCTGGGTCAGGATGAGGTGATCTTGCTCATCACGAGCAATCTGACGAATGATTTTAGCGTTGCCTTCCATTTTGTTGAGGAATTGCATGAATGCCCAAGAACACGCAAATGAAACATAGAAACGAATGCCTTCGAGGGAGTTGGCGGCAAATAGAGCACGCCAGAATGCACGCTTGGCGTTCATGATGTCTTCACGGGTGAACGCGCGTCCAGCCATACGCATCCCGCTGTAACGCACCATGTCGTCGTAGTATACGCTGATCTGTCCGGCGCAATCGACGATCTCCTGAACGTCCAGAACATGGTCAAAAACGATACCAGGATCATTCACTGTGTTACGAAGGATATGCGTATAAGATAGTGAGTGGATGGCTTCTTGGCGCGTCCACTCCAGAATAGCAAATTGCGCTTCTGGTGTTGATGCCCATGGGCCAAACGCTTCGAACGGAGCAGCGCCCTGAATAGAGTCCAGCATGGTTTGGCGTTTCAGGTTGCTGAAGTAGATGTGTTGTTCCGCAGCGGATAGAGTGGCAAAGTCCGCTTTGTCTTTGGTGACATCCACTTCTTCCGGACGCCAGAATTGGCTGAGGCCTTTTTCATACCATTTTTGAACAAAAGGCCAAGTCACTTTGTCATAACGCTGGATACTTACAGGGTCGCCAAAGAATGGCAGTTCTGTATTATTTGAAGATGGATCGAATACTGAGAATTGCTTTTGTTCGTTCATGTTTCTTTCCTGATGAATAAGGGGTGAAGAATCACCCCTGATATTAAACGATTGTGTGGTATAGACCTAATCAAACAACACAGGTGTCACAAATTTCTTCAACTTGTTTCAGCTCCTCGTCTTCCTTGGAGTCTTTGTTTGTGTTGTAATACAGAGTTTTACCACCCCACATGTAGAAAGACAGAATATCCTGCATCATAAGAGAGCGCGGGATCTTGCCTTCTGGATATTTCTCTGGGTCATACCATGTGTTGGTGCTGATAGATTGATCTACCCAACGTTGTATGACCGCAGCCGTCTTCAGGTATTCAATACAATCCAGATTCCATTTCAGGTCATATAGAGGACCAAGGGTTTCTACATCCGGAACGATCTGTTTATAGACGCCGTCCTTGCTGCCTTTGATGCTGATGAGACCTTTTGGTGGCTCTATACCGTTCGTTGCGTTCAGCACTTGAGAGGAGCTTTCAGTTGGTGCTACGGCTAACAACGTGGCGTTACGGATCCCATACTCGGATAGGTTCTGCTTCAGTCCTTCCCAGTCAAGACCATAGGCTTGCCCAACAGGCTTTTTGCCATTGGGTAGGATGTCCAGCGGGAGAGGCTGAAGGTCGGCTGTTACAAATCCGGATTCATGGATAGTTGATTTCTTACAAGATCCGAAACGCATGGCCAGACGGTTGGACGCTTTGACCAAGTAGAAATGAAGATGCGCCATCCACTTGTCTAGAAGTTCTAATCCGATAGGCGATCCATAACCCGTGAAATTCTTGGCCAGGAAATGTGCGACGTTGACGATACCGATACCCAGAGGACGATATTCTTCTACGGCCAAACGGGCTTGGCGAGCTGGGTAGTCCTGATATTCCAACAACATATCCAAAGCTGAAACCAGAACGAAAGCAACATCTTCCATTTCTATTGGATCTTCAAATGCCGTCAGGTTAAATGATGCGAGTGTACACAGGGCAATGCGACCATCTTCATCATCATACTGTTGGAACTCACGAGTCGGGAGCGCGATTTCTAAACATAGATTAGAGCTATAAATCGTGTCCAAATTGAACGGACTATACTCGTTCATGTGATCAACGAATGCGATGTAGATCCGGCCAGTGTCAGAACGCTGGTCTAGTAGCATTTGGAACACTTCTTCAGCTTGCAGCTTTTTGGAACGACATAATCCGGCGTCGGCGGCCTTGATCATATTGTCGTACATTTCGCGGAATTTATTGACGTCTGCGAAAAATGCTTCATACATTTCACGGTTGTCTTTTGGATCAAACAGGTATAGAGGCTGTTTGTTCACCAGGCGCTCGAACATGACGCGGTTAATCTGAATCCCATAGTCGATACGGCGTTCACGGTTCTCTTCCAATCCACGGTTGTTTTTGAGAACAACGACATCATCAAATTGATAATGCCAGATGGGAACATAGCATGTTGCCGATCCACCACGGATACCGCCTTGAGAGCAAGACTTCAGGGCACCAGTCAAATACTTGATGAATGGAACCAGACCTGTATGGACCATTTCCCCTTTACGGATAGGGCTACCGATGCCACGAATTGCTCCAACATCGAATCCGATGCCAGCACGTTTGGAAACATAATCCACGATGCTTTTCGCAGTGGCATTAATTGAGTCCAATGTATCACCAGTTTTGATCAATACACAAGAGCTGAACTGTCGGGTCGGGGTGCGGACGCCGGACATAATAGGTGTTGGAAGACTGAATTTGCCTGTACTGGCGTATTCATAGAACTTCTTTACCATTGTCAGTCTGCTTTCTTTATCCCAAGCTGAGAATAATGCCATAGCGATTGCCATGTACATGACTTGAGGGGTTTCATAATACACTTTGCTGTCAGAAGAACGATCACGCAAAAGATATTTTTGAGTCAGCTGGCCCATTGCTGCCCAAGTGAAATTCTTGTCGCGTTTGTGGTTGATGACTGTGTTAAGTTCTTCGAATTCTTCTTTAGAGTAAAGTTCGAGGAATTCGCGGTCATAAACACCCAGCTTGGTGTTCTTTGCAAAGATATCCAGCAAATGAGGTGGCTTGTACTGACCATAGACAACCTTGCGCAGGTCATACGACTTCAGGCGGGCAGCAACATATTGATAATTGGGTTTATCAACAGAAATTAAGGTGGCCGCAGCTTGGATAATGATATCCTGAATGCGTTCGGTTTTCATGTTATCGGTGAATTGAATCTTCGATGCAGCTTCCACCTCAGACACTGATACTCCTTCAAGGCCGTCACATGCTCGTTCAATAACGGTATGGAGTTTTTCAATGTCAAAGGGGACAGAAGATCCGTCCCGCTTTATGATGTTAATCATAGCGATCCTCGGTTTGTGTTTATGCAGGCTGTTATTATACACCGCCTCCATGGATTGAAGGCGGTGGGGAAGTTCGTGTGGTATTTAAATGTTGTACAGGTCGTTAATTTCTAACATTAGGCGGGTGAAGTTGCCGCGACCATTACGATCAGACTTATCGAATTCGATGATGCTGAATGGTTGAACCCACTCTGGATATTCATCTCCGATTTCTACGCCGTCAATTTGCAAGGAACCTGTTTCCAGCTTGTTGTTGAAGTCTTTAAAGGAATCCACATACGTCTGTAACGCACTATCACGCAGTCTCTTGTTAGACTGTTTGATATCTCCATTCACGAAGATGTACGAAGAATCTGAAGCACGGGTCAGTAAGTTCTTCAGCTGCTCCATATCGCATTCCTGCGCCTCTTCGATAATCAGGAAACAATCATCGAAAGTCATCCCTTTTACAGTTTCAAGGTCTTGAATTTCTATGATGCGTTTCTCCCACAGATAGTTGAAGAAACCGTCGGAACCCGTATCTGTTTTGAGAACCTTTTTGAATGTCTGTATGAGCGGCATCAAATAAGGCATCAACTTTTCATATGTGTCACCAGGCCGGAACCCCGCTGTGGTTCCGGTCGGTAAAGGAGAACGTGTGATGATGATCTTGTTGATTGTTTTGTCTATCAGATGTTTTGCTGCAGCAGATGCACCGCAATAGGATTTGCCTGTACCTGCCGGACCGATTGCGATAGTGAGATGTTCATTGAGTGCGGATTGATATGCGAGGTTCTGATTTTCTGAGAGGCCATTGAACGGAGCAATTTTGAAATCGCCTTTGGAAAACTTCATCCAGTCTTCTTCCTTCTGGATGGTGTCTTTCTTACGAGCAGATTTTGTCTTCGCTGGCTTCATGGATACAACTTTAGACGCAGATTGCATGTTGAACCTTCCTATATCTACAGGGGTTGTCGACACCTTTAATTAAGCGACACGCCCAGCATACCTGTATATCAGATAAAGAAAAAGGCCGTTTCCGGCCTTGAGAATTAGCAGAAACTCTTGTATGCTGCCGCCAGTTTAGTATCATACTGGTTTTTCGCATATGCCGGACCATTGTACCGACGAGCAAACTCGGCCCAATTCTTATTCTTCAGGGCTTTCCACATATTGGCGTCAGCTTTGATGAATTTCACAAATGCCAGAAGATGAGCGCGTTCACCAGTCAGGAAATCAGTGAACATCTCTTTGGCATTTGAATAGCCACAGATTTGGCAGTTGAACCCCATGATCTGGAATAGGCCGTAGGAAGCACTCTCGTAAGCGCAGTCCTCGTCAAGGGCGATTGCACCCTGAAGGCGTTCCAACTCCGCGTCTCCGCCGATATACCCGCCAGAATTGGGGTTAACCAATGTTGGGTAGAGTTGGTACAGAGCATTGGCTCTTGCTTGCCCGAATTTGGCCGTCACCTTTTTGTACATGATGTGGCGCTCAAACAGAGTTTTGATCTTGCCAGTTTTGGTAAAACCCATGCCACGGGATTCTACCTGGTTCACCGCTTTCATACTGGCCAGCTCAACACCAAGTTCACGTGCTGCGTCAACCAAGTCCGCTTCGGTCAGATGTTCCTGATGAGCGTCTCCAGCGTTGCGGATAGCATAGAAGGTCTTTGGCCCAGCAATACCATCAATAACCAATCCAGCACCTGCCTGAACGGATTTGACAGCATTCTCTGTTGCTTTACCAAATATGCCATCGGCTGTAAGAGAAAAACCGATTTTGTTGAGGCTTTGTTGAAGTGCTTTGACTTCAGAACCTCGGTTGCCAAGTTTTAGAATGGCCATAAGAAAATACCTCCGCAATGTATGCGAAGGTATTTAAAGTGAAAGTCGAACTTGAGGATTTAGTGTCGATTATCTGACTACGACGACAGGCATGATTTCTTTGAAGGAAGTCCTAACTTCGGAATCATACCCATATTTTTCAAATATTTTCAACATCGCTTGTTCCAGTTCCTCTTGGAACTGAGGAAAGTGCGCGTTGGGAATTCGGTCGGCAACCCATAGAGCGCCAGGAGAGGCTTGGATAATTGCTCTACTCATGTCTCATTCTCCTACCAAAACTTTGAAAGGGGGAGGTTTCCCCCTTGCGGTTAAGCCAGTTTGTTCACCAGAGTTTCTACTGCGTCGGCGCTCAGTTTACCCATTTTGACATACTGGGATTTCGCTTCACCGCCAGCGGCTTTCACGATATCGCTGTTGTCATAACCCTTTTTCGGGAATACCATCACGGAGAAGGTTCCGTTGTTCAGCGGGTTCAGCTGAATGCGACCTTTACCGACTACGATGGTGCCGTAAGTTTCGGTGTTCGCTTCGACAACGTGGATGTCATGGCCCAGGTCTTTCAGCATGCCAACCTTGTCAGCAGTCTTGGCAACCACGGCTTTGTCTACGACAACCTGCTCTACCAGGGTGAAGCCGTTGGTCGCTTTCACTTTGCCGTTCAGCAGATTCATGAAGGAAGTTTTGCCACCAGTGAAGCCAGCTGCCTGAGCGATGCGGAACATTTCAACTTTTGCAACTTCGGTGTTCAGTTCAAAAGAGATGGTGCCGTTGGTGATCAGAGTTTTGGTAGTAGCCATGATGTAATTCCTCATAATGTAGTTGGGTCGTTTCACTTTTCATTCGGCGGGGTGTTGTGTACCGCCCTATGTGAACTATAATAGTGCATGATTATTGAAGAGTAAAGTCTTTTTCAATAAATTTTTAAATTATTTTTGAAGTATTTTAAAAGGCCTCGTAGAATGAGGCCTAGAGAGAAGGTTTTTGAGTTAAAAAGTTTTAGGTCGGCTTCTTTTTCAAATACTGGCGAGCCAAATTCATTTGTTCTTCAGTGATAGGACAACCGCCGAAGTCCACCATTCCGTTCCTCCAACCATGGATGAAACTCTTAGATTCTAAACCAGATAGGACATATCCTTCACGGGCTTGCATATACCCGCGAAGAATCTCTTCATCGTCCATACTATTCAGTTCTTTTAAATCCATCATATCTTCCTCAAGTCAGAAAATCGTAAGGACGCCGACAGTCCCTGATATACGTTCTTGGCTATGATCTGAAGCAGATCACGTATCGGGATATTTCCCTTGTCGGGGCGAACCATATCATTGATATCCTTCCACGGTATTTCCGGTGGAAACAGAACGACTTTGACTCCGCTGTCTATCATCTTCTGTATACCGTCACAAACTTGTTTGTTCCTGTATTGGTTATCGGGGATATAGATGTCTCCCTTAGCACTTAATAAGTCGGCATCGGCAGTCGCAAGACAATTGGGTAGAAACAAGCTATCAATTGGACCTTCTACTACCAACTTTGTTTTGTTCCAAATGATGCGCTCTTCCCCGTAGATCTTAGTATCTTCGTTCTTAGGCTTGACAGTGGCATACCGTAATACCCCATCAGGAAGGTTATCGCCGAATGCGCGCCCCTGAACTATCTTCATGCGCCCGTCTTGGGTCCAGAATGGGATTACCAGCCGCTCATCTTCGGGTATCTTCTTTTGCTTCTCAACATCCGTTTCGAAACTCAGAAGATCTTGACGAAAATTCCTGCTGTAATACAACAAAGATAACGTGCTCTCCGGCATTCCCCTGCCTTCAACGTAACGACGGGCGATATGATCACGGTCAAGAAGATCAAGGCGTATCATATTCCCAAGGTGCTCTTCATCCCGTTTGGCGACCTGAGAACCGATACGCGCTGTCTGGGTCAGGCGCTGTAGTGGTTTGAGTTTTTGTAACGGGCGGGAACTGGTATCCCCCATGATCCTGAATTTTTCAAGGTTGTATTCATTATACAGACGCTCGTCAAACTTCTTCAACCAGAATTCAAACGCCCAACCGCTCATTTCATTACAGTTGTGGCACTTGAAACGAAACACATCGTCATCACGATCATAAAAGAAGTGACCACGACGCTTGTTGGCACTCTTCTTAGAATCCCCACATAATGGGCAACGAAATTTGGCGACAGCGCCAACACGTTCCCAACTGAATTTATCAAGTCGGGGGGCGAGAAAATTGATGTATTGTTCGTCCAAGAATTTCATTAGATATTTGGCCTCTGGAACACTTCTGTCACATTATAATCCACCCCGCGACTTTGAGCTATGCAAAGCTGTCGCCAAGCCCCATACAGAATATTTTGTTCCGCAACCTGATTGCGTTCAAAGTGGGCGAATTCTTCCAGCATCTGTTTGTACCCTAATAGATAAGGAGGGATATCTGTATGTCTTCTTTTGCCCAAAGATTTAGACAAATATGATGCATAATGTTCCGGTGAAGACAAAGAGGAATATTGCATATTCGGAACGTGAACGGGCTTCAAAGATTTTCTAGGGGTGAAGTACAACAAACCCCACTTGGGAGGGAGGTCTTCAATTTTAATAACATCTGCTGGGCAAACATAGAAACGATATGCTCCCATGCCTATGGAAGGATTCATGCGATGAGGTTTCTTTTTGTCTGTCAGGAAGTCGGCGCGGGAGACTTTAACTTCCATTAATATAGAACAACCCCCAGGTCTGAACCCGATGGCGTCAGGGGATTCACGATTATCGAATGAATTTGGTTCTACGAACACAGCACCACAATTCATTTGTTTGTGTAGAAATTTTGCAGCGATTTGACTACCTTCTGAGTGAGAAGGTATAAAGATTTTGCCCATTGTTATCTGTATCCTATTGATGACGAATGGGCAAAATTATAACCTGATGATGATCCTATTGAGTTAGGACAATTGCTTCAGTTTGTAAATCGTTTGATAGCACAAAGTTTTGATTTCGTCAAGCGTGTTTTGTAAATGGCTATCACACTGATTGTAGATCCCATTAACGTCGATGACCACGCTGTTGATATACGATATCGGTTCAGGATTGTATAATTTGATGTTCTCGAATCCTGGAATGTATATACCACCCGCACCAATATACGCTTCCGTAAAGGTGTCTAGCAAGTCCTCCAGTTCCCCGTAGAACTCCCCGAGTGCCTTGTGCTTGGCATAGGACGTTGTAACGAAGTGGAGGGCATGAGAGTGGGCTATAGCAAGCAGTCCACGGTTGATGAATATACTCGCATTGACCATGATATTTACCCCTAAAAAGAAAATCCCCCTGTATTTAGGGGGATTGTAATCACGGCTTGACCAGAGTCATCTTGACGGTTTCACCCGTGTCGGTGTCTGTCAGGGTCATGATGTCTTGCGCGTTCACGGACTTCACTTTCCCCTGCCGCTTATCACCGTTGCGATTGTAGTAATCGATCAGCTCGCCTTTGGTTGGACGACCAACATCCGTGATGTCGTACATGCCCTGCTGCCCAAGGCGGCGATGGTCAACCTTTGCTTCCTTCAAGAGGAAGTCCTGGAATCCTTTCATACAACCTCCTTAGACAGGTTTAACGCCAATATATTTGGCAATGTCCGCAGCTAGGGTTTTCCCCTTACTGATGTCATGCTGTTTGCCAGCGACTGTGACAATTACATATGGATCGTCTTCTCCGCCGAAGTCGATTGCGACAGGTTTTCCAATACCAGGAATACCGGAATATTCAAACTCTGTACGACCGCTTTTACGAGATTTGCCAACGCCCAGCGCTTTACCGATCATCTTATCCATGTTCGCCAATTCTTGGGCATAGGATTCTGTGACCTGACCTTTGCTGGCATCTTTCCCAAAGAAGAACTCAAAACCGTCATGAACGGCAACAACATCTTTGCCCACAGAAACCGCATGAACCTGGTCCGGTGTGAGTTTTACTTTGGTGGTGTTGCCGTTAGTCAATTCCAGATTATAGATGTCGGCCTGATTATCTGGAGTGATCTGGGTTACGGTGGCACCAGTACACCATTGGGTTCCGTCGGCCTGTTTGGTGATGGTTACACTTTTGCCTTGTATGCCGCCATGAGTTTGCGGTTGTTGAGCTTGTTCTTTAAAATATTCGATAAACGGTTTCATCGTGGATCTCCTAAGGATTTTGATGTATTTAGCCCCCGAAGGGGCTATGACTTATTTCAGACTAATCTGAAGATTACCACCCAGCGATTGTTCATATTCACTGTATGCACTATCACCATTACTCATAGCCCATTCGTCGGATTGGCGAGCGCGTTCAAGAGTCATGAGATTTGGCTCGGTAGGATTATAGCCTTTAGATTTCGCGTCGTTGTATACCGTTTGCAGGTATTGGTTGGCACGGTTGATCTGATCCTTGAATTCACGATATGCTCCTTCGGTCGTATTGCGACGGAAAGTGATATCCCAAGCAACATTCAGAACTGTACCATTACTGGCTGTGTATACCTGCCAATCCAGATCTCGTCCATTAGGAGCGCTGTCACGAATGGATTCGGCATAGGTGGCCAGATCACCTGCATTCTTACCTCCAGCAGCCTGATCTTTAGCCCGAGCCAAAGCATCAATGACTGCCGTGCGGTTCCTGGACTGTGCCAAATCTTTGTCTTGGAACATAATCGCGCCAAATTTACTGACAGTGATGTCATTCAGGAACAGATTGTTAGGGTTATAGTTTGATGAACTGAGATGGCTCAGTTGCGAAGCCGCGTCTTTCAGGCGTCGAGAAATCTCATCCAATGCATCTTGCACTGATTTGACAGACAACGAAATATCATATCCATTGCTGTCTACCACATTTCGACCATTTTCAGTCAACATGGTGGTGATGTTGGCTTTATTTCGATCAAAATCGTAAGTTACGTTGGTAACGAATCTTGCGGCTTGCAACTTGCTACCAGCAGGGAACTGGAAATCCCACGCTACAGAGAAGCCATGAACGGTTTCACCAAAAAATTTAGCGTTGCTTGGTACTTTGATGTTTGCAGTGATCACTGCATTTTCACTGGAATTGGTGTTGATTTCACCAAAGATAGTACGCTCGTCGGAAGATTGAACCAACAGAGTATCTTTTCCACGCCAATCATAGCGGACTTTGAATGTTGTACGAGGAAACTCTTTCATCAGATCAAGTTTGACCGCCTTGCCCAAGGTAAACCGATTCAGCAGAGCGTCAGCGATCTTCAATGTGAAAGAACCACAATCAACGTAAGAATATCCCTGAGAACGGGAAATTTTTTGAATCGGATATGGGGCACCATTGATAGGAACCACACGGCATTCTACTTCTCCCGCAAATTGAGAATCGGCTGCACGGGAGATTGCGCCCACTATTTCATAAGCGGCGTTTTTCACGTCTCCTTCCAGCATAAGTTGGTAATGACCAGACAAATCTGATACTACTTCTACAGAAAGTTTTCCGTTGACAATTCCCCAGAAATAAACCTGAATGTCCAGACCACCCGAAGTACGATATTTGCCCGCGCCGATTCGTGTTAGTTTTTCACCTGCATACATACCGACCTGTTGTGGAGCATATGTGTCTACAATCCCCAGAAGGCGAGCAATATAACCCTGATTTCGTAAGTCATCCACAGATCCTGTTTTTGGCAAAGTCTGCATGTCTATTTTTCCAGAATCTCCCGTCATCTCTTTCCAGAAGATGGACGACTGCTTGGTGAAATCATTCAGAATATTCACAGGGATCTGCGGTAATCCCAGTTGGCGTACAATAGCGTCTGGGGATTGAGCGCGGATCCGTTTCTCGTTCATGATACTACCAGCATACACACCAGGTTCATTCGCGTGAGGTGCGATATTGGCGGTAATAGTCCGCCCACGTTCTTTACCAGACCAGACCAGCATAGGCTGAGTATGATCAGCCTTGGTCAGAATCCAGCGAGAATCGGCATTTATGGCTTGGCTCAAATCATCCATGTCACCTTGTAGTGCGGCGTCACGAGCAGCCTGGTCAGGAACGTCACCGACTTTGTCTGGGTCGTCCCAAGTCACGCCTTTCATTTTCGGACCATCGAATACCTGAGCAGGATCCTTGCCTTTGCGTACAACCCATACGAAGGCACGGTCAGGGATTGGGGTATAAGTCAGATCCATGACGTTGAGTTTCTGCTTCAGACCAGATTGACGAATAATTTTTGGGAGTAACGTCGTTCCGCGTTCTAGAGCTTTCTTGGAGAAGTTAATCGCAAACCCATCAATGGTTTTACCCAGCGGTGTCGCCATGAATTGTTTAGTCGCTTCGATCATGGATGCGATGACACGCATTGGGTTTTTGAAACGACCGATTGCGTCTGGATAGGTTGAACCACGTTTCTGGCCTATGAAGACCTGACGAACGTTCTTGCCCAGCCCCTGCGGGGTATAAAATTGGATGCGGAATTCTTTTTCATCTTCGTCTACGAACGTGAAGAAAATGTCACCAGCATTTTTCTTGCCGAAAGTCAATTCGTATGGAGCGGAGTTAAACGCTTCGTCCAATTGTTTGGACTCGTCAAGGAAATTTAAGAAAGATTGGATGGCCATTGTAATTCTCCTGATAATAAATCGGTGCGGTTTTCCTTAATTAGCGAAAAGAAAGGGGCATCAAGCCCCCGCATATTCGTATTATAACCCTTCAATCCTTACGTTGACATATTTTGTTTCGTAATTCGGGTCACGTCCTTCAGAGTAGTCATATGTCTGAATTGTCTGTACGCACAGAGTTATTTTGAATTTGGCAATCTTCATAACCGCGATGCCAAAGTCAACCAGGTCATCCTTTTTATCTAGCACCAGGCCTTTAGTGCCGAGTTCACGCAATAAGTCTTTAAACAAGCGCTTGGACGGGTTGCTGATATCGAGCGGACCAGTTTTACACAGGGGGAACCCCTTAATGATTTTGTTGCTACGGTCACGCGCGATTTTGTTGTTCCCACGAATAATATTCTTGTACCCAGCAACGTTCAGAATGTTGTTCAATTCAGTTTTGGTCATGATATAGTTCCTTCGTTTCAAGTTGGTGTCGTACTGCTTATGTTTAGAATTATACGTGGGTTATTGAAGAAGTAAAGGGGCTTTTGCCCCTTTTATTGAATAATTTAAGGTGTTGGATTGACAACGGGAATATGGAACCTGATCCCAGAGACAATGTCCTTCAATTGTGGCTGCCAACCCGTGACCAAACGGGGTAGCGCATTAGAACCAGGATAGACAATAATGATGTCGCTTCCGGTTACATTATGTTGAGGGAATTGTGACATGTATTGCTCCATTGTCACCCCTGGGTCTATCAACACAGGACCGACATCCGAAGATGCATATGTTGCCCCCAAACCGTCGACGCCCCATGCTAGTATTCCATAATCAGGAATATTGGCTTCAGAAGTTATGGTGAATCCGAAGATACGATTCAGCGCAGAAAAATCATACACGCCGTGAGCACTGTCATATGTCAGATAACCTTTGGCCAACATATCAGCAAAGATCGCGTCTGTGTCGCCAGCGGCTGGGGTCGGAACGGTAAACAGTAGCTCACCTGCCGGAGGAGTAGGATACGTGCCGAGAGCATAAAGGCACCATGCGTCGATACATTTCTTGATAAACGCTTCGGGAGCAACATAATCAGCCAGGCGCATCGTTCCAGAATATTCAGAACTGATGATGCCTTCTTTTGCCCCCTGAATCGCAATAAACACCATTAAGTGCTCGTATCCGGTCTGGGATGGAGTGATATTCATTATCGGGTCCTCTTGAGTTTCTCAATCGTGCGCTTATTCATGGCGATCACTCCTGGGTCGACCTTCGGGTTTATTGCCATGCCTTTGAAAGACACACATCGTTGAAGATATTTAGCCCTCTTCACGACATCAGCAGCGTATGAATTGGATTTTTGGTTACGACTGAAACCGGCATTGTAAGAGGAGAGCGATTTGCGGATGTTTTGGTTATGATACCCAAGCCAGAAATTCATTTCATCAAGGGCTGCATTGGCTGCGTACTCTTGATTGACCAGCAATTTAATCGCCACGTTGGCGTAACACTTCTGTGTTTTGCATCCCTCCCGTTTCCCAACGGTTTGGACGCGATTTTGGAATGCCCCCATATTAGCCGATTTCAGGTTATTCCGCATGGATACCACATCTTCTCCGGCGCGGCTTTCCCTCCATGATATCGCGGCTAGGGTGAAACCAAGGTCTTGCTGTTTGCCTATGTGATAGGCAGTGGCCATAGTTGAAAGTTGCTGATCAGAAAATTCGTAATCACATTGGGTGGTACTTTGGGAAGCGTGCACACTCCCGCTGGCAATGGTAAAGGTCACGGACAAGGCCATGGCCTTCAACGTTGTCATCGTCATGATGGCGTTCCTTATGTGTTTGTCGACTTGCAGCTCGCTGGAGCCTCCTGACAGGGTTAAAAGATAAAGGGCACGTGATATTTAGTGCCCTTCACCTTATTCGTAGATCAGATGGTATGATTCCTCGATGCATTCCAACCAACCGTAGACAAATTCCATAGGATCGTCCCATGCTGATTTTGATGCCACTATGAAATCCCCTTGGAGGATTTGCATATCTGTGTACTTGTTGAAACCCAAGACGGCGTCAACAACGATCAACCCACCTTGCTCTAGGTAACGTTTTGGTGTCAATGCTACCTGATGATGTTTATTTCGCTGATTCCATAATTCCACAGCGATATCACAAGCAATCTGTATTTCATCTTTCTCTTCTGACATATGTTTGTCTCAAATATTCAGTAAAAGATTTACCCAACTTACGGAATAGTTTAATACGACCGATCACTTTGACGTAAACATCCCCGTGGCAGGGGCGTGGTTTACACCAGCACCCTAGAATCTTTCCGTCCAGTTCAAGGAGTTCATCCTCAGTGATTTCCCCTTCAATCAGACGCACATACAAATCGTCTTCGAATAACTCGATACAAACGCCGCGCCCATGGTCTTTGACTTCGAAGTCATTACCCCATTTGCCAGGCCGCCCAATGTAGACGTCATATGGCTCCTTCTTGAAGTGGACGACTTTCACGACATGTCCTCATAATCCGATAGATTGATCAGGAAAGACAGATTCCGGTCTTCGACAAGGTCAATTGCCTTGCGACTGCCCACAGCCTCACATGTCCAATACTTGTAATTTCCTGCGATCTTCATCGCCAAACGGATAACGCGTTGCTTCATCTGGTACTGGGCGACTTGGTAGCGGACACGCGTCTTCTTGCGCCAGCATTGATTCTCAGCAGTGTACTTGTAGAGGATCATCAGGCGAACAGCTTTGTACAGGCGCTTTTCAGCGCCCTTGGATTTCTTTGATACACGGATCAGACTTCCCATGATCAATCCTTCTTAATCACTTCAGTCATGCCATTACGCAGACCATAACGGATGTTGTGTTGGAAATACTCTTGGAATTCCTGCTCGCGTTGACTGATAACGAACAGATTGTTCCCGCCAAATTTATGCTTCAGCATCTCAACCGATTCTTGTACGCCGCGCTCACTCATGTTCTCAAGGATTTCATCTAACACAAACAGGTTACATTGCACCGACGCCTTGAGGTTTGCAACATCTCGTAAAGCTAATGTCACAGCCAGGTTCAGGCGACTACGCTGACCAGTAGATAATGAGAAGATGCTTTGCCCTTTACGACCTGCAGCGCTCATGGTGATTTCAAATGTATCATCAACAGCAATATCCAAGAACATATTGAGTGCTTCAAGATACTCGTTTATTTTACTATTGAGGAAAGGCAAATACAGGCTGATAATTCGAGCCTTGGTCTGATCATCTTTTAGGAAGAACAGAAGATGGTTCAGGTCTTGCAATTTCTCATCCAACTCTACGCGCCGCGCATTCAGATCTTCCATTAACGCCGTGATGCGAGCGATCTCTTCTTCCAGGGCGTCAGTTGGTGTCGGCTTAACCGCCAATTTACGCTCTAAATCGGCAATGGATGCCTCCAGAGGGGCACGGCGTGATTTCAGGCTGGTGAGTTTATCAGCCGTGTCGTTGATGCTCTTAGAGAGCTGCTCACGCGCTTGACGGATTGACGTCGTGATATCTTCATAACGGGTGTCTACGGCCTTGAGGACGTCGTTAATTTTGGACTGTTGTTCCCGCTGTAAAGATGTTTTCTCAACAGCTGCCACATCATAAAATCCTTGGATGTCGCGTTTTAATGCAGCGATCGCTGATTCCGCTTCTCGGATTTCATTGCGCAAAGCATCCAGTTCTTTGTCAACAACCGAAATCTGAGAAGATAATTCTGAATCTTTGACGTTGTAATTCTCAATCAGAGAATTAACTTCTTCTAGGGCTGTGTCAACCTGAAGAATCTTGTCAGTCAGTTCACTGATTTGTGGATAATATTGACTTTCAATGCGTGATTTGGTATCGTTCGACACTAATTGCGTACACGTAGGGCAAGTGCCCATATCGTGGAAACGTTTGATGGCAGATTCATGTCCTTCCATTTCTGTTACGAATTTGATACGGAAGTTCTCACCCTGCTGACGCCGCGCTAATGCTTTGTTCAGTTCATCCAGGTTAGCATTCCGTTGGCTGACCAGATCATTTTTACGTTCCGCGACTACCGCCATTCTCTCCCGAATTTCTTGTAATGAACGTTCGCCATCAGACACCTCGATACGTTCATAGTCTTCAGCCTTGGTATCAGCCTCATCCTGAACCGCTTGAATTTTGGCAAAATACTCGTCATTGATGGCATCGATATCCACCTTCATTTCAGCGTTCAGACGATTACGGACTTCTGATAATTCTGATTCCAATTTAGAGTCTTGAGCACGGGACTCTGTCAGTTGTTCCTGCACTGCGCCGATATCTGAATTCAGGCTATTCAGACGTTCCTTCTCTTGGACAAGGATATCCGCAGATTGTTGCTGAATCATCGCATTGGAATTATTGATCTGTTCCAACTGCGCTTGCTGGCCTTTTAGATTCACATCATGAAAGGCGTAATCATTGGTGACCGTCGTGAGTTCGTTCGTTACCGCCTTGATAGATGCTTTAACATCCTCATTCATCAGGCTGAAGAAACCCAAGTCCCAAATTGTTTCAACCATGGCGCGGCGGTCAGCAGTATACATCTCTGTGAAAGGAATAAACTTCTCCTTGCCCAGAACCAAAGAGTTCTCGAACATCTTCTGGTCCACACCGATGAGATTCACGATGTACTTGTTCATATCAGCTTTGGCCGCATCGTTCACGACTTGCTTCCACTCTCCTTCCACCATCTGATAAACTTCTACAAAATCTGGTTTGATACCGCGACGGACTTTCCATTCACTTCCTCGAGTGGAGAACTCAACTTCACCCACGCATTCCTTTTTGTTTTGGGAATTGACTAATCCGGCTTTCTTTTCTTTCTTGCTATATGTGTCATTATACAGAACGAAGAACAACAGCCAAACAAGCATTGTAGATTTACCCGCCCCATTGTCATCAGATGTGACTAGGGTTGCAGGGTTGCGTTGGTAATCAATTTCCATGAATTCATTACCGATGGAACGGAAGTTTTTAGCGCGACCGCGATGGAAAGTCAGTTTGTGGGTAATTTCCCCACGAATTTCAAATGGTACTTCAACAGAAACAGGAGTGTCCGCTTCTTTCAACAGCGAACCAAATTTTGATAATAGGTCTACATTGTTCATTATTATGCATCCAATGTGTTCAAACGTTGTTGGGCAGCATTATAAAATTGTTCTGCAAGTTTGCAAACATTTTCAGGGCGCTGGATATTGTTGGCTGCGCGGATATCATTTTTCAAGACTTCTACAGCATCAGTAGCCACCATCTCTTCAGTGACTTCTACCTTCTCGGAAGCAACAGTAATCGTCCGATCGATGAAGTTGTAATCGATGCATTTACAGCGCTTCAATGCGTCACAGAACTTTTCATAATGCTTGGCATTGTCACGGTTCTGTACAATCACCTTAACGATTTGCCCTTCAATACCCAAAACATTGTTTAACCAATCGGGGTCGATCCAATTACCTTCAGTATCAGAAGACATTTGTGTGTAGTCGTATTCCACGAACCGGAACAACGTTTGTTGTTCGTTGTTGGGGATAAACAATTCCCCGCCATTCATGTCGTCTACATAGAATCCTCGGTTCGTCCCGTCTTTGTGGTCTTCCCAGGTAAGATGATAAGGAGTCCCAATATACTGAATGTTACCTTCCATCGAACGGGTATGGAAATGTCCGGTATCCACGCGCTCGAATTTCGAAAGGAGCGCCAAGTCGATCTGACCTTTATCACATACAGAGGACTGGTACATTTTGAACCCTGCCAACTCCAGATGCGCAAAACAGTACTTGGCGTCTGTATCTTGTATCGCTTTAATGGACGCATCATAGTTCTCTTTGTTAATCCACGGCAGTAGGAGGGTCTTGACACCTTCAATCATTACTTCAGTTGGTTCGCTGTAATAATGATAAACATCCGGTGCCAATTCATTAAGATAAGAAGGCCAGTTAATGCGATTGGACTCTTCTAACGTGATATCATGGTTTCCAACGATGCCATTCCATTTGATACCCGCCTTTCTCAGGGCTGGCGTTAATTCATCTTTCAACCAATCTTTATCGCGACCATACATGAATTTGCGAACATCAAACGTATCACCAAATTGCCACACTTCTTTAATATCGGCGTCAACCAATTCTGGAATAAAATAATTGATGAGATAATTCTTTATGAATTCTCGAACGTAACGGGAACCATTACGGCTCCCGATATGTAAATCGCCAATTTTAGCAATCGCCATTATTTTGTTGCTCCCGTTCTAATGCTCGTTTCTTTGCTTCTTCCCAATCTGGTTCCATAGAACATATTTCGTCTTCCAGATTGAATTGAGTAGAGCCGAAGTCATAGTCTGAATTATCTTCGGCGTCGGCGGTAATGGTATTTTCACTCTTTGTGAGACATTGAAGTATACCGCGAGGAATTTTCTTATTCTTTTCCTCTTCTTTGATGGCGATTTGCTTTTGGCGTTCCTTTTCGCGCTGGGCTTCTTTCTTAGTTTCAAAATTTCCGATACGCTCACGGAAGTCCATTGTTATACCAGTGCTGTCTACGAATGTCTGTTGCTGGAAGTCTGGGTCATCTGATAATGCAGCGAAACCACCTGCTTCTTCAAATGAACGCAACTTGATATAATTGTGTTCTTCTTCACTGGTGAGTTTCTTGGCGAATGAACGATCGGCGCACATCGTTACCCAAGAGAAGAAATTGATTTTTCCTTTCTTGCCGATATGACTGACGTCAAATGTATGGAGGTAACGAAGAATGTTAACAACGGCCTCACTGACCATGTCTTCGCGGTATGGATAATCACGATAGTTGTAGCGCATACTCATGTTCTTAATAATCATCTGAACATTCATGGCCACATAATTGGGGATTCTTGGTAGGGGTGTTCCTTCGGCCAAAGCCTTTTTGCGAGCCGGAATCCAATCTCTCAATATTCCAACAACACGGTCATTATCTTCGTCTGTGAAATATTTGGTGACGTTATCACCCCTGTCTACAAAATTCATAGCACACATTATACACCACCTTTAAAATTAACCCACTGAGGGTCTTGTGAAGGTATCCAACCGGAACGGAATTTGCCGACCATAGTTTCAATGGTCTTTATGCTAATTCCATATTTCCTTGACAAGTCGCATTGCCTTGCGCCAGCAACCCACTCCAATCGTATTTCTTCTGCAACCAACCAATGTTTTGAAGTCCCCAATTTCTTGCTTATTGGAACTTCCCATGGAGGAGTTCCATAGTGGTGATGTAATTCCCCGCATTTCCCAAACATACCATTTTTGTCACCCGACCGATCTACGCCATAGGCCGGATGGTCTTTCCCTGTAATACCTTTCATGGCTCCTTGTTTACCAAACATTGGATTATTTTTACCAGCGCGGAGGTGCCCCTTTCCAAACAAATACTGTTTGTTCCCCTTTCTGCCTAATTGAGTCCATGGTTTAGTCCCAACAGTTTGATAATGTTTGTTTAGTAACATGGGGTTGTCGTAAGAGGACTCTATCAATTGTTGTTCTTTCCAAAACGCTTCTTCCGGTTTACCTGGAAATATTTCTATACCCACTACCTGAAAATAATCGTTTCCTTTTGTTTTCATCAAGTCTTTGACATATTTTGATGAAGTGAAATATGTTTCCATAAGCTGCTTTGGATCAGAATCTTCTCCAATCTTGGAGCCAAAATACAAATGTCCATCCTTACTTTTCAAACAGTAAACGAATGGAATACCCATGATCTAATCCTCAAATACCAATGAATTCATTGAAAGAACCAACGACTTTCTTGACCGAGAAACGGTTATTTTCAAGAACCATTGAACTATCTTCTTTGGCTCTAACGCTCCACTGATCCGCAATTTCGTTGCCCATCGTTCCTGCATGACCTTTCACCCATTTTAATTCAAGTTCACAAATTGAACAAACTTTGTCATAATAATCGAACAACTCGAGCAGAAGTTCTGTGTTCTTAGGCGGCATTCCTTCATATTCCCATTTACGACGCCACTCCAAAACGCTATTGATAACATATTGGCTGTCGGATATAATGCGGGCTGGGGGAATGCAGCGTTCACCGCAATTAGAGAATTTCCATAGGATCTTCATTGCGTTTATAACCCCGAGTAACTCAGCTATATTGTTCGTTGACGGCGGGGGTAAATACCCATAAAACACTTTCCATTGCTCTCCAGTGATTGGACTGATGGCAAATGCCCAACCAGCGGCTCGTGTCTTCTGAGGGGACGATGCCCCGTCAGTGTATATTTCAATCATGTATAAGTATCCCAAACTGGTTTTATCGATGAGGAACGAATCATGTCAGAACGCGCATATCGTTTCAGTCTGACCGCCCCAGAAATTGAGCGTTTGCTCTTGTCTATAAATGATTCCATACAAAAGCTGGACATCATTTATGACTACACGGCGGGTGGGACTGAAGGTCAAGTCGCAGCTGCGTCAGCTGTCAAAAACATGTGGCTAAAACTTAATGAGATGGTCACAGGTGAAGGTCTTAAAGACGCAATCAATGCAGCTAACGACAGCAACGTATTCACCGATTATTATAAGTCTATTTTAGATCGCGAAACTTGGAAATTTATTGGTTCTCCGGCAGATTTATTAGCAAGGGACGATATAGACACTTCCAATTTTGAAGGCGGTGAAGTAATCCTCCTACAAAAGAACGCTTCGGGCAACCCAGAATTCCAATACTGGAAAAGAACTCCTGTAGCTGGCGGGGATCCAACATTTGGTTGGGAATCTGTTTATGAAGGAAACTCCAACGACTCTTCTATTGATATTCCGGTTGTTGGGACCAGCATACTGAAGACAATCCCAAAAGCATTGTTTCATATGGTCGAATTCCGAGTACACGCTCGAGAGTCTACCCTCGGTCATTGGCAGGACACTGATGGCAAAATCGGTTATCGTGGTGAAGATCTGATTTATAGCCTGTATAATCATGTTCAAACCAAACCGATCGCAAATATATCTTTCAGCCAAGATGTGGACAATATGATTATCACGATAACGACACTTGAACCAAATATCAAGTGCCATTTATCGTTTATTGCGGGTTATTAAACCTCAAACACTGCATCGGTGAACCAGGTTGGGAAGAATTCTGGGTTGCGCATCATAAGAGATTCAAAGGAAGAATCGATTATGTATGTTGCAGCCCAGTCATCCACACCCCTGACCGAACGTCCGCACATCTGAACAATGCGCAATACTGCGTTGCGGAAGTACGCAGACGGATCCACTGAATTGATATGTGCGATCAATGGATCACCCAAATAATCGTAAGGAACTTTGATCAGTATTTGGAATCGGCTGTAATCACCTTTGAAGTCATATCCTTCTTCCATGGCCGGACTGGCAATAACACAAGGTGTTTTTGTCCTGAAGGCATTTTCCATAATATCCATCAACGCCTTTCGAGTGCGTGGCACATGGATAAAGTTCTGGTATTTGCTGAATTTTTGTATTGCTAATGCGCGATCATAGCTCACTGTATGTATGATGCCAGATTGCCCTGGATGGAATGCGATTATTTCATCAATGTATTCCGTCAGCCTTTTCATTTCATAATCGCCCATGTTGTTGGTCATCTTAACGATGGGCATATAGTTGACTTTCCGATTTTCAATTGGGATTGGATTTCCAATCTGTATTGAATGATAATCCCCCTGGCGGATACCCAAGGAACGGGCATATGAATCGATTCCGCAGATTGTTGCCGACATATGAACATGGTAATCGGCTTTCCTGAACAATCCAAATTCACTTACATCAGAAGGCATGACGGGTTTAAACCGAATAAAGTCATCTCCCTTTTCCTGTACGATAAAGGTGCTGGCCTTTGTCTGAGACATAATACCACAATAATCACTCAGATTGTGTAGTACATCGATAATGTCGGCGAGTTTCATCACCTGGCTTTCACTCAGGCGGTCATCTTCAACCAATTCTTCAAGAACTTCCAACAAAGACTCCACTTTAAGATGGAGGTCTTCAAACATCGAATGCATTTCACCGGACAAGGAATACAACTTGCCCAAGACATAGTCCTTGGTGCGTTCTACGATATCGGCAATGATAGAGACTATCTCCTTCCCTTCGGGGATAGTTCGCAGCCCATCCACAGCCTTTGTATTGTATTCCATTATCGTGTGCTCTAGGAGCGTAGAGGGCATCTTATGACACTCGTCTAAGATCAGCATATCGGAACGGTTTTCAGGCTTCATACAGATGGTGGTGCACATCTCAATCATCATAGCTGCATTAGTGCAACGCAATGACGAAATATCAGTCCATAAATTGCGCGCCTGTACATAAGGACAACGGCGTTTGCTACAATGCCCGTCGCGGCATGCTATACGGCATTGCACGGCGTTGTAATACACATCTGGGTGTACGTGGCAACGATAGTTCTTCTTGCCTTTCAGGATGTCTATCGCCACCGCCTTTTCAGCAGCATACTGATCTTGTAGACCTTTGGTGGGCGTACTGATAGACGTGCGGAATTGCCCATAAGGATCGGCCTGTAAAACCAAATGGCGAATCACTTTATGAATTGTTGTCCCAATCAAAGATTTCCCCACTCCAGTTGGGGCTTCAATGATCACGTGTTTGACCTTTTTGTTGACCAAGGCATCAACGGCTTCGACGATACATTCCATCTGGCCTTGGTTCGCCTTGTCATATGGAAATTCGTTTTTGGCAAGGCTTTGTATTTCTTCTATAGGAACCTTACGGCCTATGGCGTCAATTGCCTTTCGGTATTGATTAAATGCTGTCACGTTGTTCCTCCTTTGGGTTCTGTTATAGTTTACCCGAATTCCAACAACGAAAAAGCCGAGGCATTAACCTCGGCTTTCTCTTTTAGCCTAACACGCTGTGCTAGGCACGACCGCTCTGGATGTGATTACTGGCCGTTGGCAGCAGCTTTCAGACCTTCACCGACTTTGAATTTAACAACATTTTTCGCTTCGATCTGAATCGCTTGCCCGTTCAGCGGGTTGCGGCCAGTGCGCGCTTCCTGATGTTTAACTTCAAACGCGCCGAAGCCTACGAATTGGACAGATTGGCCAGCCGCGACTGCAGTTTTCACGCCATTAATAAAAGATGCAACGATTTTCTCAGCTTCGCCTTTGGTCATACCCTGGGTTTGGGCGATGTGGGCGATAAAATCAGTACGGTTCATTCGGATTACTCCAGTTGGTTGTTTACGATGTTTCACTACAAGAGGACTACAGCTTACCTAACAAATACTATTGAATAAAGCGTTTATTTGCCGACGTTTAGCATTTTACTTGAGCCTGAACCATCAACAATCAGAGTACATTTCCCGCTGTTGGCGCAAGATTGCAACACCATGTTATATTCGTGTTGTAAATATTCAGGTGTCAGAGATGTCGTCAGTTTCTGATTCGCCCTGGCTTCTTGGTCTCGAATTTCAACGTTCTTTCTTGCTGTATCCAAACGTTTGTCGGCCATGACATTATCACGGATAGATTGCTCAATCGAAGGATCTGTCAGCGCCTTTTTCACCAACACACGTGTGATTGTGAACATGCCAGGCGCAGCAGTTTCCAATTGCTGCTGGGTGCGTTCCTTGATCATCTTTTCTAACTCAGCCCGTTGGGTGTGAATTGTCATAGAATCCAAAGAGGAAACGGCGTCCATCGTTGAGGATGCTGCGGCGGTTTTAACCAGGTTGAATCCCACCGCTATCGTGCCGTCACCGAGTTCAGCGCTCTGACCTGCAAATTTGGTATGGAACCAAGGAACCTTCGCGACGTTCGGTGTGTAATAAACGTCCACATCCAGATCTTCCAAGGTCAGGTTGTCTTTGGCCTTTGGCGTCATTTTCGTCAGACTCACGACGGCTTCTTTGGTCGTGTAAACATCCACGCTTGAAACAAAGCTGGTGTAGATCCCCGCTGTTACAGGGTTCATGTCCACTTCACCCCATTGGGTTCGAACACCGACGTTTCCTTCATCGATAACACCGCCGCAGCCTGAAAGAAGGCTTGCTGCTAGGACCATAATTGCGCCAAATACCAGTTTCTTGAACATCAATGTACTCCTTCAAAAATGTAAATATAAGCACCCAACGTGAGTGCAGTTATTGTAACCGAAGAAATCAGCAGTAGGAAAGTTACTCTCACCCGTTTGCGCCAACGTTTACTCCGGTAGATTTTAGTCTCTTTCAAGTATTTGAAAAAGAAAAATAAAATGAATGTTGTTATTACGAATATGAACAGATAACGGATTAACCCGATCATATTTCCCACCCTGTACTGCGCAGATGCTCGAAATAATCGTTGAGTTCGTCAACATCTTCCATATCAACCCAACGATCATCCAGACCCATATCATTAAGATCATCATCGGTCAGATCATGTTGATAAATCTGAATGCCCGAAGCATTACAATAATCCGGCTTGATATTGTTGTTGAACTGGAACAAATCATAATCAGCCAGAGTATTCTTCAGGCGCTGCGCTTCTTCAAATGTTGGAACCGCAACATGAAAAGCGTTCCCAGGAACCTGGGGAATATGCCAAACACGAAATTTAAGTTCAAACGGTTTATTCGACATGGGGTTCTCCCTGAGACAGTATGGTTTTCATCTGTTCACGCGTGATAATTGTTTCAACAAGATTCTCGTCAATCATCATTTCGTTTAACAGTTCACAACCCAGCACGTGTGGTCGTGCCATATACGGCATGGCGTTGAGTTTTTCTTCTATGTCAAGTACGCGCTTGACGGTCAGACCCATAGAAGAAAAGGGAACAGGATAAAAGAATGAAATAATCTGGTTATCCATCCCGTTTGAAAATCTTACCAACAATACATCACACCATACGCCGGACATATTACACCTCCAGACGGTTACAATGAGAAAGCGCGTTATCAATCTGTTCCCGAGACAGATATTCCAACGGGTTGCGAGAATACGCTTCTAACAGCAGCAGTTGGAGCACAGCGCGATTACGAGTTTCACTCTCCATCATGATACCGTTCATATGTGGTGAACGGGCTGTCCATACAACATACTGACCTAAATCGTCGTTGGCAGTCAGGCTAATGCGAAACTGATTGCACAATTTGTCGATTAACGCATAATCATGTGTGAACGTCCCTTCAGTTTTCCAGCTTGATTTCTTCACCTGAAGAGCTTCACCACGAGTTCTGAATTCTAACGTCACTCCATGAGTTTCATTGTCGAAATGAACAACTCTCTGAGTTTCATTTATTAGAGTCCGGTTCATATTATATGCGAAGAAACGGGCGTCGATCTCCCTATTGCTCATGGAATTAAAATCGATCGGCCAAAATCGTGCACGCATAATCGCGCCTTCTGGCAATACAATTAGTCCATTTTCACGGGAGACATAGCAAAGACGTTTAACTGCAGGGTCAGGATGTTCCACACAATAAACGGAAATTCCAGTGGGAAGGATAGCGTGGGCGACAACACCAGATCTTTCAAAATATAAATTACCCTGGTCAGCCCCGATGATAATACGGCTCTTGTTGTTCATAATATAGATCTCTCAAATAAAGGCGGTTTAATAATAACCGCCCTTGTATTATAGAATTATTTTATATCACCGACATACATGTTCAAACTTTCATCCCATTCTAAACGAACACGAATAGTGCCAGAATCGTTTGGGAAAGACAATTTGTCGCACATATGACGATTTGCATATGTTCCGCTCTGGTTAACGTTGTAATCCTTGCCTTGCATGATACCGAATCTATTGAAGTTGCGTGTCACTACCATGTTCAAGGTTGTCCAAGGTAGAGAATCCCGCAGGGCTTTACACAGGATGATCTTCCCGTCAGGTCTGAAGGACACAAATAACTCATTTGCGATCCGGCGGCGGGTAGGTGGTTCGAGTTCGCGCAGGGAGATGAATTCTGAACCGTGAACTTTTTCAGCCAGCGATTTGACTTTTGCTGTATCTGGACAGAACGGTTCTACTGTCGAAACAGACTTCTCCACAACATAGCCGTCTTCCAGTTTCACCAAACGCTGGGATTCAGATACTGGATTCGGCTCATGTGGAGAATCGCCCTTAAAAGGCTCAACAATCTTACACATCTTTGAAACAGACATGCCGTCACCCTTGCGCTTCTCGGCGTACTGCTCAACAGATTTTTCACTCACTGGAGGCAGTTTGGTGACAGGCATAACGGCTGGTTTGATTTCCGGCTTCTCCGCGGATGATGTGCGAGCGACTCGAAGTTTTTCCTGAGCCTCTAAAATTCTTTCTTGGCGGGTTTTGGCTTTCGTTTCAACCTTAGAGCTGAAATCGCAGACCGTAACCCAATCACCCTGGTCATTGCGCTTGGCAACCAGAGTCAATTTATAGATGATGCCCTGCAGCTTGCTTTCGCGCATAGTGTCTGCGAACCAGAAAGTACAACCCTGCTCGAACTTTTCAGCGAAGATGACGCGCCCGTCTTCGTGAATCAGAATAACCTTTGCTTTGTTAGGTGCGAACATTTTATTCTTTTCAACGACCGCATCAGCGATCTTTTTGGTAATGATCATCACGAAATACACCTTTCAGTTCAATGGAAGTTAAATTTTAACCTGAAATTATCTTTGATTTCCAACGAAATTAGTCGCTATTTCCCGACACATAGTCAGATCTTTGATCGTCTGTTTGCTATTGTCGGCAGCGGACTCCATCATGGGTAAATCAAGCGCATTCTCTATTTGATCCACGCTGTAGAGATCAAGGCGTTTCAACTCACCTTCATAATCTGATAAAAGGATGGATGTATCTTTATCATCAGGGTGAAATTGTTGATAAGTAGACAACCAGGCCGCACACATATTCAATTTGCTAGCCGGAGTTGCCACAACTTGGAATGATGCCAACATAGAAAAGAATAACAAGAATATTATGTTTCTCATCTTTCGTTCTCCTTCATCATATTGTCACAGTCAATCCGTGTTTGCTTGAGTTCACGCGAAAGCCTTGGGTCGTCTAGATTGACAGACAAATTAGTGGAAAGATCTTTCAAACCATTCTGTACACGGTCTTCATAATAATGATCATTTTCCACCAGCCATGCTCTCAGGCCAAGGGCGCGAGTCCGCCATTCCTTTTTCAGTCTTCGATCAGATTCTTGATCAGCGCTGTATTCAAATACTCGAATACATTGGTTTCCATCATTGATGAGATCCAGCTGACGTCGGCCAACCTGCACACCTTTTTGTAATGCTGGAGAAGGAAGAGAACGGCACTGTCTTACGGTCATTCGTCCTTGTGTACCCATACGACCAGTCATAATAAGATCGCTCGCCTCCATGCCTCCTCGGTTAAATTCTTCGTCGTTCATATATCCTTTCAGGTTGAACGCGCCTTGCTTATATCGATTAAACTCAATACCAGCATTTACAACGGCATCTGTGACATTACCTGTGGCCCAGAGTTCAGCAAAGTTCTCTATGGAACCAGTTTTGTCTATAGCCACGGCTTGGGAGAACCCAGCACAGTAGGAAAGATCAGACCACAGTTTTTCACCTGTAGAATTCAGCTTGGCGGTGGCAGGAAGTGTCAGACCAGCCAGCACAACCGCGATGATTAAACGTTTCATGGTGATTCTCCTTATTTCATTGGATAAAATGATAGGGCTGTCACCATGTTGAGTAAAGGGTTTCAATAAACTATCGTATTCAGATCAGTATCGACTATCACTGACCGTTCTGTATCGCACACCCTGAAATTGTTTGGCGAGTTTTACGAATTCCATCGCTGGCAAATCAACTTTGTAGACCTTCATGCGCTGTTTGCCGTCCATGTTCAACGCAGCGACAAATCGGTGAGATCCGTCAACAACGTAATTGTCAGAAGACACCCAAACTCGACCCATAGGTTTCTTATTTCGGATTTGCTTCATAATCTTCCAGACCTTCATCTTGTTGATTTCGTTCTGGGTAAGACGAAGCATTTTGATGGGCACTTGCGCAGCATCTATGGACACGCCGTTGTCTTCAAGATATTTGTGAAAATCTTCTTGTTTGTCGGCATCGATTTGCGGCATAGAAGAACGAGAAAGCCCGAGGTTCCCAACAGGGATCCTCAGGCCATTTATGATATTCATCCAGTCAATAAAGGATGTAAGGAACATGACACACCTCGGGATATAGGGTTATCCCTTAGTTAGTGCCAGCGGGTATGACGGCGCTCCTCACGTGCTGCTTCACGCCGCGTCTTCTCCCTGTCCAGGCGCTTGAACAAGAACAGGAAGAACAAGCCGCCTCCTATGAAGATGGCAAAGATGACCAACAAGAGGCCTTTGGTGATGGCCCAGACCAAATCTATATCCATTTTATCCCCTTGGGATTGATTTAAAGAGTTCGCGGATGGTGGTGCCTTCATGGTTGGTCGTGTTGATCAACCGGGTAAAGTCATCAGGTGTGTAATCTCTGCCAACGGTCTGGCGGGTGATGAAGTCCAACATGCCCATCAGCGCCTCCTGGAAGTTGCGCTCTTCTATGTTGAACCGGATTTCAGCCACGCGAGCCAGCTGACGCGAGAGGGTATGGCTCTCGTTGGTTTTATCTTTGATGATGTCCTTCACCTGGGCGCGGACGATCGCTTGTGGGTCTACCATGGCAAGGCTCCTATAATGTGATGAGGTTAACGGTATAAACAGAATAACCGTCTTTGTTGACGATGTGGGATACGGGCGCGACGCGAGGACGATTGAATATCCATTCCTGCTCTATCCGCGCCAGCGCCAGCATATCAACTTCCCCTTCATCTTTGGTGTTAATGTTGGCGACCAAGGCTTCCACGACGTTCAGCCCCAACGGACGCTCGGTCGTTTTAGTGCGATGGCATAACACGCGCAGCAACGCCTTCGTTTTGTAGCCATGGGAGAATTTCTTGGCATAAGATTTTGATTCGGTCATACTCAGGGCACACGACCAGGTTCTGAATGCATCGCGGGCGTTGAACATAGAATCAAGGAAGACAACATCTTCCTTGCACAACCCACGCCAAAGGGTCACGGTCTGGCGAGTTCTAAGCGCGTTTATGAGGTCTGCCACTTCCGGAGAAACAGTACCGGGCTGCATGATATGGGACTTATCATGGACGAGGTAAAATAAATCTTGAATTTGTTGATCGGTCATGGTATAGTTCCTACATTTCAAATAAGCGGGGTAATCATACCCCGCCATAATTTATAGAATTAATTGATATGCTTCAGAAGAGCGAAGAGGATCGCGGCCTTGGCTTTAACCTTACCGACGACACCCGTTTCAATGTCAACTTCTTCAGCAACCCACTCTTTACCTTTCTTGCTGATAATAACGTCGCGACGCTGAACATAAACTTCCTTGGTCATATAAACACGACGAAAACCTTTAGCGCGGAGTAATCCCCAATTACGATCAATTTCTACTGTCGTTTCTACTTTTTTATTTGACATGTTATAACCAACCTATTCAATGTCTGACCAACCCCACGTTAGCCAGTTATTGAATAATACGGCAAATGTTTATTCAAGTAAACCCCCTAAAAGTAAAAATCCCCAACAAACCGTTGGGGACTTCTGCTATTTGCGGAGGGCAACTACCAATTCAGCTAATTCGCCGAGCGTGGGATCATCACCATGTTTGCCTACCCATTCATCACTGATTTCAACATCATATTGTTCTTCAACTTCCATGATGAGTTCAATCATGTCAAGATCATCACCGCCGAGATCGCTCTTGGCCCGAAGAGGAGCCAACGCATCGATGTTGTCGTCGATATTATCGAACTTTTCTTTATGGTCACCGTCGCGCCAAGTTTCCATGTTCAGGTTGTCACAAGCGTACTGAGCCAGAACACGCATTACTTCAACATAAGTTGGTTTGTTTGACATAAGCATATCTCAAAATGAAGGCGGGTTTCCCCGCCAGATGAATTTAGATTTTGACTTCTTTTTCGGCCAGTTCGGCAGTGACGGTGTATTTCACCCCATCAACTTCCACATCCATAGTGGATTCTTCCAAATCCAGGTCGGTAAACCAACCATGGCCTGCAACAATCCCATAAACTACCTTGGACAGCGTTTTGTTCAGAGCGCGAACTTCGTTGATAGCTGCTTTTGCTGCATCACCAATCCAACTTTCGATCAGCTTTTTCTGAGTCTCTTCCGGTACACTGGTGATCATCGGTGATTTAACGAATGCATTGTATTCAGCCAGGGCATTAGCGATCAGCTGATCAGCGACATTCAGTTTTTTACCGTCCGTCTGTTTTTTGATAACAGACGCGATGCTCGGCAGTGAAGATGCGCCTTTGATTTTCACATTCAATTCACGACTCATATAGACATCGGTTGATTCTACAGAAGAAGTCTTCGGTGAAAATCCATAGTCGCGAATGCCGTTTGCTGACAGGAAATCAGCCGCTTCTTTGCCATATTTTGAAGCCAAACCAGCAGCATTGCCTTTACCAACCAGCTCATCACGATAGAATTTCAGAACTTTTTGTTTCGCCTTCAATGCTTCACGTCGCACATTGTCTGCAAAGAATTCAGCAGCACTGATATTCTTTGTCATAGCGCGGTTAACCATTGGGACACTTTCCAGATTTACAATGAAGACTTCCGGTCCACCAAACACATGAACACCCATGGCAGTCAAATCCTGTGCCACCTTAGCCCGAACAATCGGAGAATCCGCAGTAATAGGCATTGTTTTCAGGTTGATGATACCATCCTTGACAATGGTGTAATTGCGATAACGCCAGGTTCCCAACTCTTCAGGAAGTTCATATTTCTTCTGTACGAACTCGGGTACAACAACCGTTCCGTGTTGAACTGTTTGTACACTAATGTTAGGACGTTCTGAATTATAGACCAGATTGCTAATCGGGACAATCCCTTTATCATCTGCTGGATTGAATTCGGGGGTCCAATCTTCGTGCTCGGCCAGTTTGAGCGCCAGGGCTTTACGCTCTTCTTTAGAAGTCGCATTCGCAATCTCTTCGGCCAATTTGTCTTCGGTGTCGTCAACTTTCTGTACAGTACCGCGCCCAATACTGTTGTAAGAGAACAGTGGATGCTTAGTGACAACAGAGACATCGGCTTCGGCCAGGTAGGTCAAGACATCAACAATGGTCGTTGCATCTTCAGCTGGAACCATATTGTAATCGATGCCATCTACGCCGCGCAGAGTTTCATCCACGATAGCCTGGGTCAGATCGACTTTGATGTTGGAATAGTCCTGCTTGGTGAAACAGTTGCTGTATTGTTTGATGAAGCGGACGTCACCCGTCTTCTTCAGCGCGGCCCAGACCAGATCGGCGTCCATGGTGTACACGCCATAGAATGCCAGCACGTATGCCGCCTGGGTGTCTGCCAGATTATCCAGCTGGTCGATCATGTCGGGGTTTACAACCCACAGCTGAGAAACGCTTTCAGGGATGCTGACGTGGCCAATCGGGTGTTCTTCATCTGGTTGTACGGCTAGCACAGTTGCCACGCCGTTTTCAACGTAGATGGCATGAGTGTAAACCAGGGGGACATCAACAACCACTTTCGGCGTAGATGATTTCAGTACATTTTCCAATTCGGTCTGATATTCAGTCTGACCTTCGGCAAACACGTGGGTCGCGCCAGAACGCTCGGACATCAGAGACAGCAGTTCGCGGTTACAGTACCAACCGTATTCGATGAAGGTAATGTTATCAAACGCTTTGGGCAGTACTTCAGCGGCATCCAGGATTTCATTAGAGCGCCAGCAGTTGTCATAGCCGTCGGTCATGAACGCCAGGTTATTGACATAACCAGGTTTGTTCAGGCTCATCGCGGTTTCAGCAGCCAACTTCAGAGGTTCTACAAATCCCGTACAACCTGACGGTTGCAGGAAGCGGTCAATCAGTTTATTGATTTCACTGAGATCGGTCGCGCTATTGATCTGACGGCCAGCGAATACCGTACCGAAATCACCACGGGATGAAAAGTAAAGAATGCTGACGGTATCTTCTGGTTTAACCAGAGACGGGAGATTTTCCTTCAGATGCTTACGGACTTCTGGAAGTGAACGATACATGGAACCGGAGATGTCCACAACGATTACATGGTTAGACGGCGCGACAGTTGCTACCGCATTTTTAAATGTTAATGATTCAATCATCGTTATTACCTTCTTTGGTGGTTTGAGCGGCTTCACCTTCCGGCTTTGCCAGCATGTGTTCTATGAATTCGCGATTAGTTTCAATCTGTTGGATTAAAACTTCGCTGGGTTTAAACTGTGAGTCAAGAGAGTCAACTCCTGAACGCAAAAATGGTTTGGGCAAAGTAATTTCCCTCGCTTTACAATTGGGCCATTATACCTTGGCTTATTAATTGAAACGCCCAGCAATTTGCCGGACGTTATTGATTTTGAAAGACTTTTGAAGAATTACAAGTATGACACCACGATGGCTCTATACAGCGCCCCCACGGAATCACCAGGTTGGGCTTTCGGATCTAACAAGAATTTCTTAACACGATCACAAGCTGCTTGGCGTTTGTCTTCAGACAGGTCACACCACGGATAATCCCCTGAAGCAGCATTACACGTTTTCGCCAAACGCAAGACAAGTTCAGAATTTAGATCTTCAGAAGTCATAAACGAGCGAAGATACGCTTCCACCAAAGATCTTGCTTCACCATTACGCCGTTCGTCATAACGTTCATTATCGGTGCGAACAAATTCAACTCGAAATCCCCGACTTGGATCCTTGGGATGACGAAACACGACGGATTGTCCTTTACCCTCAAGGAATTCAGAACCACCCATCTCATGTATCGATCCCCTTTCTGACACATATTCATCAATGTTGATCTTAGCATCTTTGGCGGACACATCGATGATCTGCTTTTCTACTATCGCGCGATATGCTTCCAGTTCCCACAGTTGAGAAAGGGTCTTTTCATAGGCCAGCTGCTTGCCTATTTCTTCATCGAAGTTGGCAGGGTCTACCGATGTGGAACTATTCTTACCCCAGACGACAAAGCCATTGTCCATCTTGAAATGGCATGTAATGACGCGGTGACCACCAACTTCACGGTCTTCATAAATCACTTCAGCAATATGTGACTTCAGAAGTTCTGGTGTGAGTTTAATCCCTTCACGATTACCCATTATTCACCCCCACTTTCACCAAACGATCCAGTAATTGGTAAATCTTGCGGGGACAACGCCTTAAATCTTCATCCGACAGATATAGCACTTCGGTCTGAATATCTTTGAAAACGGAAAGACCTGCCAGCTCGGTTTCAACAGCAGTTTTCAATTTGGTATACGCTTCATCACAATAATTCCGGCGGTTGCAGTCGGTCATTACCTGAGATAATTTTTCAAATGCTTCTTGTATTTCCTTTGACATTATCTTGTGCCTTTAGTTGATTACACACAGCGACTACTTTACGGCACATATCGATATCGAACAAGCCGATATGGCAATCGCGCTTCTTGATCCCCAGATTATGAGCCAGCCAGCTGTAAGCATCACTCCTGCTCCTCTGCCCACTTTTCCAGATAGGGTCAAACGACCTATGAGCTTCCTGCTTAGCAGCACGGAGAGCGGCATTCGCCATCCTTCCCAGAGGTTGTCTACCATCCCCATGGGTATGGCAACCCACACGAGCGTCGCATGGCGAGCATACCCAGAACTTCAGATTGCGGAGGTCGGGGCGGTGGGGGTATACAGCATCGCCCCCGACGTATTGGGCAGGTTGACCGCAGTAATCACAGATGACAGGTTTCATTAACCCCATATCTCTTTCTTTTCTACCCAGCCTTTACCACCACAATAATGACAAGTCGTCATATCACGCCCGTCGCCCGACGGAGAGTCGCGACCTTTGCCATCACAAGAAGAGCATACCTTGCGAATACCGGACTTCATCTTCTCATAATGTTCGGCCTGACCAAGAGTATCGAACACTCTGCCGTCATCCGTTTGATATTGGGTGATTTGTACTGTCTTAGTAATTTGTTTCATAATATTTCTCCAAAAGAAACCCCGCACATAGCGGGGTTGCTCAGGCCGGAGCCGACAGATTATTTCAGGAGTTTTTCCAGTTCTTCAACAGAGAGGCCTTCCAGTTCCTGCTGTTTCTTACGCTGGATCAGTTCCATGATCGCCTGGTTATTCGCTTTACGTTCGGCGGCGGTTGCGCTTTCGTCACGTTCTTTCAGTTTAACACCGATGATCGCTTTCACGATATCGAAACGCAGTTGTAACTGAGAGTCGACTGCGCTTTTCACGCCGATGAAATCTTCTTCATCGCTGGCGGCTTCCTTCACCTGACGGCTGAGGTCTTTCGCCAGTTCGTTTAGGGCATTCAGGTTCAGATCCCAAACCTGCTCAACAGACAGCAGACCTTTGTTAGAGTTGAAACGCAGTTTTAAACGGGTTGCATGATCAAACATTTCATTGTTCCTTATTACGAATTTGTGGTAAAATCAATTAGAAAATGACTTTTACAGTACGGTTAAACGCGCCGGACACTTTTACGAACACGTGGTTGCGTTGCGTCGTCGAGAATCCCAGACCGGACAGTTGGTTTTCATTCGGCTGGACTTTCATTTTACTACCCAACATTTCAAAAACCTTACGATGTTTATCCAGTTCTGGCTTCAGATATTCGTTGTAGAAACCACGAGTACCTTCAGGATTAGCACAACCTTCAAGAATGAAGAACACATGCTTGTTACCAGTTTGCTCCCCATCCCAATGGTTTGGTGAATTCAGGACCAGCTGTACTTTCTGGAAGGTCGCAGTCTTGATACCCCAAACTTCTTTAGACTTATCAACATTAGCCAGTTCGGACTTAATGCCAACAACTTGTTTGTCTTTAACAGTCAGGATGACTGCAGTGATACGCCCCTGATCTTTCAGGCCAGGATGGCTGAAACGATGCGTTGCGCCTTTGTATTCTACTTCGACTTCAAACCCTTCGTCGATCTTTTCACGTTGATTGTAGTTGTGGATTTCGAAACGGTATTCACCATCGCGCAGCTTGCTTTCATCTGTAAAGATGATATTTTCCACCGGAGCGCGGTTTGGATCGATACCATCCATACCGTTCATATCGATATCCAGATGGGCACCTGTCATAGAGCGACGATCACGGAAGTAAACGTGCTCCATATTGTTAAAGAACATATGCAGATCGAGGTCGTCGTTATTGTGCCACGCCAAGGAAACGCGCAGATACCCGTCAACTTTACCGCCAGCAGCCTTTACACGTTCTTTAATGGAATCGGCCACTTCACCGTTGTAAGACCAGGAGAAACCGTTGTTCCACTTGAACAGGTTAGGTGCATCTGGGTTCGCCGGAGCAACCAGGGACATCAGGTTGCTAGTATGAGAATTCTCTACCAGCACTTCCATTGAATGCGCTTTTGGTAGAACATTGCTCAGGAAATCATCAACGCTGATCTCTTCAACTTTTTCTAAGGACTTAGTCGGAGTTTTCACTTCTGCGGCCAGCTGTGCAAACGGATCCATCGCTTTCTGAGCGGCCAGATCTGCGAACAAAACGTTGTTGATTGTCAGATCATCATAAACCGCATAACGACGCGCCAGTGAGTCTTCCAAACCCAGAGCAATAACTTCTTTCTGAGCGTTTTCGATCATGGATTTTGAAACCAGCGCGGTCGGACGTTTGTAGTTCGCCGGAGCAACTTTGGATTCAAACGACTTAACAGCCTTTTCCAGTTCCACGCCTTCGCTGATATCTGTCAGCAGAGTGCCGATAACTGTGTTACGGATGCCGTGTGGAACATGATTGTTTGAACGGTATCCAGTATGCCATGTCCACAGAGAACGGGCTGATTCGGGGATTTGTTCATATGCCTTTTTGGTTTCAACAAATCCCTTCACTGCTGCTTTGTGTTCTGCGCCGCGATACAGAGAATTCTGGTCAATCAGTTCCAGAACGATTTCAGCTGATTCCAGAGTAATTTCACGCAGACCGCGTTCAAACAATTCAATAGCCTGGCGGATTTCACCTTTTTTCGAAGCGATTGCGTCCGGACGCAGAACATAGCTACCAAGTAATTGGGTATGGAAATGATTGTAAGTACGGATTTTGCCATCTTCACCAGATTCGTGATTGTGAGACAGGCCGACTTTGGCAGAATCGTTAAAATAAACATCGACGATTGCGTGTTGTTTGACATAAGCGGAAAGAGCCGCAGCCACCACGTCATATTCATTACCCAGATCAATGTTGTCCCAGATGGAAATCACGTTCAGCTCTGAATCGATGGTGACAACACCGCCGATGTTACGGATGAATTGTTTACAGCAGGTGCAATCGTGTTCAGTACGTTCGCGGTACAGCGGGTTAGTACCAGCAGGGAAAGATGCCAGATACAGATCCCAAAGAGCATCTTTATCGATATTGGTCATGAACAGACCAGTTGCGGACATCGCCAGCACGTTGTTATTAACTGCCGTTGCGAAGGGTTTGAATTCTGCCATGGTATAGTCTTCCTGTTTCAGTTCAAATGTGCGCCCCGTTTGCCAGGGCGCTTCGTTTAAGTGAGGTCAATAATACGTTGAAAAGAGTTATTGAAGAATGAAGTAAAGGGAATCTTTATTCAGACGATCTTACCGCCGTCACAAGGCCGAGTATCACCGGAGTTGTATGCCAGCATCCCCTGCTTCATCAAACGTCTCGGCCCAGAAACTGATTTCTGTTTCCTCAGCGTGTTGCAAAACCGAGTAGTGCCTGGGTAAGGAGTGTACACGAGACGTCCTTCCATACGGGCTTTCAGAAGAAACTCATCAGTCGCTTTACACAGTTTGAACAATTTCCAGCTCATTTTTTCACCCTTGTATCTTTTTAACCATTTTACGCATTTTAATGGTTCCCAGCCTTTATTGAAACGTTCGATTATCCCACTGGTGGCATTAAACGCCTTCAGATCTTTTGTTCCATACACGAACAAGAGGGCTTCTGAACGTTTCATCGTATTCAGGGCTTCAAGGAATTGATCAGCTTTCTCCCAATATACGTCATTGTCGGGGTTCCATTTACCCTTCTCCCAAGGCATCTTAGCCAACATGCCTTTCTGAGCGTTTTCTTTCTGTTTGGCGCGTTGCTCTGGTGTGAATGAGTTGGTTAAGTCCTTCCCATAATTGGGATTGAGTTCCCCAAGTTTAGCTTTCCTGGCACGTTCAGAAAATTGTTCTAAATCCATGTTGGCGCGGCGTTTCTCTAAAACCCGCCTTTTATATTCAGGATCAGAAGCCATCCTTTCATGGATTTTCATCAATCCTTTGGTAATTTTCTTGACTTGCTCTGGAGTTCTCTTATACCCATATTGGGGATTATTCTTTCCTCTTCTCCCATACATTGGGTTGTTTGCCCCGACGCATTTAGAGACACCCTTTGTGAGTTTGGATATTCTTTGTCCAAATTCTTTCCTTAACTTTTCGTAAAGGTGAGAATTAAATTTTATGCCCGTTGGTGTATACCTACCCCCACGGCTCATCAAAAGAACAGCATATACCATATCAGAATTCGGGAAAGCCAAGGCCAAACACACATGGGCAAGATAATGTTGCCTGCCAGTAAGTCTTGCCAAATTGATCTTGTCTTTGGAATATTCAGGGAACATGCTCTTGGGAAGGATGTGGTGTAATTCGGTGTAGTCACCATCAGGATATTTGAAAGATTGAATCATCCTCAAATACTTCTTGATAAAATGCGGTTTACCGCCTTTAGAAATCAATAATTCGTAAAACATAACAGGAACTCCAAATGAAAGTTCCTGTTATAATATACTTTCTTAACTCACAAAGTAAGTTACTTTTTAAATAAATTTAGTAGGTTTTTAGAACCAGATGTCGTCGCTTTAGGTTGTCCTTCCCCATCGTATCCAACCTTCCCGCGCGGTTTTTTACCTTGCTGTAAAGCCTCTACACAACGGGTGTATTTCTGAAGTTCACAAAACATATTTTCTCCTGCCATTATATTTAAATGGTGATCCCAAGGCTCTTCCGCAGACCAAAATTCTTCCCTGTTATACCCAAGAGGACCATAAACTGCGTCCTGATTATCCCGTAGCCAGAATATGCATTCTTCATGAGTCATGCCGTCCTTATCCAGGAACATCAGGTCAATACCCGCACGGCAACCTGGACCAGCGATAGTGAAATGATTCTCACTGAATGGATACTCAGGGATGTATGTGAAGTCCACCCAGATCTGATATGCCAGGAATGGCCCAAGCCCCTCAATGTCGTCATACATCGCCTGGTAAACAGAGTCGGGACGGCTAAATTCCCTGAGGCGATCAAAGTAATGAGGGTGTTTGTTGACGAATGCCTTCAAAGAGCGGATGACTCGCATTGGCATGTACGGCTCCCAACCCTCAATCGTGTACTCCCCAGGATTCTCTTCAACCAGCTTCTTGGCGACCTTGTAATCCAATTCATCCACGACACCCTGGCCAACACGGTGTACCTTAACCATCATGCCACCGAAGCGCTGCTCCTTGTGGTTGACAACCAGCTCAGGAAAAGCCAGGCATTGCTTCAGACCGCCCGTGTTGAAGGCATTGGTGAATACCTTACCACCGTCGGCCTCGAACTTCTGAAGACGGGCGCGGGTCTCGTCCAGGTTGATTTTAGCAAAGTCTGAAATCGTCATAGCGCCCTCGAGCGCCACCTTGATCGGATCCCAGAGATTGAACATGCGGAACAGAACACAGTTGAACATTTTGTCGGCCATGCTCAGAGCGTCGTTCTTGACGATGTTGTTGATCAGGTTGAGGGACTGCCTGTCGTGCTCTCTCCGGACGTTACAGAACTTAACCTGCCGTAGTATAGGATTATTCGTCCAAGGAGCAGGAAGACGCTGGACGTCCTTCTTGACGTGGATCTGGTAACGATCGTGCATCCATTCGTAAGACCACTTTACAATCTGCTGGTCCAGGACGGGTTTGGCAGATTTAATTTTAGCTTCCCGAACACCGCAATAAGGAATGTCACACGGTTTATCTTTCATGGTATCCTCTCTAGAATACAAAAACAGAGGCCATTATAGCCTCTGTTGTTTAGTGAATAACGGATTATATTAATCGAAGCGAGAGAGGTGTGTCACAGTGTTTTGAACAGGTGCGCACGCGTATACGCGAACATTAGCACCCCACACCCCACACAGCTTAGGCATATTGGTATCGTTAATGATATACGCTGGCACATAACTTTCAATTTGGCCGTTAACATCTACTGGTCGAGAAGATTTTTCAACTGCCATAGAAAGAATTACTTCCAACGTTTTTGGAGATACCAACGCCACGCCGTTCAGATCATCAACAAATACCTGTCCTTCTTCAATTGCCATGCTGACAACGATGTCATTGATCTGACGGGAAGGGGTATTCGTCAGCATATCAGAGAAATCAGGCTCTTTGAACACAGCCATGTTTTTCAGGAATTTTCCTTTCGGATATTCTTTGCCATTCCACATCACAGTCTCATTCACTTTGATGCATGCCTGAGGGAATTCACCTTCAACGCGTAACTGGCCATCTGGGAAACCGCGTGAATAATAATATTCCAGTGCCGGACCGACTTCATCTTCTGAGCGAATAAATTTGCTCATGTTAGAGGCAAACACACGTTGTAAACATTCATCACCATTAAAACCAGCAATGTGTGCCACGCCGTCATTGACTGTTGTGATGTCGCCCTGAGCGTCCAAAATCTGGCGCATAATGTCTTTGATGTCGACAACAGCAGGTTCTTTCAGGACTCGCGGAGATGCAGTGAACTCAATTTTCACCTCGTGGTCGAAATAAGCCGCTTCCAGTAATTCGCGGGTCTCTTCCAGAACCAGTTTGGCCTGATTGCGAATTTTACCGAAGTCAGGGGCTGTAATATCTCCAGCCGCATTACCAAAAGCCAAATTCAATCTCACGTTTTTATTAAATGTAGTTGTCATAATATAGCGACTCCAGTTATTCGCTTTTTGCCCGACTTGGGCGAATAGTGTATTTTGGAACCAATTTCCACTCAGAAACTTGGTCATGTTTTACAACTTTGATCCGAGACATGTCAGCCACTTCGGTTATTTGTTCCGGATGCAAGATCTTAACCATATTCCATTGCTCCAGAAGCCGTATAATCCGATTCATACGCAGGACATCTTCACGCGTAAAGCCGTTGTAGTGCCCATCTAGCATGAACAAATGCTTGAAATGCACGATGTGATATCTGCCAAATTTATGCAGAATATGGCACGTTTGATACAAGGTGTTAGGCTCTTGACGAGTGTTAACCCCTATCCGACTCAGCGTTTCCTTGATACCCAGGAAAATCCCTGGTTTGTCTTGGTTCAATTGAACTTCAACCATACAGTCAACAATGCTGGCCTCATCGTTGACAGCTGAAAGTTTTAAGATGTCCAGCGTATTACGCGCCATGACTCATACCCCTTTAACAATTATTTGAATTACTTAGCCTTGCGCGGTTTGGCTTTTTCGTTGCTGTTGGAACGTTCGACCTTCGCCTTGATTTCAGCCAGGACTTCTTTCGGCAGGAATCGAACATATTCTGAAGCCTTTTCAGGACTGATGTAATAATACTCAGAAATCAATTTTACATCAGGATCCATAGCTCCCTTCTTAGACCACTTGTCATAGCGACGTTTTGCCGGAATGCTATGAAACGCCAGGTTCCATTGCATCCAAGGAGTAATGGCATGGAAGCGGTTCATTTGTTCAGCAACCACAAGCGTGTCTTTACTCTGAGCAAGGCCGCGCCGAGTCATGAAAGGATCAAATGCCTTTCTGATTTCGGGGTCTTCGGTCATCAACAGATTCTCTTTGGTGCTATTCAACGCACCGAGGTAATCGAACAGTGACGGAGCGGCCATAATATTACTTCCATTTGATGTTTAGCATGACGTTTGTCAAGAAGTAAACGCCGTGTAACCAGACGTCGCCGACGGAACGATGTTCAATCTGAGACTGACCACAGACACATACCAGATCAGGGATTGACTCTTTTTGAATCAAAGGAGTCTTTTCCTTGTTCTGGGGAACGCAGAAATGGAAGAAACGGGAATAAAAATCTTCAGTGATGTAGTTTTGGTTGTCGGTCACCCACTGCTTCATCCCAGCCCAATCATTGGTTTTCAGGAAATCAACCAGCGCTTGGAATTCCCCTGCTTTAACCTGTGCCAGAGCGCGTTCATCGATTTTACCAAACGTGGTGGCATTATCCTGAAGAGTTCCCATAATTTTGCGATTATCTGGGAAATATGCTTTCACAATGGAAGCAATTACACCAGCTTCATACGGAATACCTTCCTCTGTCAGGATAGTTGCGCAACGACGCATGAATTGGAGTTTAACTTCATCTGCTTCCTTTTCGGACCAGATAAAATCAATTTCACGACAGCGGGAACGCAGAGGTTCGTTAACGCGCTGTTTCGCATTAGTCGTCAGGATGAAGGAGCAGTTTTTGGAGACTTTCTCTACGATGCCTTTCAGGGATTCCTGCGCCGCCATGGAAAGTCGCTCAACTTCATCGAGGATAACGACTTTGCGGCCACCGAAAACACTGACGCCAGTTGCGTATTGAATAACACGGTCACGGATGACATCAATGCTGTTATCCAGTGACGCATTGATCATCAACGGTTTGATGCAACCGATTTCGTTACACACAGCCAGAGCAGAAGTAGTCTTGCCCGTACCAGGCTGAGGGGAATAGAACAGCATTGAGGGGATGTTTCCATTGCCTGATGTAACATAGCCATGGATTTTTGCACGGACGTCTGAAGGGAGGACGATCTCATCCAGATTGTCAGGGCGATATTTGTTTTCCCACGCGTATTGATCTGTGACGATAGTGATGTTAGACATTGCAGCCTCTTTAGATAAAACGTTTCAAAGGGCGGGGAAACCCCCGCCACCGATAATAAAGCGCCGAATCGTTATTGATTAATCCAGCTGCATGCCGACGTAATAGTTGATGGTGCCGTCTGCGGATTGGAAGTTAACCAGTTGCATTTCGGCACAGGCGCGGATCACGTAGTTGCCTTCGATCATTTTCAGGTTGACCACATCAACAGGCATAGCAAAATCACCCAGAGTTGTTTCACCCAACTCAACAGTGTAATCGTTGGAATTGTCGATAGTAGTGGTCGTGCCCACCAGACGAGTTTTACCGCCGCTGGCAACCAGACGTACAGTTTTGTGACCCAGAGTAGAACAGGCGCGAGTCAGCTCTTTCATTTTTTCAGGAGTGACCGTTGCTTCAAATTCTACAGACGTAAGATCGATGCTGTCCGCCGGAACGACAGTCAGTTCTTTAGCGGAACGCCAGAATTGCAGTTGGGAGTTTTCACCTTTCAGCAAAATGTGGTCTTCTGACATTTCAATTTTACCGCCTTTAAAACTCGGCAGACGCTGGATTGCCAGCAATTTGGTCAGATCCAGAATCGGGAATTCGAACGGGAAGTCTTCGTCGATGTCGGCAATAGCGATAACTGTACTGGAATCGTTAACAGTGCGCAACTTTTTACCAGGTGCCAGAACGATAGAGGGGCAGATGGTTTCAAAGTTAGCCAGCAGTTGTAAAGTGCGTTCGGAGAGAGTGATCTCTTGCATTAGTTGTATCCTCAAAATATAGTGGGGTTCAAGTCATATTTGACGCAAATTAGTATCGCGTGTTTGTAGTTATAGAACAAGTAATAAATTGCCCTACGCGCGATAAATAAATGCCTGACGGCATTTATAATATTCTGTTTTAATAAAACCTTTCTTTAACAGTCTACTCGCTTCGCTCGTGATAATACTCGTTGCTCGCAAAGCTCACAACTCGTATATTACGCACGGATTGTTCAACAAGAAAGCGATTTTTATTCAACTAGCAAAATAATTTATTTGGTCTAAACACAGCATGAGATTATTATGTAGTTATGTTTACTAACAAGAGAGTGATATATGGAACAATTCGTAGGTTTATATGCAGTGGGGGAAGTTCAAGAATCCAACCTTTCAATGTCTTCAATGTTGGCAGAAGCACAACCGACATTGAAAGGTGTTTACTTACACAGCCTCTATTGCACTTCTAAGTTTGTCGTGACACCAATGATGGTGATCCCGTTACTGCCAGACACCAAAGGTCTGTATATCGGCATTATCCAACAAGGACAGGCGCGGGAAGTAAAAGTCATCCCGCTGATGGAATCTAATGAAGAACTGATGAGTCAGATTCTTGAACCGGAAGTTCTACAACAATGCATCAACACGATGGGTTGTTTGTTCGGTTCTGACAAAGAAGGCGAGGCAACCCCCGCCTATGTGAACCAAGACAAATGAATTACTGGAGCGACACTTTCTTCATTTGTACAGGGTGTCGCTCCATAAGATAAAATTTATATCTTTCATGTGAATGTCTAAGGGCATGGTTGTACGAAAATCCTTTGTAACGCAAGTTGTCTACTAAATCCCAGATCTTGGCAACATCCTTTGAAGAGTGCTGGCGCATGAGACGCCCTAAAGTCTGTATGACACGAATATAGGATTTACTCGGGTGTGCCAATATCAGATGATGAAGTTTTTTGATCGACACGCCCTGTTGCATGGTCCCATAAGATGCCAACAGTGTTATATCTTCACCCTCTTCCATCGCTGCCTGAATTTGTTTACGAACTTCTGTCTTAACTTCGCCGTTAATGACAAATACGTTTTTCTTAACGGCTGAAAGCATTTCATAAACAATCATCATATGGGCGTCAATGCGTTCGAACATGACGGCCACGTTACCTTTCAAAGACAACGCCATTTTGGCTATCAATTCGTTTCGACGTTCATTCGCTATGAGGAATTCTATTTCCTTTTGATACTCAGCACCATGCATTTCTATACAATCCGCCATGGGATGTATGACTTCAATCATGTTGACATGGATATCTGTGGCATAACCAAGATTTATTAAATCACGTGCTGTAATAATTTTATGGTATGCTCCAAAATGGGCAACGACCTGCAACCCTGCAACCTTTGTATTCGCGAGGGTTCCGGTTACACCCAATCTTTGGTCAGCATTAATGCAGTTGTTCAGGATATAAGATAGCTTTTCAGATTTAGATGTGTGTACTTCGTCGACAACAATATCCCCAAATTGATGGAACCATTCTTTGGGCTGATTCTGAATTCCCTGCCAAGTGGAAATGACTATGGGCTTGAATATATCCTTTGTTGCACCTTCACATATCATTTGGACATTCATCATCGGATTCCAATCTGTCCCGTGGCTGTATTCCTCAAAGTTGTCATACAACTGAGTCACCAAGTGAATGGAAGGTACAACGATCAACGTCTTGAGATTGCTTTCCAGTGCCTCTCTGCGTTGCCTGTAGTAACGCGCCATGATGTACAAAATAAACGATTTACCCGCGCTCGTAGCCGCTTCTAGCACGCATCTGGATTGGCGTATTGCTGTGGCCACTGAGTCGAATTGATAGTCACGCACTGTTGCGATTTGGTATTGCTTGTTTTCATCACGGTAAACAGCGTTCAGGGAATTGATAAATGTATGTATCTCTTCGTCTGGTATATCTTGGATATATTTTAAGGCGGGATCTAATTTGATGGTGTAACCATTCATCTTACAGAACTTAAACACCTCAAACAACAGACCGATGTCTATAAGGCCAGAACTCTTTGTGAACAAGCGTACCACGCCATCCCATTTACTGAATGGATTCGGTTGGAAATTAGGATCTTCAAATTTGAAGTAATCGTTGAGTTCTTCGCGGATATAGTCCTCCGCCAAGATTCGCATGCGCACTTCGTTAACTTTGATTATTTGAATTTCTGACATCACTAATTCCCCCAATATTATGGAGTATTTAGCGATCCGCCCAGATCCCGTTCTGTTCTTTATCCATTTTATGATACAGGCGAACACGATCAAACATTTTAGAAATAACGTCTTTTCGATTAAATTCGATTATAGTCGGGACAAGAGAATTTTCGTTAGATATAATATTGACCAAACGTTCGATCTTAACATTAAACATCTGTTGAAACATGACTGAGTACAGGCATAGTTGAATGCTGTAATCTTCTATCATGCTCCGAGTTTTCAGGGTGTTAGATGTTTTGAAATCGATAATGCTGGGGATTCCCTCGTAAACGCCGATGAGATCAACACGACCAGCAAGACCAAGGACTTCGCTATATAACGGAATCTCCTGTGCGTATATCTTGCTCATTTTGTTCAGGTAGGGGAAGACCTGTTTAAACATAAACACGTATTCCCCTGCGGCTTCTAACACTTCCTTCATCGGCCTGTTTTTGAGATATAATTCACAGGCCAAATGAAGTTTTTCCCCACGGTCTGCGCAACGCTCTGTTTCGATATCGGCGGCTTCGTGTCCCAACTTGTCCCGCCAGGCTTCTAACCATGTATGATCTCCGGTACGCCCCAACATCGTTGTTACAGATGTGAGTTTGACGCCTGTTGGAGACACATAATGGCGACCGTTTTCCGTTGTTATACAAGTCAGTTCCTTAAAGGGCAAGGCATACTGCTGAAATGTGTAATGGCGGTTCTCAAAATCATTGAGTTTACGCAAAGCCTGCAGGGAAACCATCACATACCGTCCAAATATTTTCGCCAATCAATCGCATTTTTCACTTCATAGCCGAGTTTGTTCAAACGATCTAAGCAACTTTCGATGAACTTGACTTTGGCTTTCTGCTCTTGAAGCATGCTAGACAATTCGATATAATCATCATCTGCTTTTACCCATACATCTATATCGGATTTCAGGGGGCGAACTTTTAATGGGCGTTCAACATAAACGTTGGGTGGTAATTCCCCTGCATAATACCGACGTAAATAAAGATCGATTTGACGGAATTTTCCTGTCAAAAATTCTAGATAACGCCCTTCACGAATGTAATGGCGCTGGACAGCCATCCATGAACGACCAATTTTCAATGATATTTGGTCTAAATTCATGTCTTCAGGATTCACCGAAATAAGAGGATCTAATTCCGCCATTATATCTTCGGTCTTCATTGTTTCAAATTTTGTTTCACTCATGGTTTATTTCCTGCTGTTTCAACTCTCTGTATTATAACTTATTGTTTATCAATTTCGCGGGTTACGCGGGTCGGTGTCAGTTTCAAATATTTGAACGTAACAGTCGTGACCAGTTGGGGAACCGCAGCATCCACATCCACCAATACGTTATCCAAAGCTGTGGGACGGGCTTCTTCCAACAACAATTGTAGACCAATAGGTCGATTCATGTTATCAAGAAGGTCGATGGTGATGTCGCGGCTAACAGCTAAATCTGAACCAGCGTTCGAAGCGATCCAATTGTAAATCTGTTCCCAGTTGTACCAACTCTCATCGATAACGAACGTAAATACGATGGGGTCATACGTGAGACGTTCTGAAGGTATAGAGTTTAGGACATCGCCAGGGGATGGGCCTTCGATACCTTCGGAATACACGCCAGGGATACTGAAGTCATGTATCGAACGGGTTAGCAGCACCAGGTCTCCGATGGTTAAGCGCCATTTATCGGAAGCCGCGAAATTAGGATTTTCGTTTTTGAATTGTACACCTGTCATGTTAGCACCTTTGCTGTGGAGAACGTTTTAGTGTTCCTGATACGCGGATTCAGAAAATGGATCATGACGATGATAATGGTGCTTGTACTTACAAGCTGCCGTATCTTTGTCACGTCCGTGATTTCTGTCACCGATCTTTGGGATCCTGAAATCAGAACTATACCAGTCAATATTTCTGCTGATGTCGACAAATGTAATAAAAAGTTACTGGATCAAGTTGTGGCGGACTTCCAGAATTTCCAAACCATACAAGCCGTCGGTTGTTTTGATGATAACAACCAGGCGTTGAGACCGTACTGGAAAACCACGATCCCTCTATTGAGGAAAGGTGATGAGGGGAAAATCCCTTACCTGTCTGCCAGTATTTACTACTCACAAAACAACAGCATCATAGCCACATTCAATCCATCTTTCTTTGAAAAAATGAGGAGATATACAACAGCAAGAAATGTGGAATTGACAAGGGATATGACGATATCTTTTCAGATAATTAACAACACCAAAACGCCTATTCGGATTGCTACTCAAGGCGTTTTTGTGAATGGGTCTGCTGTTGGAAACGAGATGAACATCTATGAGATAAGGCCAGGGGGTAAGGTTTGGATTCGCTTGAGCGATGTTGGAGAGGACTCCCTGATGATCGAAGGCATCGAACCAGTGGGAGTCCTCCCTGCTCGTCATTGATTTATTTCAGGGATTCTTTTAATGCTGGAGTCCCTATTTTGTCAATAACACCTCCGGCGCACAGATCTTTAGCCCATTCCCCGAGCACGTTAGCAAAAGAGAAATTCAAGCACTCTTTGATCATGCTTTCGATGTGAGCAAGTTCTGCGGCTATACCATCTGTAATATCACTTATAACCCCGTTGACTGCGGTTATCGCAGTATTGATGTGTCCCGTTACTTCTGCAGCCAATTCCTGCAGCTTTGCCATTCCTTCTGAGGCACCTTCCATGATCATCTCATATAATTCCGATATCTTGTTTGTTACGGTCTGTAGAGCGCCTTCCATAGCATTCAGCCATTGGCGTCCTAAATCCTGAACAACACCAAAAGCCTTGTTGATCAAATCACAATTGTTTGGCTCTCGTGATATACCCTTCAGACCTGATTTGTATGACACGGAAGTACCGATGCGAGAATACGCGTCATTGATACTTTGGTCGCCATATGTGTTCAGAGTTGTTATCCCTGTGTTGGCGGTGCTATACATGGTGGTGGCTGCTGTGAGTATTTCTGGTGTTAGTCCACCAGCTGCCATAGCCGCCTGCATCTCCGGAGTAGCGTTGGCAGTTATCAATGGTATATTGGTGATGCCACTGGTTATTAAATCCTGAGAAGGACCGGAGAGGGATGGAAGCGGATTGCTAAATGCATTGCCAGAGGAAAGGACATCATAGATTTGTGTGTTCATAAAAATACCCCCAATTTTGGGGGTATTTAATCATGGTAGATGATAAATAAAGTTTTCTGAGAACTTTTTGGCAAACTTCTTCAGAAAGATGAATTTGGGGTCACGCGGGATACCCTTCATGTCATCTAAAGTAATAAAACAGATGCGCGCCATGAAGTACATGGTAAATGCGACACAAAGCACCAACAGTATTTGTAACATGGTATAACTCCTCATGGGTGGCAAATTTATTTATAACAATCGTTTGGTTTTGGGTTTGCCCATGAGAGTGATATTGACATTTATTCCCGCTTTCTTCATGCGCTTGATCATGTCTTGCGTCCCAGTAGACGAACCATCCCATAATGCAATTCCAAAGACCTCAAGATCTTTTTGCTTCGCCAATGTTAGAGCCTTGTCCAGCATATCTTTGTTACGTTGATTGCCCGCACCTTTCCCATATAACGTATGGTAATTTTGAGGGATCGGCATTGGTGTGATATGCACATAATTGATTTCACACCAATCACGGGATATCAGATCCACACCTACTGCTTCACCTTCAATAAACGTCTCTATCTCGTGAGGGATTAAGAGTTCATCTAATTTGGCAAATATTTTGTCCCGCTCAGTTATAGAACGGGAACCCGTTATAAGAACGATATACTTCTTCATAGAACTCACAGCACCCCAAGATTGCTGATGACGTACAGGCTGCATAGCGGGGTTCCCGATGAACGGGGTTCTATGTTCATCCCTGATAGGCGTATCAGTTCCAGCAAACCGTCGGTGGTCTGATACGCTCGAGTCGAACCGTTCGGACGATATAGCTCCAACTCGGTTCGCCCTTCCTTTAATGCGTTACGGATGCGTGTGAACACGCTGTGGCCTTGATATTTTTGACGTAGAATATCTAAACGGGTGATGAGATTTCGACTGCGGCTGCGACGCCTCGTTGAAGAAACAACTAATTTCATTTCTGGTGTTTTACAAGCCATGTTATAGTCCTCTATTTGTAGGGGTTGGGTATGATTTTAACATACCCGTTCAAATGGTTTAGAACAAATTACAGATCTTGGCACTGATCGCAATATTCGTCGTATGTGAATGTCTCATCACACAGACCGTCACGCATCATATCGGCCTTGGCTTCGCCAAATATTTTCAGGGTGATGACGTTGCCGTCTAAATCTTTACGCAGTTCGTTCGGCTTGGTTTCGATGAAGTCGAACACCACAAAGAACCCTTCGGTGACATATTTGATGGTTTTGTTGCTCAGCTTACGAATTCCACCGTTCTTTTTGAAGATAGAGGTGCGGAGGTTTTCGAATTCAACCAGGTTGTCATCGTGATTCTTGATGGCGTTCAGCATTGCGTCAAGGTCGATTTCAGGACGAAGCATTTTGACCTGATCTTCGCGGTCATAAGAAGTGAAGGATTCTATGTTGGTGATGCCCAGAGCGTTTTTAACAAACGCGTCAAATTTGGTGAAATTGTTGAATGCCCAGACGGAGATTTTTACGGTTGTCATGGTGTAGTTCCTTCATTTCAGAGTCAGTGTTGTGCTGCTTATGGAATGAAAGTATACGGGGTTTATTGAAGAAGTAAACCCCGTCTATTGAATTCTTTTAATTATTTGAATTCATCAGGGAGAGTGTCATACACCTGAGCAGACAACACTAAGAACTTGCCGTCGGTTGTCGGCCAGCAGTATTTCTTTTTAATGTGGCGCAAGTGTTCGGCCGTGGCCGCTACACAGTCCTCGGTCACATCAGTCTTCTCACCGACCCACATACTGGTCTTGGTGTTCAATGTGCCCTGGAAGATTGTTCCCGTCAATGGGCTTGCACCTATCTTTTTGATTCTCATGTCGAACCTCAGTTAATACGGAACAAATGTGGATAGCCACCAGGATGACCCTGGCCAGTAACGAACACGTCGAATTTTGAACCCTTGATCAGGCCAGGCAGATTGCCGGAGTCCAGCAATTCACGGATCTGATCCATCGCCAACATCCAGGTTTTGGCAGGTTCGGCTTCTGCTTTTCCTCGATTGAGTACGAGTTCACCTTCGGAATAGAACTTCCCGCTGTCCTTCATGTAGTACAACGTGATATGAATGTACTGAGGGGACGGAACTAAACGCCAACCGTCGTCGATCAGATCTTGGCGATCATTGTCCAGTGACTGATAATCAATATCACCAGATGGCAAACCATAGCTGCGCATGTAGCGGAACTTCTCAACACGATCTTTCACGTCGGAGATGAAGAACTCCTTCGTAGCGGGGCTGATGAATATGTATTTTTCTTTTGACATGATGTAGTTTCCTCAGTGATAGACCATATCATAATAGCACTGAGGACAGATAAAGAAAAACTACATGAAATCTTTTACCCATTCAGGGTCTTCCATAGGAACCCAATTTTCGTATTTGAACATTTTGTACATGTTATAGAACACTCGAATATTATTCCCGTCGTTCATCCGGTTACAAAATCGTTCATGTCCCCAACCTTCATTCTTCCATAATTGATAGAATTGGTCAGCCATAGCCCAAACGTGTTGTAATGGTTTGGCTCTATTCGTTTGCCAAATGCTCAGAGAAGAGTTTCTTACTTTATTGGTGGCCGATACCCTTTCCCCAAATCCAGCGGGCTTCTTACGTCCTCTCAGGGAAGTTGAAATGGAAGCCAACTCTTCGGGAGTTTTTGTTCTATTTTTATTGGTTGTATTGATTTTGTTTCTTAATTGTTGGTACGCTTCTGTTTGTTGGAAAGCCTTGACACCATTCCTTTGTGTTTCAGACCAAGTGGTTCCTGTTTTTAATGCTTTCATATATTCCCTAAATTCAGGACTTCTTTTCTTCCCTCTGTGTAATTGGGCTATTCTTTCAATTAGTTCTGGGTCACGTTTACCATATGTGCCAAGGTAGACAGGAGTTCCATCTCTACGACAAAGGAATTGATTCAAACAGCCAGGAAACTTATGAGTCTTTGATATTAATAATCCTTCTACGCGCAGAGCATCTTCTGGAGTTTCACATACCATAACAATCTTGGTGTCAAAGAATTCTAACCCATTTTCTTCTATTAAAGATTTAACCAGGGAGGAAGAAGTGAAATATGTTGCCCACAAATCATCGGGATGGCAATCTTTGGAATAACGACATCCGTAATAGAAATGTCCTTGTTTAGATTTTATTCTGTACACATACGGGGTCATAATGATCTCCTTTCTGAGTAATATAACCCCATATCTTAGAAAAGAAAACCCCGCACATGGCGGGGTTTGATTATAGCGTAAGTTATTGTTAATTAAAACAAACTTTTTATCAGACCTTTGCGGAAATACGGGTTGCTGTCTTGAGCAATACCGTCAGCAGTCACGTAAACCTGCGGGTCTTGGTTAGCTGGAATCTGTACGAACGGGTTAGCACAGATGCCGTAACGGGTTTTGAACGCCATGCGCGGAGCGAAGGTGGTTTCACCCTGGGTGCGGTACATTTCCAGCGGCACATACGGCGCGAAGAAGATACCAGCATCCAGCGCGGTCGCGCCTTTGTACGCCAGGGTGATATATTCTGCTACAGCATACGGGTCAACATAGACGCGCATACCGTTGGACAGAACACCCGCGAAGGTCTGACCAGTCGGGTCAACAGCCAGCTTGGTGTTTTCCTGCAGAACCGGAGCATAGTCCAGCATGCCAGACATCGCCAGAGCAGACGCCACGTTCGGAGAACACAGAACACGGTTGCCTTTACCACGACGGGTGTCAACACCGATACCGTTCGCTTCAACTTCCAGCATGAAAGTCAGGAACTTCCATTTTTCCAGCGCCCAACGACCAGAGATGTCCTGCGCGATATCAACAACACCGTTGGTGCCGAATTTTTTGAAGCGAACAGCACTGAAGTTCATGGTACGGATGAATTCACGGTTCATTTCCGCCTGAATTTCAGTTACCATCACGTCAGACAGGATATTATCCACGTCTTCGCCGTGAATTGCCATCATATCCTGACGCAGTTCATGGCTGTAATCAGCATACAGGCCGCGAGACTTGGCAGTAACGGTCGCTTTCTGAACGGTGATACCAACACGCGCCCACGGATTGGTGGTAGTACCCAGCAGTTCAGCGTCACTTGACGGCATACCTTTACCGATAGTGGTCACGACAGAGCCGGAACCTTCGATCTCAGCCTGACTAAAGCCTGACGGGTCGCCAGCCTGTACAGTACCATCACCGGAATAGCCGGAATCGGCTTCCTGCATGAACAGTTCTTTACGAGACTGTGCGGTGTTGGAACTGTCACCAATACCCTGGCGAGCGCGCAGTGCAAAGATCTGACCGTCAGGACCAGACAGCGGCTGAACACCGAAGAAGTCCATCGCGATGTTGATCGGCGCCAGACGTTTTGCCATGTCGATCAGAACTGGCTGCCATTTACCGACAGTGCTGTTCACAGAACCAGGTGCGTCAGATTCGCCCAGGTTTTTTGCGTTCCATTCAGCCTGGTTCTGCATCAGACGGATGGTTACGTTTTCGGCAGACAGAGGTTGAATAGCTTCAGATTCTTTTTGGAGAACTGGCAGCCACTGTTTGCGCATTTCTTCGGTTACAAGTTTCTTAGTCATGATGCTCGTTCCTTACATTGATATTCAGTTAAGTTGAAATTACTTAGTAGTTCAAAATCAAGCCCCCTTTCGAGGGCTGTGGCTGCTAAAATTAGCCGTTCAGCAAAGCACTGATCTGGCGACGGACGGCTTCGTTGACTTCTTTGCCAACTTCGTCTTTGTCATCATCGTCATCGTCATCATCGTCGGCTTCACCTTCTTTCTTCGGTTTTTTACCTTCTTTGATGTCTTTTTCAGACTTGTCGCCATCCGGCTTGCCTTTTTCATTGTCTTTGCCGACTTTATCAGAGAAGTCATCTTTGCCTTCTACCAGGTTACGGAAGGTGCGCACACGGGATTCAAATTCAGACTCGGTCTGGAATTCAATACCTTCCAGCAGGTTGACAACAGTGTCTTTCTTGGTGTCAACCATACCTTCACAAATACGATCAATGACATCATTGCGCTGGCGTTTAGTCTCGCTTTCTTTGAGTTGGCTCAACTCTGTATTAGCCATATTGGCGCGTTGTTCTGCTTCAGCAAGGCGACTGGTGAGGGCGGCAATCTGACCGTCTGGGTCAGTAGCGAAACTCACACCTGCTTCTTTCAGCACGTTGGAGAAACCAGTGAGGAAGCGTTCAGCAGCTTCAGTTTTGATCTGAGCGTCAATAGCTGGGGCATTTTTGTTAGCCCATTCTTCAACCACCGCGTTGAGGAATGAGTCAACTTTCCCAGCCAATTGCAGAATGAAATTTTCTTTCAGGTCGGCGATTTCTTTCTGGTGAGATTCTACCAAATTCAGGCGCTCGACGTTGCCAGCTGCTTCGGTTTCTTGGATAGCTTTCAGACGAGCCGCTTCAACTTTCGATTCCAGCAAATTGGATACTTTATCCAGGAAATCTGGGCTGATGCCGTTAACGCCTTCAAACAGATTTTGCAATTCAGGTTTCATGATAGTTTCCTTCTGAACGATTTTTCAGTATTTAGTGAGCTGAAATTCAGCCCAGATGATTCAATGCTGCATCAAGGCGGCGCAGGAAATCGTCTTCAACCTGGATATTGGTTTTCACCAACTGGTCTACAACTTTCCCTTTAACATCACGAGGCATCCAAATACCCGAAGCCTCATCAAGCTGCCATTCAACAGATTCACTCACAGCCTTAACATAACAAACTTGTCCAGAAGGACGGTCGACTGCATCAACAGCGGTGAGCATAAAGCCAGGTTGAACGTCGTCATAACCGTTTACTGACTTGGTCTCGCCCAGACCACGTGTAGACACGGCCAGATTGAAATCTGCTTCAGCCAATGCACGTATGATTTGGCCTTTTGGTGTATTTAAAATTCGCGCCCGACCGATGGCATTAGTGCCTTCCCAGCGAAGGGATTCGGTTTTGAGCGCAGCTTCCACCAGATTAGGGAAAGGATAGTCAGGATGTGTGACTTCACCGATTGCGCGACGATCTTGGATATACTCTTTGTCGTATGCTTCGACAGCAGGAATACCCACTTTCTGCAGATCATAGTTACGCCCGTTACGGTTGACTTGGTTACACATCACAAACGGACCTTCGATGAACATGGCCTTCCCACCAGTTGAGGTTGTGGCCTCACCGATTTGAAGATCCTTCCCTATCGCTGTGATCTCACGCAACAGTTTCATCATAAACTCCTTACTTGTTCTTACTCAGTCCCATCATTTTGCGGAACTTCATAGCCTTTTTCTTGCGGCGCTCGATTTTACGTTGATAGCCCATTCCCATACGCTTTTTAGAGCGGAGGGCTTTGCGGTTGCCGATCTTGCGAACACGACGTTCGCTGGCGTCCATAACTTCACAACGTGAACCATCAGCCGACAATTTGAACCCAGGGGCACATTTCAAGCGGCGGCGGCGTTTACCACGAGCGTTCACTTTATCGATGACTCGCTGCTCGTCCATACGAGAGGCCAGGAAATCAGCGAACGTGGCGATCTCTGTGATTTCCATCATGCATCTCCTTACTGGCCGTTGTTGTTTGAATTCATATCAGCTGCGATAGAATCCAGAACATATGCTGTGCCTTGGTTTAATAGTTCTTGACTACGTGCATCAAGTTCCATGTTGCATTCTGCAACAGCAGTTTCAGTGTCACCGTCAATTACTGCACGAACGATATCAATTGCGCTCATGATTTTGATCTCCGAATTAATTTTCTATATTTAGTTGAACTTTAAATACTATCGTCTGTTGAACCGGAGAATGGGATAGTCTCAGGTTTAAACTTCAACGGACTAACATCTGAACCGCTATAATTGCCAGTTTCATCTGCTTGAACCTTCGGATAGAGACCTTTCTTCTTCTCTTCCGCGATCTTCGTTTGTTGTTCTTTAACTTCTTCATCAGACATACGCAATACATTTCTCATGACGTAGTCTATGGAGAAAATGGAACCAACAAATGGCTCAACAGTGTTCAATGAAGCCAGACGATCATTCAAGATAGCGTTTTCTTGTTGTTCACGAATGTAACTATCGGATGTGAATTCAAACTTTATAAACGGTTTGATCTTCTCATTCCAATCCTTTTCATCCGTAACGCCTTTCAAAATTAACTGGCGGCGCAAGAATTCCATAAAGAAATGGGAGTAACGGCGTCGTAACCCAGCACAGAACTTGCTGAAGCGCAGCTCTTCCTGTGTAATCTCCGCAAGGTTAGAACCCCCAATGTTAATAGATCCTTCCTCTTGGAGGCGGCTCTTAGGGATCATTAGAGCATCATAGAGTTTTTCACGGAAATAGTTCACGTGATCCATTTCGCCCAATTGATTCCCACCCCCAACAGTCGCAATCTCTGTAGCATTCTGACCTTCGCGGCGCGGCAACCAATAATCCTCTGCAATACCCATAAGATGGGCATTACCTGTTATCTTACCAGTGGTGCGGTCATATGCGTTGCGGTTTTTGAATTTACCCATCATCATGGTCATGTATTCTTCAGCAGATTTCTTACCGAGAGTACCGACGTCAAGATAGAATGCGCGTTTCTCAGGGGCGCGAGTGATGGCATAAATTACAGTCGCATCTTCAGTCGTAACCAGGTTGTTCAACGGACGGATAGCAGGATTTAAAAGGCCTGGGACAATACCATTGGCCAATGGCTCTTCACCACTATCGATGTAAACAATGCTTTCGTCATCGAATACGAGTTCTTGCTGTGAAGGCTGGAAGTTCTGGGAAGTACCAGATTGGCCAGTGAATTGGTTTCGATTATAATTCGGGTTGTAATAATACTTCAATGTTACAGATTCTATTGCTTCAATACCGCCTTCACGCATCGCCTTCTCAACGATATAGACAGGACGAATGCAACGAGAATCAAGCATAACCAATTTCTTGATCCCGCCTTTTTTATTCGTGGGATCAACGATGACATGATATGCTTGTCGACCGTCAACATACCATTTCCGGATCTTCTGATATGCTGTATTGTCAAAGTCCATCAAGTGCATAACTTCTTTGAAGCATTCGGTGATAGATTCTTTAACAGTATCAGATATCCCTTCAACTTTGTCAAGGTTTACTGTCACTGGAGTTTCATCTTCCTCACAGGTGACAACATCATTGACAATAATGTCCACAGCTTTGCGAATTTCAGGCTGTTGAGCCATGGACTGATATTCTTCCACAACTGTTTTAACGCTGAGAAGTTCACTCTCAACGCCAACATAGTTGTAGGTGTTTGCACCGCCCTGAAGGATTATAGAACCGTCTTGAGCATCGTCCAGAGCAACAACTGTCGCCTTGGTGAGCAACAATTCATCTTGTTTTTGGGCTAACTTATCGGTGTCGACTTTGGCATTGACTAAACCGCCGCCACCAAACAAACCGAAGAACCCTCTGCCGTATCCAGCCATGATCTAAGTCCTCAACATTTTCTTGTAATTAGTGAGGGGGAATATGATTCCCCCAGCACCGAGGACATTACAATGACTTGTCAGAAACGGCTTGGAAATAACGCAAGTCGACAGTGAACTGTGTGTAAGAGTCCATTGCCGACATATCGAGTTCCAGTTGGCCGAGGTTTTGAGGCCAGCCGCCCTGTAAAGTCCATGTCTTAGTCACGTTGTCATTCGCGTCCAGAAGTTCCATGATGATATCACGGAAATAATCATCTGGATTCGCGCTGGCGCGGTTGTTTTCACTACCGTTGATGAATTGCTGCCACACTTCAAAAGCATTGTATGGAGCGTTGTTCACCACGTTAATGAACGTCACAGGAAGCGCTTCGAAACGACGATCCCCTGGGAACGGAAGTTCACGACCACCCCAGGGCACCAGAATTTCGCCCAGCTGACCTGTTGGGGTGTTGGTGGTTACAGCCAGCAAGGACACGTCACGAATTGTGTCGGAACCAGCAACAAAGGAAGGAAAGTTTACAGTCACACGCCAGCGGTGTTGGCGTTGTACGCCGCCCCCTCGTGACATGGCTGCGCGAAACTCATTGACTGTCGCCATTTTTATATCTCCAAATAAGAGTACACAATTCTAATTAGTTGCCAACCCGTCGTATTCAAACGCTCATTGGTTGCAGTTTTCCTATGATACACAGACGGTGGTGGAACTGGAATACCCTTGTCGATGTAATCATACAATGCTGAATATTTAAGCCCCAAACTTTCAACGTATTCACGACAATTCCCGTGGATTTCGTGTTCTTCGCCGGAAGGAGATACCAATTTGAATCTTTTGGCGTTAGAGTTCTTGGAGCCGGTTCTGCTCTTTGCAAATACAGATAAGCTCTTCGAGAACGAACGTTTGACTCCGGTCTTGCAATGTATCAGTTCCCCTGTGGCCCATCTTGGGTCACCACAGTCTACAAGACCAATACGCTCTCCTGTTGACGCATCAATGGCACCTGTCTTCCCGTAGAATGTCGCACCGTCACCACCCCAAGTTTTGTTGTACCCTTTCACGGACATGTGGGAGCCATGTTGCTTAATCGATATAATCTCTAATTCTTTCAAGTCTTCCAAGGATTTTGTCTGGGCTACGACGGCCACGGAGAAATTTTCTTCCCCATATTTACGAATAGCCTGATGGATAAAGTAATCAGAACCATTCTGAGCACTGTTACAATGTTCCCACCACCTTTGCATGGGGTCGCGTGTGGTGATCCCGATATAGGCTTTCTGGTTGACGAGATTTGTAATTTTGTATACACTTCCGATCATTTCGATGTTCTCTCAGTAAATTGTTCTATTGTAACTCACAAGAGACCATTGAAATGCCCTCCGAAGAGGGCATGAAAGTAGATTAGGACGCGGCGACGATACCACCACCAGATTCAATTTCTGAGAATTCCATGTCCGGTCGAACGGCGGCGAAATCTAAAAATATCCAGTTAATGCTGTACTCGGGCTTCAACCAGATACCAGCAACCATTTGGTTCGCTGCAATGACATCAGCAGTGTTGTTATCTTCATCACACTTGACTTTACCATCGTAAATCGCGCCCATATTTGCCAGCTGGCGGATATATGGACGAACCGCATTGCTGAACAGACCACGTGTAAACGCGTCATTGTTCTCACCAAGATAGTATTTGGCGATTGCGGCGATGTTCTGCTCAGCCATGATGAACAGGCCACGAACGTTGATGCGATCAAACGCCGACGGGCGGGTCAGGCCAGTTTTGTCACCATACAGGACGATGCCTTCATTGGAGAAGGTTACGATGCTGTTGATCTGATTGCGGTACAACACAGCACGTTCATCAGAAGATGCAGACCACGCCATTCGATTATAGTTGTTGTATTTACCACGGTTGTGGAACGCCGGAGATTTGTAGATACCCGCGATTTCAATGCTTCGCGCCCAAACACCTGCGGTGCCGCCACAAGCCGGAATCCAACGCATTTTGTCGTTGTACTTGTCGTACACATATACCCAGTTATCATCCATGAAGAAATAAGAAGAGTCGCGAACAAGGCTTTCACGCCAAGCAACGACATCATCCATTTCACGACCACGGTTGCCAACAACCGTATCACGGAGCGGGGATACGAAAGATACCGTATCTTTTCGCTCAGTAGATAAGTCGATCAATGCTTGTTGCTCAATCAGTTCTTCACAGTACGCAAATACTGGCTTCGCATCATATGCTTCAGCATTGTTCAAGACTTGGATAGCCGCCACGCGGTTGATGTTATAATCGTCTACGCCGCCTTCTAATTCAACGACACCTGCAACCAGTTCGCTCGCGAAGGTATACACCCAATTTGAAGTATCGTTGATCACGTCTTTGAAGTACGCATTCGCGCCATCGGATTTTTTAGAACCCTGGGTGTTCTGCATGAGTTCGTATTTTTCGATGATGGAACCAGAAGCGCCAACAGTAGTGATTACGGCTGTTGCAGTCAGTCCTTTATCATCAGGAACGATAGCTGTAACGGCCTGAGGACCGATAGCTTTATGTGTCACGATGACAGTGTTGGACTTCACGACAACAGAAGAATAAACACTTGTCAGGGAAGTTAGTGCTGTACCGATTTTGGTTGCCAAATCGGCTGGAGTATCAGTATCCAGATATGCGATATCTTCACCCGCCACACTGATGGTGCCAGCAGCAGTAGCCGTACCAGAAACGGAGATACGGTCAACCTGACCGACTGCGCCAGCAGAGTCGGTAATGCGGCCAACTTTGTCTACGACAACTACATGGAATTCACCAGACTGAGGTGCGTATGCAAAGTTATTACGGAATTCCCAAGTTGAGAACCCAGCAGCATCACAAACATTGATAGCAATATCATTACCCAGGGAACCTGGATAACGACCAGTCCAAGTGATGGACGCCGAAGGACTTGCTGTTTCAAAATCCAGTTTGTTTTTGATCGCAATCGCTGTCTGACCTTTGGTAACAGAGTTCTTGGCCAGAGGACCAACAACACGGGTCACCCATGCCATAGAGCTGTAAGACAAAAAGTCCGCGATTACGAGAAAATCGGTCGCAGTACTGTCGTTGGGTTTGAAGAATTTCTTCACCAAACCTGTCTCACCACCAGTCACCAGCACTGGAAGTTCAACTTCACCCCATTGAAATTTGCCGACGGTCGCGCCCTGAACAACAACGGACGGGGACGTCTGAAGCGTGGCATCACGCTCAGTCCACTGAACGGACGGCGCAACGCTGAAGCTTTGAGTTGCCATAATATCATTCCTTCTCGGTAGAGTTTCGCTCAATTTGAAAGATATTTAGTGATCAATTCTTAAACCACTCATCCATGGTCATCCCTGACATTTCGTTGAAAACTTGAATGCCCCCGAAACCAGGCAAATGCTCAGTTTCGGATGGGGTGTCTCCAACGACTAAACCACCAAATGGGAATACCTGCTGAGATTCAGTTGAAGACATTCGGTTTCTCATGTCCTGAGAAATACTTGTAGACGTCAAGTCACTGAACCATTCTTGTTTTACCGCCCATGAATATAAGACCAACGGCATGACACAGTCATCGTGACAACCGTCATCGGCTTCATACCGAGCGCCTTTGAACACAAATGTACTGAGTTCATCTATCGTGTCCTGGTCTTCTATCACCAACATTTCTTTCTCAATGAGCGCTTTCAGGTTAGCACAACCGATAGATCGGACTTTTCTGTTGGTATTGATACCAGGTTCCGGTTTACGCCCACCAATCCGTTTCCCCGTCCCTTTGTTATCTGTTGATGTGAATATGATTTCTGGATATTCTATCTCTTGATAAAGAATTGTAATAACCTGACCGCCGACGTCGTTGTTTGTTTCAACAAGGACAGGACATTCCCCGTATTCGGTGCACATATCAGCTATCGTGTATGCATACATCATAGGAGGTATCGTATTATTCCTGTACTTGGCTGCTATGACATGCGGATATTCAGTTATATCCAGAATTGTCAGAACCGAATAATCTCCTTCAACACCTTTCCCCGTATCTGCAATCCCGAAGTAGATGCGTTGCGGGTCGTATTCCTTATAAATCTTGGTGAATTCATTAGGTTCCCGATACAACTTGGACGTCATTTTATCTAAGCATTTGGCCGGAATCAATGAACCCACGGAACCACGGAACTTAATGCCAAATTCTTGATCGAAACGAGCATCCCCCAGACGGGCACGTTGTTTGGTTTCCCAATCTGGATCTTTGGTATATGCCGGAACCTTATACCATGGGACTTCAGTTAGGTGGAAGTCGTTGTATTGTGGATGGCGTGGATCTGCTTTGGTGACAATATCATAGAACAACCCTCGCTGACCTTTCGGAGTACTTGTCAAAATACAGCGTGATGTATCGGCAGACGCAATGGCTGGGAATGTTGATTCCCAAAATTCAAAGTCATTTTCGATGAACGCTACTTCGTCCACGTACAAGAGAGATACAGAACGACCACGAATAGAGTCCGAAGACGTTGCATAAGCATATATCTTAGAGCCGTTCTCAAACTCTATCAGTGTAGAACCAAACTTCTCACAACCCTGCTGAAGGAAGAATGGGAGGTCCTGATACGCCTTCCTGATACGGTCAAGAATTTCAATCGCTTGTTTCTCTTTGTTTGCCAGTACCGCGATTTCTTTGTCTGAGTGGAACATCGCATACCAAAGAAGAAACGCAGCCACGACCGTGGTATTATGGCTGAGGAACCCATTCGTGTAATAACGTTGATCGCTGGACTTGACTTGCAAGTCATACATGTGGTGGTACTCACCAGTCTCCCAGATCTCAGAGATGAATTCTATTCCCTCCTGGGTCATTATGGCATCTCCGGCCTCCATGTCTTTAGCAAATACTTCGCGCCCATATTCATTGAAGAACATGTGCTCATCTGCGACATGAATTGTGCGTCCGGTTTCAGTCCTGACAACGTATTCAGCGTATTCTTTCGTTTTATGAGCGGCAATAACCGGAACCCAGCCAGTGTCGGACTCAACAAAATATCGTTTCCCGAAACGGCTGTCTACAAACTTATTGTGGTTGCCAATGGTATTCAGTGGCACAGCATGGTTCGGTCCTTCGAAGCGCTTGTGAAGCTCTTCTATGGTGAGATGCAACTCTTGTTGACTGATTGTATCATAGACATAAACAAGAGTATCACCACGGACGCATTTACCGGACTGACGAGCCTGGACGACCGCATTGAATCGATAGTCCTGAAAGTCATGGAACAATTGTTTCTGATAATCATGCATATCGAAAAGGATAAAGCCTTTATCGATCGTGGTTATCTTGTAATAGTTGGCGGCGAAGTAATGCGCGTCCATTGAACATTCAACGAATTCGTCTTCTTGTTCATCTGTCAGCATTAACTCGACTCGAGGAGCACGCACAGAAGGTTTGCGCATGAACGTTTGGTCCATACGCAATTTCACATCGTCTATTTTGAACCCCGTTTTCTCAGGTGCCCAATCTATTTCTTTTTTATAGGCCATGATGGCTTCTCCACTTCAACCACTTAGGGCATTCAGAAGGATTCCAACCGCCTTTGAATCTAGCGATTATTGGTTGTATGGAATTTATGTATCGATCATTACCAAAGACCATTCTACACAACACAACCCCTTTGGATCCAGACAACCAAGCGGAATATAGAATATCAGATTTCAAATAGAATGGGATATTTTCTTCATTAAATCTATTCATCTCCCAAGGCATTAATCCAAGTTTCTTTTCACTCATGGCCTTCTTGGATTCTTCTGTATGGGATTTACCATAAAATGGATTTAATTCACGCAAATTTTTCCCTGTGTTAGACTTAGAAATTTTATCCCTTGTCTCTTTGGATATAATGGCTCCGGAACGAGGATGTCCTTGTTCCTTCCATCTTTTCTTTAAAGATGCAGAAGCCTTCAATCTCTGCTCTTGACTGATTACAGACCCTTTGTTTCGTTTCGAAAGTTTCTCCCTAACATCCTTCCTGAACATTGGATTGTCTGACTTCATTCTTTCTGAAGATAATTCGCTTATTTTAGAATAAAATTCTTGTTTAGATTCTTGGTATAATCTAGATGTTCTCAAAACACCCATAGTGTTCTTCATACAACTGAACGCGAACAGCATCTCTCTGGTGTTAGTTATTTTCCAAAGAAGTAAATGGCAAATGAAATGCGCTTTGGGGGATAATCTAACCAAGTTATCCTTATCTTGTGTGAAAGAAGGGTACAAGGATTTAGGAAGAATGTGATGGACTTCCCCTCCTGTGTTCACAGAACCTTTTTGGATAACAAAATTGTATCGCCTAATCAGGCGATACATATCTGGATAACCCTTTTCTAAAATATCAATTACCTTCTGATACGCCATCGTCTTCTTCCTTCACATCAACTGTTTCACCATCAATGATTTCATCTTCTGGTTGTTGTGCGGCCTTTGCTTGTGATCTTTCTTCAGCGCGGCGGCGTGCATCTTCGATCGTCTTCAATAAATCGCGAGAAGATCGCGCCTTTTTCCCAACCGATACTGTTGTTGTTCCGTCTGGTGAAGTTGTAACATCCACTGTCGTGTCATCAACAGGTGGTTCTTTATCACCTGTCACTGCCTTGATGGTTTTCTGGTTTTCCATCAGGTCTTTATTCAGACCGCGCATGAGTTCACCCAATTCACGGAAAACAGAAAATGCTCGCGGAGCTTCTGTGGATGCAGCCAATTTAGCGGCTTGTCCCATCATGAACATTGTGGCTTCTTGCATGGCATATGTTGTGTCGCGTATCCGTTTGTAATCCGTTGTAGCATCAGTGTCCGCAAACTCAGGTACTTTGGATTCCTTGGAAGCAATATCCTCCAATGAAGGCGGTTCAGGAATCGGCTGATACCCTTCCGGACGTTCACCAAACCATTCACCTGTATTTTCATCGAAGTCAATACCTGGACGAGGGGCGACAGCCTCCATCGCCTCCTTCCCGACTTCGTCTCGGGCGGTCACTGCATCAAGCGTGGCGAGTAACCTTTCTGACATATTGCTCATGATCAATCCTCCGGATGATGTATGCCGTCTTTATCAACTCGGAACCACTCAGGGAGTTCCGACCATGGCATGTTCAAATCATTAGACATTTCAATAATTATCTCTTTGATGACGTTTGGATCCCCACCGCCCGAACCATCATCAACCCAATAATCTTCTCCATAGATGTGACCATGTAATTGAAAATTGAATGAACAATCTATGTGTGGTGATTCTGTTGCGTCTCCTTCCCAGTTGTCAGAAATCGTGTGATTTACCAACATTATCTTCACGTTCTGATCTTGAGATAACGTATCGTTGTCTTTTATCTGACAATCAATAGAAGGAGTGAACACAGAATAAATTTGTTCCAACACCTGTAGCATTTCGACCAGTTTCTTCGTTCTGATGTTATATTCAAAATCTATAATGATCGGAATTCGTTGTTTGGACCGCGCAGTTACAGTCGATATCTGATTATGATACGACTTGGTCACCTGTTTATTGATTTCGAACTGACCAAAGGACATTGTTGCAAATGGCAGCATATTGGCTGGCACGTTCCTGTTGAGGTCATTACGGCGGCCAATGGCCATATGCAGCGGGATTTCCATCAAGCCACGTTCGGTTTTGACTTTTAAATCTGACATGATAGCGTTGAACACATGTATGTATTTCAACAATGATTCATGATAGAAATATTTTTCAAATGGTCTGGCCATGATTATTCCCCGAAGTCTATCTTCATTTTATTGGGCGAAAGATCTTTCTCTATTTCGTCCGCAAATTGGTTATCCGTTTGCAGGCTGGCGTCTTTGTACACACCGTCTCCTTCCAGATCCTGCAATCGTTTATCAATATCGTCTATTTCAGATACACCTGTATCGAAATCTTCGTTACCGTATTGGAACAACGTACATGGTAGAGAATATGTGTACCATTTCCCAAATTGCATGAATTCTTCATCGTTATTCGGGTTATTCACTTTAAATATTTTGTTAGCCATAGGCAGATATATCAAATCACCTTCTTGAGGCATTTGTTCAAGGCCTGGACCATTACCAATAACTTCTGAAAAACGACGACGAGCAATAGTGAATGTCACTTCATCTTGTAATTGGATACCGCCGAACTTTTCCCACATCTGTGTGTTGAAGCCTTGATAATCCTGCATGTACACTTCGATGTCAAACGCTTGGTCGAATTTGTGTTCAGCCTCGTTTAAAATTGGGTATTTTTCAACAATAGAACGTGGGATATACTTGACGTCAATCCCACGCAATTGTATCATCTCGACCACCAAGTCATCAATTAATTTTTGAGTACCTTGGTGTGCTGTGTAATTGAAGTATCGAGAAGTAGCCATAATATTTTCCTCAAGATTTAAATATATTTAGTTGAATTTGTTTTTAAGGTGAATCAATATGATCGTCCTGACGGAAGAAACTGCTATTCAAAATCTTTACAAATATGCCTTATCTAAAGGTGGTTTGTTCCAGGGATTCGTTGGTGGTAAATTTATCACTAATCAGACAAAATGTATATTACAGTGCGGTGAAGGACATCAATGGAGTTCAGCATCTTATGGAAATTTGATCAATAAAGGCAGTTGGTGTCCAACATGTAATGGTAACAAGAGAAATACCCAGCAAGGATCTAAAAAGAGAATAACTGACCATGCTGAAACCAACGGCGGTAAATTCATAGAATTTATTGGTGGAAAGTATAAAGATAATGTGACAGTTTGCCTCATGGAATGTTCAGAAGGACATCGTTGGGAGTCAAGATACGGTAATTTGGTGAATAGTAAAAGTTGGTGCCCCTACTGCGCGACTTCTGGATACAATCCTTTTAAAGTCGGTTATTTGTACATATTGTCCAGCGAAGAAGGCTGTATGAAAATCGGGATATCCAATTCACCAAATAATAGATTTAAATCTTTAAGAAGATCAACTCCATTTGAATTCAATGTCCTGGAAGTTTTTAAGTCAAATGATGGGCAATTCGTGTTAGAAATGGAAAGAAAGGCTCATGCGATGTCAATTAGTATGGGTTACAAGGGATTTGACGGTGCGACTGAATGGTTTAAACATGAAAGTAGAATTATCGAATTTATCAGAAATACCTTTGAAGGTATTTAGTCAATCATTAATTCTTTTGAGGAATTGATAAATGAAGGTTGAAGATATTAAAGAAACTCGTGACGGAAGGCGTGTGAGAATTATCTGTGTAGATGCTAAAATCGCCGATGGTTCATATAACATTGTGGGTCTTATCAAAGGCGAAAAGGGTAATGATTTTATTGAATGGTGGGACGAAAAGAACGTGGTTGATGGTTATATTCTAGCAAATTCAGATCCTTCCGGACGCGACATCAAGTTATAAAAAGAAAGGCGGGATAACCCGCCTTCTCTTATCCCATCATAAAATCGATAGGGTATTGCTGACCAGTACGCAATTCTTCCTCCAGCCGCTCTATCTCGGTCTCGGCCTCACTGAACATACTATCACCATCCAGTTCGATACCACCAGGGAGACGGATGCCTCTTGCCTTCTTAAGCACCTCTGCCCAACGGCGCTTGACCAATGCAGTCGCATACGCTTTCAACCACATATCATTCCATGCTTCAGCGTTTTCTTCCGATTCGGGGTCGATATTTTGATAACAACGAAAAGCCAGAGTTTCATCAACAATGGCAGCAAACTGCGGGTAAAGGCGTCGCTGGAACTTCTTGTACACAAAATTACGGCGAACATTTAAGACGCTTGTGATATCCGACAGGCGTTGTTGCATGGAAACATAATCAATGAGACGAATAGAAACCAGCGCTGCTTTGGGGACAAGCATTGCTTGAGCCATTTGCCATTGAGGAGTTGCCCAGTTTCCGATTGACTCAATCGGAGGTCCAGGGATAACTTCAATCACATCGTCAATATCATCGGGAAATTCTATATATCCCTTGTCGATATCTTCTTGTTTAACTTGGTACAGGAAGAACGCATCTTGGCTACCATCACGATGATATTCCCAAAATTTCTGCAGAGCATCATCGACTGCATCTTCGACTTGTGAACTGTCAAGGTTAATTTGGATCACAGGAGCGCCCAATTTACGCAAGACATAATTCATAAAAGATTTTTTGTCTCGAATCTTATTGACGGCCATTGTTATTCCCCTTTTGCTGCAAATCAGATACAGTAATCCGCAGTGTGCGAACATCATCTGAAAGACTGCTGCTATTGAGTTTTAACTCAGCCATGTTTTGTTTGACATATGCGAGGTCAGTATTCATGATCGCCATACGTTCACTCATGTCATTCACTTTCTGAAGAACTTGATCCATCTTGTTGGAATCTCGTTCCAATACATTCACGCGCGTTTCCATCCCGCCCATGAACCAAAGGAACGATGCTGCCGAGACCAATGCAGAAGCCACGACAGCGGTTAAGATACCACGGATGTCAAGCCCCGTTCTTTCAGCTTGCGTCGCCATTCTGACCTCCTTCGGGGATTTCGATCCCCAACTTTTCGGCCATCATTTTGATTGTCGCCTCCAGATTAGATATCTGGTTTGATTGTTCAACAATGGTGGCTTCACGGGTTTCATTGCGTTGACGGGCTTGCAATGCAGCCATGCCAGCGGCGTGATCGGTGCAAATAATCGCGCCAGGGCAAGAACTGCTTCTCAACATGGATGCGTGCCCCTGTACTTTCACTCCACGCATATCTTTATCCTCTATTGGTTTGGTGGGCTTTACGCCCACCTTTCAACATTATTTATGCCAGAGCAATAAGACGGAAGTCTTTGAATGATGGAGGAGCAACTCGGTTCCCCCTTACAAGTGCTCTGACTTTTAGTCCAACGAACGGATTGTTGCTTGCCACAGTCTTGTCATACTCATATTCAAAGAATGTGGAACCGTCGTTAACCAAAGGCGAAGTTGGGGCGACGTCTTCCCAAGCCACACTATCCATCTCTTGCCCTGCTCGTAGAAGTTTCACCTGCACCTTCATCGAAGACTGAGATGGGAGCATTGCACCAAAGAACAACTTCACAGTAGAACACGGATTATCAAATCCGATGTCCTTTGTCACGTATTTGAAGACATCTTCAAATGGATCCACACCGTATGAGTTGAAGATTACGCTCAGGTCATCGCCATCAATCATTGGAGCAGTGTACACGTTGTTTTCACTACGAGTCATAGTAGCACGAATCTGGAAGTCACCAACCTGACGATAGATACCTTCAGTCGGTAACGCCACGTCAGTGTCAGTTTCAAACTCAGCCCAATCAGACATAGAATTTGAAGTGGCATCGCGATAACGGTATTCCAATTTCAGAATTGAACCTTCCAGAGCCGAATTGGTAACGCTGGCATAGAACATATCAACCAGATAATTGCCCAAGAAAGAAGCATTATCCCCACCGATTTGTCCATTGCTGTCTGCTGCCGTACCGACGTCAATCTTGAATGAAGTATAGCTCGCATCTGTCACAGTAAACGTTTTGTTAAGTTGTTCAGGAGTAAAGCCACAACCGCCTGTCAATTCAGAAAGAGTAACATTGTTCCCAGCAACCAAACCATGACCAGGTGCAAACACAGTCACAACAGAAGACCCGCTTACGCAGTTCAGAGTGTTCAATCCCAACGGACGTTGTTTTGGCCCGAGCTTCGGATCAAATGTTACAACGTTCTGTCCCGCAGCGAAGTTACAACGATATATGCGGAATTTCATATCAGCCATTTGGTTTGGAGACCATGTAGAACCGTTTGAAGAAGTGAAGAACACCCCTGTATACGGTTGTTTGGCGATATATTCGTTGGACAGAAGGTTTTTCTTGCCCATTTCCGCGATATACGCGTTGTAATCCTGAGTATTCGCCAACAAAACGATAGCAAACTCAGTCGATGCTTGCAGATACACCGGATAATCAAAGGTGAACTTCGTACCGCCGGAAGAGTCTGTAGAGATCGCCACTTCAGACGGGTTCAAAGTTTTACGAGTAATGACTGTATGAGAAGGTAAGCCATTCTCCATCTCGCGAATTTCCAGAGTGATCGGAACATCACGTGACTTGGTAGAGAAGAATACTTCCACGCCTTCAATATACTCGCCGCCAATCTTAGTCGCCACCATAAACGATTGGGCAATCGGATCACGCCATTGATCAACAACCACTTCAGAAGTAGAAGTTTCGGTGCGAGTACTAGCAGTGTAACCCAGGACACGAGTGTTGACAAAGGTCTTTTGAATACCTTGTTTCTTACCGAAAGATTTATGAACAATTTCTGCATTGGTCAGTGTATCATCCGCAGATTTACTGTCAACAGGGCTATCCGTTAAGCGGAACACGTTGTCGCCTGTGTTGAACTTGATTGTATCGTTCTGTGGAACGCGGAATACACCTTTAACAGCACCATTGGCATCAGTGGTGATTGGGTCACCGAAATTACCACCATTCGGTTTGCAATACAGATTGACGTCACGACCAGAGAAGAACGCATACATACGAGTGAAAGGTCGCAGCCCAGATGCGTCGAAAGAAATATCGATCTCGCGCATGTATGGGATAACTTGCGTCTCCACAATCTGTTCGCCAGTCATGGTCGTGGTTGTTTTGTCCGTGTATGTATATGTGGTGACATCACGGGCAGAAACAGTCGTGCGGTAACGATATCCCCACCACACACCACCAGCACCATGCGGTTCCCAAACACGATCAGAAACAGAAACAGTACGCCATGTTCCGTACACTGAACCTTCTTGTACAGTACCACGGGTGTTGATCGTTTCATTGATAATACGCGGTGCAACATAATAGTTTTCGAACCAGTAGTCTGTGGTCGGGTTAATCTTCAAGAAACCTTCCCAATTGAATACAGCATACGGGTTAACGTTGATCGTCGTCGTCGCATATTCTTGGTTCACCGAGATTTCAGGCGTGTAATTACAAACCACCATTCCATCCATCACTTTGTTCCAGCCAACAGGAGTCATGTCAACAACGTTCTGTTGTACAAACGGGCGCAGACGTCCGTTTTCGGTATCGATAGAACCCATCCAATCTTCAGACAAGTCATCAATCAACCGGAAGTCTTTGAACGGATCAGCCGCAATACCATTTTTGAAACGGGGATTACCCGTGATGGGGTCGAACACTTGCTGTGTCATCGCTGAAGATTCCAGCTGTGACAAAGAGGTATAGTATTCAACATTGGAAATACGGGTTTCCAGTTTACCGATATCGCGCATCGTATAACGACGATTATCAATAGTTCGAATTTGGATATCATCAATATTCGGCGTATACGGCGGGATCAACAATTCATACAAACGCATGGCGTTCGCTGGGATTGCTGGAGAAGCCAGATTATTAGAACTAATGCCTCGAGCCACACCAAACACACCGTTGTCTGCCAGATAAATCGCGTCAATACGCGGCAGATAATATTCTGTGTCCAGAATAACTGCAGTGTTTGGACGAACCATATCTGTGTCAGAAGTTCCGTTGGTAATTTTCGGACGGAAATCCAAACTATCTGCCAGGCCGTACACCGCGCCTGATGTAGATGATGTATAATTCGGGATATCTTTATAATCCATCGAAGTATACGAATCAGCAGAGAAGAAATCACCGGAACTGTGGGCGAAGTATTGATACACCACTGTATACGTCCCTGAGATTGCTCCAGCGCTGGATAACAAGTTAGACTTGTAATACCCTGCATCACGCTGTCCGCCATCTAGGACGAAGCTGGAGGTCACGTCTGCGCCAGTATCGTTTTTGACCGATACCAATTTCCAACCATCGTGATTCGCCAAAGGACGGCTAGTCTGCGAGGTGAACGTCACTGTTTCAGTTGTTTCAGTGATGGTCTTCGTTTTGATTGTGGCCGTGGTACGAATCATCAGCGCCAGCAAATTGATTGACTGGTTAGCATTACCACTGCCCAGAGAAATCTGCAGCGCCGAACCGACCGGAGAACCAGTCAAAGACAAAGAACCAGAGATATCGAACTGCGCTTCCGAACCATCTGATTTCGCTGCAGAGTACAACGAAAATTCTGGGGAAAAACTATATCCCAATGGAGCAGAAATAGAACCCGCGCCGCTGTTGTCCAACGTCACTTTATACGTTCTGAGAACAGTGTAGTTGATATCCACGGAGCCAGTTGGTGCTAAAGTCTTGACACCGAATACCGGAAGAGAGAAGATCAGATCTATCATAGAACTCTGGTTAAACTGATTGGATTCAAGTTCAGCAGAGAACATGGTGATACCGCTTTCTTCGTAAGACACTTTGGTGATAGTGGATGCATCGCCAGTAACGACCAGGTCGCGCATATACAGACGAAATTCTGTTGAATTACGTTCAGCTGATATACAAAGTGCTGTAGCCTGGGTAACGCCTGAAGCATTCAGTAATTTGTATCGAACGGTGCGGGATATCACTGGCACACCTTTAGAATTCTTGGTGACCAGATAATTGCCTGTGGCCACCGCAACAGGGGTGTTATTCAGGACATCGGTATCCCGCGCCTTATCAACGATCACCAACTCTTCCCCGACGTTTTCGATACGGCGACCGCGAACATAGGAAATACCTGGTTTCATTACAGACACGAATTTACTTTCGTCGCCGCCATCAGCAGCATTGAATACACCACCATTGTTATTGACTTTCAGGTGTTCGCGGATGTCGATCTGGTGCGTTGAAACGTTGTAATCGCCGTTGGTTTCATACGTCCGTTGGGCTAACGTGTCTTCCAGAATATTATAGGTGGACTGAGTCACCATAGACTGGATTTTACCATCACGAACTTTGGCCAGTTCAACAAAGTCTTCAACCACAGCATCATAATCAAATCGAGATAAGACCAGATCTATTCGAAGACGATGAGCGCCTGGGGCTTTGGAGTTAATCGTTCCCTGAGCATTTGAATAAAGGGATTCATCTTCTGTTTCGGTGACAATAGTTTCGGTGACTTTAAATCCGATGCGGTGGGAAGTGATGTTAGAAGTTTTATCAACGATAAGAGTTGCGTCATCAACGTCTAGGAACATCCCACGAATGAAGTAAACGCCTTTCGTCATACGAGCGACGATAGAACCAGTCACCGCAGCTGCGATACCATAACCAATACGAATGAAATTATCATTCACGTCGTAAGTCTGGAAATACAGATTATCGTTAACATGGAATCCGTCAGCATTACCCGCTTCAGTCATCTCAAGGATAGCCAGCATCGTATCAGGAGCAGACAGATCACGTTCAAGAGACAACACACGCGCTTTGGCATTATTGTCCTTCCCCAAAACGTAGAGTTCAGAAATACCTTCCAGATCAGTGAATTCAGTACCGCCAGCCAAAGTGAATTTCAAAGAGACTGCGGCATTGGTAATCGTCAGACCGCCAGGGATAACCATAGAACCATCTTTGAACAAATGGTTGCCTAGTTTTTCAATTTGATCCTGAAGAATAGTCTGCATCTGGTTCAGTTCGCGAGTCTGAACCTTGATAGGCATCGGACGAAAAAGAATCCGTGAAAAACGTTTCCCAGGATTCCAGTCATCCCAATACGGGCGACGGTTTAAATTTGTAGATTGCATTTTGATGCTCCAACGATAGGTGCCATTATAGAGATATTTAGTATACAGCCAACCGAGGAATAGAAAGAAATAAGCCCCAATCAAGGGGCTTCTCGTTTACAATTGTTTAACCCAACCTGTAATGCTTGCGCCGACCGGGACTTGTGCAAAAGATATGGTTAATCTCCCATCTCCGGCAGCACCAATAGCGATTGGTAACGACCCACCGGAGGATATTTTGTTGATAGTCACATTCGCTGTATCATAGCAGAATGTTCCAGCAACGACCGCAGTTGCTGAACTACCAACAAACCTGAAACTGAAGGCTCCAAGTAATTGGTCGCTCTGTTGGAACCAAGTGGTGACGGTCGCGTTTCCAGAACCATCTAGATAAACATCACAAAGTGGAATCTTGTTTAGTTGCATGTTGTAGCTAGCTTTGTACTTCTCTACAGTATATGCCGCACTACCAGATCGTAATTCAATGCTAGGTTGGGAAATCGTGGAGTTGTTAGAACCACGCATAACATACAACGCGTTTGCATTAGACATCTGGATTTTTGAAAAATCGTTATCAACATCTGTTTTGTAACCAACATAGTAGCGGTTACCGTAACATTCATCACCAGTGGCCACAATGTGTGCTGAATAAGTAGAGCCGGAATCATTCGTAAATCTGTTTGGCCCGATGTCTGAATCTTTCAGGTTCTGGAAAACCATAGGGATAACACCAGGTTTGGTTGGTGGTTCCAGACTCGGGTCATCTGGGTGTGCAAGGTTTGCTTTCATCCAGTTATGTTTGATTCGGAAATTAGTCTTCGTGTATTGATCACCCACCACATGGTATACGGTACGTTCATAATGGTTACTTTCAATAACTAAATCGTCTATTTCACCTTCAAGTTTTATGGCTGTCTCCATTTGGTGGAACCCATTGGATATAATACGGCAACTGTAACTACCCCCGTATCCACCAGTTCCAATGATCAGGCCCACGTAACCAGAAACGAAATATGCAAGACCTTCAAAATCATTGTTTGAAACCTCGGTCCAATCAACAAAGTCCAGCATCTTACAAGTCGCTCGAGCCAAACAACGTGTTACTTTTAACCCCCATGAATGAGTTGTAAACCAACCCTGAGAAAGCGAATTTTCGAACCATACACCCTCTATGGTGGTGCCGTAGTTAAAACGTTGGCCTCGGATGCCTATCCCGGCATTGGTCAGCTTGCCACCAAACACGCGGGCTTGTATAACGAAGTGAGTTCCATTGCCATCACCGCCGCCGGTTCCATATTCTGGCGTAATATCTATCAGAGTCCCATTTTCGACCCACCCAGAAGCTATGAGTGTGTTTGTCCCTTTCCCATCGCCACGAAGTTCACACCCACGAAGATCCAAAGTAACATATGATGGGAGTAAAACCGACCCGCCGGATATTTTGTAAATTCCCGGCTCTGGGTGAAGGACACCCCCACCTTTAAGAGCGAGTTTCAAGATGGCTGCATTAAACGAATCCAAAGAATTATTCATGCCTGTATTATCTGACCCTGGCACTTGTGACAAATAATTCCCAACTGTTTTATCAGGGTACGTATAGAATGGGTCAAACCCACTCATCCCGGCTCCAGAAGAACTTCCAAGTTCGGCCTTCGTTCTATCACTAAGAACCCACTTACCAACTCCGATCCCACCAGAATTCAAAGGCGTAGAAGAAGGAGGTACGATCTTTGGTAATGATCCACCCCAACGATACAGGTATGTCCCATCACTCACAACTTCGTTCTTGACCCGAATCGTAAACCCGGAAGTAAAGTTCTCAACCAGAGTAACGAACTCTTCCCGAAGCACCGCGAGTTCACCCAGGTCTACGGTGCCCGTATTGTGTACGAGAATGCCGTCTGTCAGGCTGGTGATGGTAGCGCCAGCAGGCAGGTTAGAAGGCAGTGCATAGGAGCGCTGAGTGACCTTATCGTAGATCACCTTATAACCAGTCAGGGTGGATCCTGGTTTAGCATACAGAACCTCGGACTTCTTGCATCCGAACTTGCGAGCAATAGAGTCCTTGTTTGTCTCTTTGGAGACAGAGCCTTTTGGCTGTGAAAACTGCGGTTTCATAAAGAATCTCCTGTTGTTATTCTCAAGTGTCACTTAACTATAACAAAACTAACCCCGCCGAAGCGGGGTTTTTGTTAGTTAAAATCAACAAAACCTTTTAATATAAACGATGATGTTGATTTCATCAATGAAGAAAAGTCATAGAGAACCCTTCCCCCATCAGTTCGGTAGACTGTTATTTGATCTTGATTTTCTAAATTTAATGATGCCAATGGAATTACACCACTTGATAACGTTAAATCATTCCAATAGTCAATAATAAACATTGATGTTGAGCTTGTTTTCCCACTCATTCCTGGAAGATAGGCGATATTTAAATTCCCACTTGGCGATGATATTGAAGATACATTTACTGTTACGGAAAAATCTATTCTATTGCCGGTTGCCCTAAAGACTCCTGTACTTGATGACGACAGGGTTATACTTCCGCTTGCAGGAAGCAGGACTGGTGTGAACGAACCAGTGACTGCCAGTTCAAATCTGTTAGACGTAATCAAGTCAGGTGAAGCTATATAAATAGCCCCAGCTTGAGATAGATTATTACCTGATCCAAAAACATTACCAGTTGCCCCAGTAGGTACTGTTATACCTGCATTACCTCTAGGGTCAATACAAGTATTAGAGTCGATTGTGTTCCCTACACAAGCTTCCCCATTTGCACCAGAAGCTAGACTAATACAAATATGACCGCCTGGATAACCTGCAAAAATTACATCATAATTGGTGTCAAACCACGATGTATTACCAACTACTGAGCAGTTACTAACACCTGCAAGCCAGATATTATTTTCTCGGTTGTTATAGGTATTGTTACCCTTGATGATATTTCTGAGTACGTCATTTGTTGCCGATTTTTCAGAAAACAAACCCATATCAATACCACGGTTCCAGCAGGCGTAAACAGTGTTATTTACGATGATGTTATCTGTTGAATAACCACCATTCCCACCAAAGTAAATTCCACTCTGTCCACAGGCTGATACATCATTAAAAGCGATGACATATCTGTGAGCATTCTCGGATACTATCCCATCCCAATAGTTGCTAGCCCAGCTCCATGGTTTAGCCTCCCCGGATGTAAGGTAGTTATTGGTTATACGGTTCTTAAGTACGCGACCCTCAGTACCACCCAGAGCTACACAGAACTTTGAGTTTGCATAACATTTAGAGATGAGAGTACCATACCCTTTATCGTAAATACCATAGCCTACACCATCAGCATCTGAGGTATGCAAACCTTTTGCAAAGAAGCCAGTAACCTCTGTACCAGTAATAAAGCAGTATTCAGCATTCTCATCAAAGAGTACGCCATCCTGCCTTACTGTTGTAGATTCTGGTAAGTTTTTACCCAGGATTTTACCCCCAAACCAACCAGAATTGGCCCCCGTTATTTTTACTGCAAATTTACCTGCTGGTACATCAGACTTAACACCTGAGTCACTAGTAAGACACTCAACATGCAACCCATCACTGATTACCAGAGTATCTGTAATCATGAACAAATGATTTAATACTAATTTTTTACCCTTTGATATACAGTGCGCTATTGCACTTTTAATAGCTACTGTTGTGTCTGTAGTACCATCTGTAGCGGCATTGAAAGGGGCGTCTGTTGGGTATACGACATTTTGAAGATGCGCTCCTACACTGTCATTACCATACGTATCAGCATGGGAGAAATTGATTACCCCTTCATTATTTAACTCACCTCTTAATGTCGCATCACCAACACTAACCCAAGAACCATTGCCAACGCCGCCAGTTGATGCGGGTGATGAGCCAGCAGCTACAGTTTTAGGAAATGCACCATCCCAACGATAAAGTTGGTTAGGGATAACAGACTGATCCACGATTAAGTCATTAGAACTAAGGAGTTTTACCCCAGTCTGGAAAGAGCCAGAATGTGAATTAAGAACTTCTTGAACGGTGTTACCTGAAGAAGTCCCCACCAAGCTGGCTCCACTATCGGAAGAGAGCGCCAGGTAATTCTGTTTAATGGACATCTCAGCCACAACCCAAACACCAGCAGTCGGAGATCCATTCAGGAATGACACTACACCAGTCGCGCTGTTGTAATTGTAGTCAACCCCAGGAACCTGGAACTTACCATCGATATACAGGGTCTGTACACCGTATGTGGTGAAGTCGGGAGTGAACGTTGTTTCGTTGCCAACGGCCTGGAACTTGTAGATTCGAATCCCGTTTTCATAATCTTCTGGGGACAGGATCTTGTCAAACAGACAGTACACTACATCATCAGCCTCTAGAGCTCGACCGAGGTTGACAGTGTTACCATCGATTTCATAGTTGTCAACAGGAACCTGGACGCCGCCGTTGATGGTGATGAAGCCCGTAACAGGATAGAACGGGAGGGAGATAAACGTCTCTCCGCCCGTTGCGGTATAAGTGTATGGAATCTGGTGCGGGGCTGTTACAACCGCTCCAAAGATGCTCTCGACGTTTCTGGTCATTTGAAGATACCCCATAAAGGATTTGCCAATATGGGGTATTTAGTCTGAACTAATAAAATTTATGAACAAAGGTATAATAAAAACCCCGCCAAAGCGGGGCATAAGTTACTTATTACACAGATAACTTCATACGTGTTTTACTTCCATCAGGGAGTCGTATCAAAGCCCACAGTGCACCCGCATCTAAGTACAAGGACATTGTATTAATATCCAACACACCTTCATCCGGTAATACTGTACCAGAAATAGGTATCTCAGTTGTCTTATAATCTCCTCGGTTAACCTTGAGAGATACAGCATTAGGGGTTGAACCAGAGAGTGCAGTTAACTCAGTCCATGCTGAACCAGAACCAGCATAACCGTTCAGATGGGAACGTAAAGCACCACTATCCAGAGTAGCTGACAGCTTGTTAATACGTAGAGCCAACTCAGCAGTATCACTATTGAACCCGATGACTCTAGACTGACCTAATACTGGGTCAAGTAAGTTACCAACAAGAATTTTATCTGGAGGAACATTACCGACCAACCCACTTATTGTGGAGTTTGGTGCACTGATAACCAGACCATTTGATGGTTGTGGTTTAATCCCAGCAGCCCTAATCCCATTAACAATACAATCACCTATAATGATAATTTGGTCAGAATCAAAATTAAGGTAGTTACAATCAATAACTGTAATGTTAGAAAATACACGGTTGTAAGTATGTGCAAGCATACCTGCACCAGCACAATCCTGTACGGTAACGTTAGAAACATACCCACCACTACCATCCATACCTAAACCAACACCAAGTGAGTTCATAACAAGAATATTATCAACCAAATGGTTATTAGGCAGTTGGTGAAATGGGTATTCAGATACAGGTAAATCCCCAGGTCTATCCGGTTCTGGTGCCATACCTGGGTCAGAACCCAAGTCAAAACCATCCCAAACAGGAGACAATGCAACAGAATCCCTGAACTGTAGATTATAGTTACGTGCAGTACCACCACCAACGGAACCCTGATAAGTCTTGAAACCAGACTCACCCGCTCGCCATGATGTAACACCAATAACTCCACCATTGTGGGATTCACCACCATTATTTCTCAGGAACTGAACACCACTACCAGAACCATAATGAACACGTCCACCAATAACATAATTACCTAATCCCCAATCACCACTAAGGTTCTCAAAGGTAATGATTCCATCTTTACCACCAATGATGCTATCTGAATCAATTACCTTGCAGTGATGACAACTACGGAAAAGGTAAGCAGCCATAAGACCACCAGCATTTCTTATTTCTACTCGGCTGGCACTGCGAATATCTAGAGTGGCTGCAATATGTTGGTCTTTAACGTTCTGTGGGAGTAATGCTTCTAATCCAGGGAATTTAACCCAGTCATTTACCCCAGGTTGATAGCCTTCAATCTTTGATTGCTTCAGCGTTGCAGCAACAAGGGCAGCATCTGTAATCCATTTACCATCAGCATCCCACGGGAAAATGACCCATGGAGTAGTCTTGCTCTCCATGAATGGTTGATTAATTACCGAGCCTGGCCCCATATTATTAAAGATTAAAGCCCCATCTCCAATAAACTTAGCCTTACAGTTAATGGTTAAAATCTTACCACCAAAATCTACAGACTCACCATCTGTGAAGTTGTAATTGATATCAATAAGCAATCCATCAACGGCATCAGTAACTGCATCCTGTAATGTAGAATAATCAGATAACTTTACTGAATATTTGAATTTCTTATTAGCTTCCTGCCTAAATGCAGCATCACCAACACTAACCCAAGCACCTAAGCCAACGCCACCAGTTGATGCAGGCGTTGAACCAGCAGGAACAACTTTAGGTAATGCACCATCCCATCGATATTTTTTATCATCGTGAACAAGAAGTTCATTTTTCACATTAATGGTATGGCCGAAATTAAAAGAACCAGGTAAAGTCACATATTCTTCGCGACTTACTGCTAATTCCCCAAGGTCAACAGAGCCAGCGGAATGAGTGAGGATGGCTTGTTCGTTCAGGCTTATCGCAGTCGTTCCTGAAACAATACCCGAAGGAAGAGAATAAGCCCGTTGGGTAGACTCATCATAAATTACTTTAAATCCACTGAGATCAATACCAGAAGAGAAATAAACGACTTCGTCTTCTTTGACACCGAAATTTCGAGCGATAGATTGTTTGTTAACTTCTACGGAAGTGGAGCCGCGTGGTTGATTGAATTGAGAAATCATGATAATACCCCATAAAGGATGACCAATATGGGGTATTTAGTCTGAACTAATCAAATATGAACAAAGGTATAATAAGAACCCCGCCAAAGCGGGGTTTTTAACCTATATTTACTCTATTATATGTTCCGTCTGGTCTTTTATACAAAACTTTAAGGGAACCTGCCTCAAAATAAAAAGCTAACGTCCCGTTTTATTTAGTTCTGAAGTGTAAATGTTGTTCCTGTAAAGTTTGTTGGGTTAGCAGAGTCATCATTTCCAATGTATATCACTTTGGAAGCATTGGTGATAACACAGGAGTTGCCTGATGTTGATTTTGTGGTTAACCCTTCAATGATATGCTTTTCACCACCACTAATTCGTAGTCCTGCTGCTGAGCCACCCTGGGCTACACCACCTCTAACCCTAACCTGACCAATGTTGTCAGCACAGTAAAGTCCACCATCTGTTCCATAGAATTCTGAGTCAGAAATATCGTTGTTACCTGAAGACAACACACCCCCATGACCATTGTTAGAAACAAATCGGCAACTATTCACTGTTGATTTGATATCAACAGCATTTGAACCAGAAACAACTACGTTCACATTTTCCCATGGGAAACGATTTGCGACTGTAGTCGGGGAAATTATTGACGCTTTATCAAGAGAGCAGTTAACATAAGTTGCATCATCTCCAAACAAGGTATATCCAACATATTTGCCTGAAAGGTGTATGTTTTCAAGCGCCCCGTAAGTTCGTATGGAGTACATGTTTGCGTTAGCAGAGTCAGTAATACAGTCAACGTCTATTTCACCATCAGCGCTGTTTTCAATGTATACCCCATGTCCATCACTATTAGATGGCTGGTCTTTTTTTATAATACCTTTTACTCTGAAATTGGAGCAGTTACTTATAGCTACTCCAGAGCGGGCTGGCGATGTTGAAGAGCACTCGTCAACTATGAAATGGGAAACATTAATAAATGTACCCAAACCAGAACCGTCGGCAGTTACCGTTCCGTCAGAGTTGTAACCATTGTTTGCATTTATAACACCGGAAATTATCAGATCAAGTCTCGCTTTGATACCGCTGGTATTGTTAACGTCTATACTGTCAGCCCTGTTTCCAGTGATGGTTCCGTTAGAGATAACACCTCTAATTGGCATTACACCAAAACCTGACCAAGCGAGCTGTATTCCTGACATGGCGTTTTCTGTTATGTCAAAGTTAGTAACAACATAGTCTTTGCAGTTACTGGCGATATAAATACCATTACCTGCATTCATGTGTGATGTTAATCCATCAATGATAAATCCAGAGCAGTCCCACATCCTTATAGCTTGAACCCAATCGTAATAACCTGCAAGTGGAATAACCCCCGACTTTTCAACCTTCCATCCATTTAACTTAAAATGGTTACAGTATCTGAAATGGTTAGCCGCAAGATTATTGTTAATTCCACTACCAAGGTTTGCGCAGCCTAGTTCAAAGTTATCGCAGTATTCTACATAGAAAGCCTCACGATAACGATTGTCGACAAAAGAACCTGTTAATTTCCAGCCATCAGAGTTTGTAATTTTAATGGTTGGTAGCAATCCACCATCCTGATCTTTTCTGTCTACGGCACCGGCAGCTGGCTTAGCTGAAATATTGATTACACTGCCGTTTATATGCCCATTCCAGTTATTTTTGTTATCAATAACGACAGAACTTACGCCAATATTCGTTAAATCAATAACCCATTTAAATTCAGTCCCTGATGCTGTGATAAGCCGTTCTATTGCTTCCTTATTATCTGTGCCAGTAGTTCCGTTCCAGTCACCAACAGCACCTGCCCATGAGGCATATAACTCCCCATTAGTCTCTCTTACCAAACGGGTTCCATCTGATGTGACAAAAACACGTACACCATCATCAGCTAGTGATGTATCACTTGAGGCGTAAAGGGTTCCGCCGCCAGTGCCAGGATGATCTGAATGATATCCGAGCAACAATACTTTCTTACCAATTGGTACGGAAAGCGTTCGCAACGTGATTACATCAGGACACACACCAATCAGGGAAAAACCATTATAAGAAGCTAAATTAGTTCGTAATGCCGCATCGCCAACGCTTAACCACTTCCCTACGCCGATGCCACCAGTTGATGCAGGCGTTGATCCAGCATCGACAGTTTTAGGTAATGCCCCATCCCAACGATACTTACCATCTGTATGAGTAAGTAATTCATTTTTAACATTGATGACAGCACCAGAATCAAATGAACCAGACAATGTAACATATTCTTCACGAGATACAGCTAATGCGCCCAGATCAACACTACCAGCAGAATGCACAAGTACAGCCGAAGAACTAAGGCTGACTGCCGTGGTTCCAGTCGGTAGCTCTGGAATAAAATATGATCTCTGTGTTACTTTATCATAGATAACTTTATATCCACTTAACACAGCACCAACACTAAAATAAATGACCTCTGTATCTTTAACATTGGTTACACGAGCCACTTCCCGCAAAGTATAATCAATTTGATTATAGATGTTTGGCGTTCCATTGATAATTACAACAACTTCATCCTCCGCATCCAGTTCTTGCGCAAGAGTGATTTTACTGGTTAATGGATCGAATGTGAACCCCAGATTTTTATACTGGCGACTTCCGTTTATATCAATGGCCGGAACATCATCAACAACGATGTCTAACGTGATTTCGGTTTCACCGCCAATCGCTGAACCCCCATTATAGACCCAGGTAATCGTAGAAGAACCAGAACCACCGCCATTACCCAATTGAATAGGAGTATATTCAATCACCTGAAGTTCTGTGCTGGCTGGCAAAGAAGGACTGAAAGTGATTACATTTCCATCTAGTGAATATTTGGATTCCGCAAGACGTTTTCCGTCAGCATACACGTCCACGATTGTTGGTGGAGTATTGAGAGTAACAGCACTTGTTTCAGACGCCAAAATTTGCGTAAAGATTTCACGACTGTAGACACGGCCTTGACCAAGACCGACGCCGGATGTGATAACCCAACCTTGTTCAGGTCCAGACCAAGTGAACGTTGCTGAAACATTATCAGTTGTTATAGCCATGTCTTCAGTGGAGCCATACAAATTATTTCCAGAAGGAGACACGGTCAATGGGTAAGTGGCAAATTTCCCATAAGCATCACAAATAGTAACAGAATCCCCAATACGCGTAGGGGAAGGGAGAACCACTGTAGATGTCCCTGTGGTATTATTAATGAGATAGCCACGACCTTCTAACAAATTGCTAGAGGGAGCGTGAGGGAGCGTTTCCCAGCGTATTCCACCACCCCCCAAAGACAACCAACCACCGGTTTCGTAATAACCTTCAAATTCATCACTATCAGGATTGTAACGTACAGAAGATGGAAGACCTGTAACTTCAGTATCTTCAGGAAATGTCATTACGGCACCAGGGGAATGCTCAATAGTGCCGGAGTTGTTGAAGCCTTTTATGTTCGAAGACTCAGAAGTTTCTAAACCCAAAGGGAAAAGAGGCTGTGTTGGTTTGTTGGCCATTTGTAATACCCCTAAATGTATTCATGTCATCTAGGGGTATTTAGTTTTAGAAAGAAGCTGCAATAGAATAGTCGACAGAACAAGCAGTTGTCGTATTTGCATTAACAACGGAAATTCTCAATTTACCACCCACCACAGCCCCTGTGAACGTCACTGTACCGCTCGTACTTTTCTGAACCAACAACTCTGTTTTGATCGTTCCGTCACGAGTTATGGTTACTCGATATGTGTCAACAACGTTACCCGTCCCCCATTGCGCAGTTACCAGTATTTGACAAAGGTTCACCAAATCAAAATCTGGAAGAGCCGTCGTTCCAGAAGCCGAAACCGTATATGACGACAAGTTTGTTTTTGTGCGATAAACTGCGTTCCCTAAACTGTTATCAATTGTGGTCATTTTGGCATTATACGTTGATACATCGACCTTACCAGTCGTGAGAGAACTGATACTGCCGTCCAAGGAAGTCATCTTCGTATTATATGTGCTGACCTCGACTTTATTACCCAGAGACGTGTTGATATTGGAGATACTCAAATCCAACGACGCCATCTTAGTGTTGTAAGTCGAGGTGTTGACTTTCCCGTTCAACGACGTGTTGATGTTATTAATTTGAGACTCTAAACTCAGCATATCTGCATCATACGCTGTCGTTGTCACATATCCATTAAATCGGTTATCTGCAAACAACGCATCAAAAAATGCAGTCATTGCCCAATAACGCGCTCCAGAATCTGTTTGTACTGGAACTGAAGTCGGCAACGTTGGTCCGGTATACGCAGACAATCTGGTGAAATCCAAATTGAATTTGTAATATCCGGATGTCAACAACTCCCCAGCCAAACCAGAACCAGGCGGGGTAGTGTCTTCACTGACGCCATGCTTTCTCAACATGCTCAGGTTAACACCATCTGTCGAGTTCGTTGGTTCATCTGTGATTGAAACGGATTTTCCAGCAGGGACTTGTATGCCCCCATTGGTCACCAACAACGCATTGAAAGTCTTTTTGCCATTGATTGTTTGTTCACCACTATCTGTCCGAATAACTTTGTTGGCCAAAGTATCATTGATTGTGTCAACAGATCTTTTCAACTCGTATGTCAGGCGAGCAGATGGTGGAAACAATGGGTCGTTAACTTCAAAATCGTTAATAACGTCATTTTTACTTACTTTGTCGTCAACAGAACCCAATATCTGATCTATCTGCTGACCTGTATATTGACTCAGGAAATCGGCCATTTTTAGCTCCTTGTGCTTTCTAGGAATACAGTAAATCCAGCAGGATGGAAATGCTGACGGAAGACGCGCTCAAACACACCTTCAAAATCAGATACGTCGCCTGGGACTCCTATAACATAAGTGTATTCATCATAATAGTAATCATCACGCATCCCTGTCGTGCCGTCACATTCAAAATTTCCGTCCAGACCGCCTATGTCTTCTTTCGTAAAATAGACGCTGACTGGACAACCGAAATATATCCAAAAGAACAATTCAATTGCTTTCTTGGTTCCGCGGATTTTATAGATATGTTTTAACAGTTTCAACCAACGTGGATGATCTAGCGTTCTCCGTTTCGTTCCTTCAATGTAAACAGAGAACGTATCGCCCGTGGCCGTCAATAAAGAATCCGAACCAACTGGGATAAAATGACCAAATTCCTGAAATGATTTATCAACAGTTCGTTGGAAACCAAAATCATTATACCAGTCATCTATCTGTTTGTTCTTATCTTCTATTGACAGTAGCGGCCTTCCGTCGGCATCTAAAAGTTCTTCGGCATCCAGAGCCATCATGTTCTCAAAGGTACGAACCAAGAATTTATCAGACAAATAATCCTTGGCCTCTGAGCCTGGGGTCTTGTCAGCCTTTAAATCAATCAGCTGTTTAACTGGAGAATCTTCACTCTCGGGATTCATCCAACTAGACGTATCTGCCAGATATGCCAAGATCTCTTCTTGAGTGAACCCCTGCTGTCTATACAGCCAATTGAAGAACGTGTCCATAAATTCTATGAACAGAGGGAAATCATTCTGGTAGAACAACGGAGTTTCATACTTAACCCCGTTGTGTCCATTATTAAGATCTTTGGACATAGCGCACCTCTGGCGTAACAACCACATCACCAATCTTGAATACTTGGTTTTGTGTAGCCTGTATGTTCTGGTTCAGTCCATCCGGTAACACGACTATGGTCACCCCTTCAGGGTTATAGTTAGAGACCGTGATCTGCTGAAGGTCTACAACCCCATTTGCATAATCCACAACCCCTGTTTTTTGAACTAAAAACTCTTTTGTCGTGTCATTGTTATTCACTTTATACATGTTCAAATCGCCATTATTGTCGCGCATGTAGTAAGTGAAATCCACCTCGGCAGGAAGCGGTTTGAACCCCGTTATTTTCACAGAACCAGGTTTGATACTTCGTCCATAACTGAATGTGAAACTGTCTAAGACTCCATAATCAGGTTTGAAATGGCGTTTATAACCAACCGAAGTAATATTCGAGTTAATAGAACGCTCCATTTTTGTAATTGCTTCCTGCAATATTTCTTTGTCAAACAATTGATCAAATCCGCCGAGATTATTTTCACCCCATTTAACGATACTGTTTCCAACAACAACTTTCATCTGTTCTTCAACGTAGACTGTAGAAGTAGGATCCCAAAATATAGTCGTTGAGACTTGGATATATGTGATCTCGGAGTCTACCACTTTGGGGGTAATAGATCCCACATTATACTTGTCCAGAGCAGCAACGATATCGGCCTTCTCAGCGTCCGAAAGTGTCTCACCAACAGAAGGTATAACAGCGATGTAAACATAGCCAGAATCAGGAGGAGACAGCGTGTCACCACCATATGATTTAGCTCGGGAGACGTTGGAGAATAACCTTTCAGTCAATACACCATAATCTGTTTCTGTAACCGCAGCACCATCAGCCTGATAAGCTAAAGGAGCCAACCGTTTAGTGTCCTCAATAGATTCTGGATCGTCTCCACCTGCGCTACGTTCGGAAACTAATTCTACATCGACCTGGTTAAACCCGCCTATGGATGACGCTGATGACAGGCTTGTAATATCATTCCCATCAGCACCAGAAGTTTCTAAGTATTGAAGGAATATGACGTTCCCATCTTCTACTCGACGCGAAAGATAACCATCTCCGAATTCAAACACATACAGACCGTCAATACCCAATTCCACGAAATACAGGTAGGCATATTGGCTCAGATCAAATGGACTGTTGTAACGTTGATATGTCGTCGAAACGTCGGAAGACTCTGATTCTTGTACTTGCACGACCATATGATTGATATCGACATTCCCAGAAGGAATCGTATATGTTGAAATCGCGCTTCCTTCAACATCATATGTCTTGTACAACCAATTCCCCTGTACCAACTTTACATTGTTGAACATGTAATAACCGTCTGCAGTCAACGTTGCCGACACTGGTTTCTCAACAGTAAAGTTGTAGGAACTGCCATCTTTTGCCCCAACGAACATCACACGCCGATCCATGATGATCTCATTGGGCGCTGTGCTGGCGTCATAAGGCGTAACTTTGATGTTGACATACATGTATGCTGCCCGATAGTTGTCAGGCGTGTAGGAAAGAAATGCAGCAGATAAACCGACGTTTGAACGTTGATTTGCTGTCTTCAAATGGCCTTCACCATTAAGCATGTTTTGCATAAAGGCTATGGCGTTCGCGTCAGATGCCAACAAACGAATAATCGCACTAAGACCAGAACCTTCAAAGTCATAATCTTTAAAGGTGGGATCAGCTTTCATTCGCTGTTTGATAATGTACTCAAAGGCTCTGACGTCGAGTGAAGGAACTGTTTGCGTGGCCATGATAATCTCCATCACCTGAGTTTGAATATGGTGTTGAAGATATTTAGCCAACGGGAATCAAAACGCTCGCGCGCGTTTAATTTATTCGAATATACTCGCGAGGGGGCTGACGCCCTCGCTCGTAACACCGCCTTGACAGGCAGTCCCATTCCACAGCCATGGAGGCTGCTTCTCGTTGTTCGTTAACACTCACAACTCGAAGGGCACCGCGTTAAGATACAGTTTCTTGATGTTGTAGAAAAGTAGTTTTTACCTATTAATAATCACTGTCATTATTTTATTGGCCATTCCTGTGTTTATATTCAATAAACGTATCTCCAATATAATAATGGAGACATTTAATCAATTCGGTGAGGCTCCGGAATGCACATTAACACAGCAATTATGAAACACATTATTCCTTTATTGGCAAAATACGAAGGGGAACGCGCCACGAAAATCCCTTTTGGAACAATCACAGATGAAGTGAAACGCCTGACAGGTAAAAGTATCAATTTCCGTCGCGTTGTTGAATCTGCGTTAGAGTTGGCCCGTTCCGATTTACAGAATCCAACATTTTCATTTAATATTGACGTAACTTCTTCACTTCGACAAGAATTGGAAGAATCATCACAAGCGCGGCGCGATCGTTTCCGTCATTTATATGTTCGTAACGAATTCTCCGAAGGTCGTGTTGGTATGAAACTGGAGTCTATTCGTTCTGATATTTGCTTCACTGTCAACTATGTTTTAGAGCCAGAAAGCCAGCGCATTTATTTTGGCGCGATTATCGGTTTCTATGGGAACTCTATTAATGGTTGGGCAGAACGTGTTGGATTAAAAGAAACCCAGAACAATCATTCCACACCTTCTACCCATTATATGACGCATGAAGCTGCTGGCGAATATGTTTACCTTCTGCGTCGTGTTGTGAAGTTAGAAGTGTTAAAATAACGCTTTATTCAATAAATAATTGTAGTAAAGTTAGTTGCATGGAAGGGAGGGAACACTATGTTTTACATGATGTTACTCCTCATCCTCCTGATCGGGATTACCTGCTCTCTCCTGGGTCTACCCGATCAGTCCGGTAAACAGTTGCCCACTTCGGCGCATCCGGTTTTGAGTGAAGGTTCGTCCGCACTGCTGTGGGCAGTGTAGCTCAAAGGGGAGAGGACTTTTCAAATTAGCTGGGCTGTAGTATAGTAAATTTTATGGTGTAAAGAGTCGGGCGACCAGCGGTGTAAAGGCTGAGGCCAAGCACAGTCCTAGGACGAGGACTCCGGCTCCATAAGTCAATATCCACCTCGCTGGTGTCAGTGGACGCACTTGACCGTCGGAGAACGAAACTCCCTGTTGTAGCGTGATTAGCTCAGAATCAGAGAGCACCCCGTCGGCAAGTTGACACCAACATATAAGGGGAGGTCGGGGGCGCTAATCTCCATCACGCCGACAACATTATGAGTCTTCATAGAGGGTTCATAATGTTGCGTCAAAGGGCAACAAGGTTCCTGTTGGTTGAATTAACTTGATTCATGGTTCCTGCTGATCTTCCCGGATTCAGAAGAACACCGACAGGACGAGGCCGGATGCGTAAGTTCCGGCAAATCGATGGTGAGGTGGTGCATTGGTGACACGGGGTAGCGCTCAGAAGTGTGGTTCGATTCCACACCCTCGCCAACAAAATAAAAGGTTTTATCAATAACGGGTTACAAAGTATAGTTAACTCACTGAACGGCAAGCTGTTTGAGTCCTGGCCACTCATAGCGATGTGAGACCAAGACAGGTAGGTTTAGGACTCAAACAGGTTTTCGTTTTCGTTGTGTGTGACTTTGCGGGTTTTTAGAAACTGACCACAAAAATAATCGCTAATGATAACACGTTCCTGGCAGTAGCTTAACAGCCATACACCAGTGAGGTCTTCCGATTCCTCATCACCAAATTCGGCGCACTAAAAATAGGCGGGAGGGTGTG